ACCGGCTGGCACGTGCCATATGTTGTGCAGACCACCGCCGCCCAGGCCTGCCGGAGGATGTCGTGCCCGCCTACATAGCCCAACCCGTCACCGTGTTCCCCCAGCACCAGATCACCACGGCCGAGATCGCCGACGACATCCGCCACCACCACCCCGACCACCCCAAGCTCGGCGCGATCCTCCGCATGCTCACGAACACCGGGGTGCAGACCCGCTACTTCACCCGCCCCCTCAACGCCCCCACCGTCGCCGGCACCGCCGGGGTCGACACCCGGGCGGCCACCGCGTTCAGCGACGCCCTCGACCTCGCCACCGAAGCAGCCCGCCGTACCCTCACCCTCCACCGCCTGGCCCCGGTCGACGTCGACGCCATCATCACCACCCACTCCACCGGGTGGGCCGTCCCCAACCTCGACATCCACCTCATCAACCGGCTCGGGCTGCGCCCCGACGTGCGGCGCATCGCACTGACCACCCTCGCCTGCGCCGGCGGCACCCACGCCCTGATTCGCGCCGTCGACATGGTCACCGCCCGGCCCGGCGCCACCGTCCTCGTCGTCGCCGCGGAGACCATCTCCGCCGTGTACAACCACGCCGACGACGCCGTGGAGCACATGATCTACAAAGCCCTGTTCGGCGACAGCGCCGCCGCCACCATCGTCACCAGCACCCCCCGCGGCCCCGGCCTCCACGTCACCGGCCCCGACGACACGTACGAGCACGTCCTCCCGAACAGCCTCACCCGCTACAACGGCAGGGTCGACGCGACCGGCTTCCACTTCGACAGCACGAAGGCCGCGCTCACCGCAGCCGACGACGTCCTCCCCGACCTCCTCAAGTGGCTCGGCCCCGAGCTCGTCGACTTCGGCGTCATCCACCCCGGGTCCCAGCGCATCATCAACGACACCGCCCGAGCGTTGGGCCTCGACGCGCACGACACCAGGCACAGCACCGACACCCTCGCCGAGGAGGGCAACCTCGGCGGGCCGTCCGTGCTGCGCATCCTCGAACGCACCCATGGCGAGCCGCCGGCCGCCGGGTCGCGCGGTGTGATGGTCGCCTACGGGCCCGGGTTCAACACCGCCGCGATCCGCGGCACCTGGCACGCCTGACCAGATGCTCTGGAGAAAGTCACCAAAGGAAGTGCTGCAGAAGAGATGATGGGCACATGGCGCAAGACCTGATCACCATTACCATCCCCGCGGCGGGTAAGCCCGACTGCCCCGACTGGGAAGGCGGGCGGAAGGTCACCGTCACCCCGAGGACCTTGACCCTGCACTACCGCCCTGGCCACCCCGATGCCATACGGGCAGAGGTCACCGGCCCGTGGAAGCCAAGCCGTCCGGGCATCCTCTATGACCGGCCCGGTGACATGACGGTCTTCTACGACGAAGACGCCCCCGGCCAATGGCCCACCTGGATCCGCGACCTTGCAGCGCAGTTCCGGCCTGCTGCAACCTGACCCGTTCCTGCGCCCCCGCGTCGGCCCGCACCCGACCGGGGGCAACAAACCGGGCTGACGGGCACAGCATGGAGGCATGAGCCCTTCCCCTCGCTCCAGCGAGTCCAACCTCGTCGCCCACGCCCGCCACGAACTCCGCGTCCTCGGCGAAGACCCCGACACCATCCGCGGCCTCTGCAAGGTCGTCCAAGCGTTCGCCGACATGGGGCACAGCGGAGGCAGTGCACCCCACGCCATCGCCTACCTGGAGCGCCTCCTGCGATTCCAGCCCCTTACCGACCTCACCGACGACCCCGCCGAGTGGATCGACCGGTACGCCGAAGGCATGACCTCGACCCCTCTCTGGCAGTCCAACCGCAACAGCGAGGCGTTCTCCACCGATGGCGGGAAGACTTACTACCTCCTGTCCGAGCAGCAGGCCGCCGGGGACATCGCCACCACCCCGCTCCACCGCTCTACCGAGCTTCCGCGAGCAGAGATGACCATCACCACCTGGCCTGATGAGGCCGCGGTGAAGGAATCATGAGCGTCGCCCCGGAACCTGACCAGTCGGGCCTGAACGACTGGCACAAGGCAGGCTGCTCCCGAACCGGCGCCAACCAGCACACCCTCCAGTGGGGGCGCTGCGCCCACGCCAAATCACCCACTGAGGAATCCTTCATCGTCGCCAGAACCGCCCTCGCGACCCCAGAGTCTTGGCCCTACATCTGCGGCACCCCGCGCCACACCAAGCTCCTGGACTGGCTGCGCGCACACGGCATTGAGCCCAGCTTCGTCTCCTCCGACGATCCCGTCGGCCTCGCGACCGGATCTGACGGCACCCGCCTCATCGAGTACACGCAGTACCTCGTCACTGCGGAAGGACACAAATACCTGGACCCGAAGAACCTCACGGTCGCCGCCAAGGAAACCCGCCGCACACCCGTGAAGACCGACCCCCCGCGGCCGAAGCGCGCCGACATCACCACCCTCGCGCTCCTCCAAGCAATCCACGACCACGCCACACGCCCCGTCCCGCCCGGGAAGCACCGGTGGGAGATCCCGGGCGCCTGGTGGACGCTGTGCACGGTTTACCCGGAGAAGGTCGTCACCGCCGCCTACGTCCGGGAGGACGACCGCAGGCACCTGGAGTGCGGTGTCAGCCTCCGTACGAGCTGGCTCACCGACGAAGGGCGGGCCCGCCTTGTCGAACTGCGAGGCGCCCCGACCTGACCGGCAAGCTGCGCCCTACGGTGCGACGCGCCCGTTGGTGTTGAACGCGGCGTGCGTGAGCGGCATCAGCCCCGCCCAGTGCGCCTCCATCAGCTCCCCCGCCATCTCAATCTCGCGCTGAGGAAAGGACGGGACCTTGGCGTCGGGGTGGGTGGTGCGGAGCCCCAGGAAGTGCATCAGCGACCTGGCGTTGCACGTCGCGTAGACCGACGAGTACAGGCCGACCGGGAGAACCGATCGGGCCACCTCCCGGGCCACACCCGCCGCCAGCATCCCCTGGTACGCCTCGTACGCCTGCCTGTACGACGCCTTCATCGCCGTCCGGGTCAAGTAGTGCTGCTCCGCCGAGCCCTCCACGAACCGGTACTGGCCGGGCCGGCCCTCCTGGACGAGCTGCCGGTCGTACCCCGGGATGTAGAACACAGGCTCCAGCTCCCGGTACCTCCCCGACTCCTCGTTGTACGACCAGCCGGCCCGGTGCCGCATGAACTCGCGGAACACGAAGATCGGGGCGCTGATGAAGAACGTCATCGACGTGTGTTCCCAAGGTGATCCATGCCTGTCCCGCATCAGGTAGTTGATCAGCCCCCGGTCCCGGGCCGTCTGCGGGTGCTCCACCGCGGCGTGCTCCAGGTCGACCATGGCACGGGCCGGAAAGCTGCGCTCGCCCAGGGTGGACACCCGGGCCGCGAACAGCACGTCCGCATCGGACGCGGACGCCTTCACCAGCTCCACGGTGACGTCGTCACGGAACTTCGGCTGGGCGGGCATAGGGGTGTCGGTCACCAGGGGCTCCAGGAAAGGGAAGGGTACTGCTCGGTGACACCAATTTTACGGCGGTTCGAGCCGATATATCCCCCTGGTTCAGGCCCAGTTGTCCGACTCTGCACCGCGTTGTCAGTGCCCCGTGGCACGCTGACCTTCCGGTGGTGGTCCCGCCTCGAAGCCGATGCCACCACCGGGCCCCACCCGCACCAAGGCGAGGACCCTTCCCATGGCACTGAACTGGCGCGACGCCGCCACCCTCGAACTCAACGACAAGCTGATCAACAACCCGAACGCCGGCCACAATCAGTTGGACCGGCTCCACGGTGTTCGGGTCGCGGTTGAGGGCGGCTTCCTCCACATCGACCCCCGCCGGGACGCGGGGAGCGGCCAGGACCTGTTCATGGTTCCGGCTGCCGCGGTACGCAGGGTGGTGTACCGGGAGCCGGTAGCCGCCGAGCCGTTCATGGTCGAAGTCCAGACCGGTTGACCCCGGACACACCGCGGCCCCCACCCAGACGGGTGGGGGCTGTCATCTTTCCCGAACCGTCCACGCACCGTGTGGGCGTGTGCCATGCTGGGGCCCTGCCCGCGAGAGCGGGCTGTGCCACCCTTCTCCGCACAAGCGGAGGTGGTCCCAGTCTTTCTAGACAATGGGTGGCAGAAGTTGCTTCCTGCCCCGCGTGAGCGGAGCACAGCACGAAGGCCCCCGCCCGCTTGGGTGGGGGCCTTCGTCATGCCCGGTCGGTGCGGCGGCCAGGTTGCCGGTCGGTGGCGACAGCGCGTACTTCTTCGGCGTGCCACAGGGCGACGATGCGCCCGCTTTCCGGGTGGCGGGCTTCGCCGGCGCGCTTGATGCCGCGCCGGGAGAGGAGGCCGCTGGCGCTCTTCGGCTTGATCCCGAGGTGTTCGGCGGCTTTCTGGGTGGTCCACAGTTCGGGGGTAGGGTCGGGCACGTGCGGGCTCCTTCCGTGCCAGTACGGCCCGCGACCGGGGTGCATCCGGTGGCGGGCCGTGGCTGTGTGAGGGTCAGCGGTGGGTCCAGGCCCACATCGCATCGTCGTACAGTTTCTTGGGGATGCTATCCCCGGCCACCACAGCCATCTGTGCGGCCGTGTAGTGGTAGCGGATCTCCCAGAAGATCTCGGCCTGCCGGTACTTGAAGTCGACGGCGTAGTCTTCCGGGTCGGTCTCGCGGAAGATTTCGACCCAGTCTCCGGGAGCGGCAGCCTTGGCTTTCTCGTAGAGCTCGAAGTAGTCCTCTTCTGTCATGCGGTTGAGGGCGATGCGCTCCGCCTCTTCTTGGGTGAGGGTGGCCATCTGGCGGGTGAGGGCGTACACCGCCTCCCAGTTGTCCCCGTACTTGGCTCGGCGCTCTTCGTCGGTGGGGGCGTCCAGGTCCTCGCGGGGGGTCTGGTAGTCCAGGGTTGCGTCGACCCAGTCCTCCCGGGTCCGGTAGTTGCTGATGTCCAGAAGGTCTTTCATGGAGGCTCCTTCTCCGTGCCGGTGGCGGGTGCCCTTGGCGATGACCTAACCTTGCAGTACGTACTGCAAGGTTGTCAAGGGGGGTGCGGCCCCCACCGGACGGGTGGGGGCGTTTGCGCGTTCACGCCCAGCGGCCGGCGTCTACCCGGCAGAATCAGCCCATGCCGCACACCACAGACACCACCATCCCGGCCGGGCGAGTCGCATGCTGGGACTGCCACAGCACCGGGCACATCGAAAACCCCTACGCCCACGACTGCGACGGGCCGCTCTGCCAGGACCCGGATGTCATCGAATGCACCACCTGCGACGGGGACGGACACCTACCGGACGAGGGCTAGCCCGACTGCTTCACCTGTTCCGAAGAAGCCGGTCAATCGTTGTGCGGGCGACACCGGACGCCCGCTGAATCGTGGTCTTCGGAAGGTCCCATTCCGTAGCCCACGTCAGAAGCGCGTCTCGACTGCTCGTGCCCGCCCTCGACCGCTTCTCGTTCTCGGGCAGCTCCCCCCAGCAGGCCAGCAGGCGATGAGGCAAGTCAGCAAGCCAGGGGCGCAGGGGGTCAACTCGGTCTTCGTCCTTGACTCGCCGGGCCTCTTGGGGCGTGTATGCGGCGATCCACCGGTTCGGGCGGGGCGTCACAGTGGGGTCGGGCATCTCTCGCACGGCGGTAACGCGCAGCTCGACCGCGCGGGCTCGGAGCCGTCGAATGTGCTCCTCGGTCGCCTCCGCCAATGGCATCTCAGCCTGGAGGTCGGCGGGGACGTGCTGAGCCAGGAGCCTCTTGGCGGCAAGCGCCGCGTCATGTGCGAACTGGTCCTGCTCGTCGTAGACGTGGTAGGTGTCGTGCCAGCTCTTCATCCGCCCGAGGTGCCCCGTGAAGGTGCTGGCCAGTCGGTCGGTTCGCAGAGCTTTCGACAGGGTGTGCAGGGTGGTGAACCAGGGCCAGTCCGCTGATGTGTCCAAGGAGATTTCGTCGGCGGTGTCCCGGGCGTCCCGGGGGCTTCCCAGCAGTTCGACCTGGGCCAGAAGGATCCCGCCGTTGCGCAGGTGGATGGTGTAGCCGGCCTGTTGGTTCCACTGGTCGATGTCTACGGTCTCGGTGAAGACGCCGGTCGTGTAGGTGATGTGGAGTCCGTCCTGCGGCTTGTAGTCGTTGTCCCGCAGTTGAACGTCGAGAGAGGTCATGCGCTACACGCTACACGTAGCGCGTAGCGCACACAAGGGGTTGACCTAGACGTCAAGCACCGCCCACACCCTGCGCCCGTCCTCCGCCGTATCCGTCCCGCACGACACCGCACCCAACTGGGACAGCTCCCGCAGGACCGCACCGTCCGCGACCGTGAGCCCCGGCCGGTGCGACAGGGCGACGATGAGGGCCTGCCGGTTCTGGTCCGCAAGGTGCACGGACACCCGCCGGCCGCCGTCCGCGACCGCGGTCCGCACCAGCAGCTCCGTCAGCCCTGCCGCCGCCTCGTCGGCCTCCCGATACCCCCACTCGTGCAACCGGCCCAGCGCGAACCCCGACGCCTTCCGTGCCGACCACGGGGCGACCTCCAGCGACCAGGCAGCCGTCCGCCGATTCCGCACCTGCATCCGGGCCCTCGGCGTAACCGCCAAGCCGGTCTCCGGGCGCGGTGGCGACAGGGGGCGCTTCGGCGGGGGCGGTGTCTTCGGCGGGTAGTCCGGAGTGTGCTCAACGGCAGCCATCAGCGGCCTCCCAGCTCGGCGCGAGCACTCATCGTAGAACCCCGGGCTACGCCCGGTCAGCGACTCCGGTCAGGCTGCGGTCGGCTTCTTCGCGGGGAGCTTCGCCCGGCACGTGGCGCAGAGGGGGTTCCCGCCGTGCCCGTACCGGTGGGTGGGCTGACGGCAGGAGGCGCAGGGGCCGGTCTGGGTGCTCATAACCCCAGCGTACGACTGGTGCGAAACGATCCTGCGGAGGCCCCGACGAGCCCCCCGAAACGCACGAAAGTGGCCCACCACCCCAAGCGGGGCAGTGGGCCACGGTGCTGTGCAGCACCCTCACGGTCACCGTACGCGGCGCGGGCCCGGCACGTAAGGCAACAACACCCTGTCCACCCGCGCCACCACAGCGGCCGCCCGGGCCGGGTCGTGGGCTTTCGGGGCGGCGGCCAGGGTCGGTACGAGACGGGCCGGGCCGAGGACGTGCACCGCCCCGCCCCAGTCCGGTGCGGACGCTTCCAACCGGCCGCCGGCGATCGGGGAACCGTGGACAACGAGGAGCGGCCACACCACCACCCCCGGCAGATCCAGGGTGCGGGCGACACGGGCCGCATACCGGGCAACAGCATCAACCTGGGCCTGCCGGTCGTCCGCCCCGCAGTGCACCCGCCCGCCGACCAGCGTGGTGGTGCGCCCGCGGTGCCAGTGCTTCGAGTCCAGCACCACGACCGCCGTCCCGCACGGGCTGATCAGGAGGTGGTCGAGGTTGGCCCGGGACCCGGGCATCCGAAGGTCGTGCCGTATCGCCCACCCCTGCGACTCCAGGGCGGCCACCAGGCGGGCCGTCTCCGCTTCCCCGGCGGCACCGTGCTCCCACCGGGCCGCCACAGCGTCCGCGCGCCGCACACGGCCCGTACGAACCCCGAGGGCGGCGAGGAGCCGCTGCCACACCCCACGCCGGGCGTTCGCGCGCAGCTCGGCAGCCTGGGCGGCCGCACTATTCCGGATCGTCACAGCCCCTCCCCGTGTCGGCGCGCCCGCGCCTCCATGCCACACTGCTCGGCCGTCAGCCCGAAGTACTGCCCCAGCTCCACCCACACCGCCACCCACGTCCGCGCCTCCCGAATCCGGGCCAGGGTGCGCTGCGCAGCATCCGAAGTCTGACGTTGCAGGTTCAGGGCAGCGACCGTAGCGACTCGCGCCTGTTCCTTCGCCTCACGGGCCTGGTCGGCCAGCCGCCGGTTCTCGTTCTCCAGGTACACCGCCCACCGGCGGGCCCGGTCCCGCTCGTCCACGGCGGCCGCCAGGCGCTCCCGCAGTACGTCCAGGTCGTCGTCCTCCAGCCGGCACCCGGGCCCGGTCGACGCGATCAACCGGGCACGCTGCTCCCGCAACTCAGCGGGCGTCTTCTCGGTCATGCCGTGTCTCCCTTGGACTGCTCCAGAACGTATCCGGTGCGGCGGGGCGCCCCGTCGCGGGTGGTGGCGGTGGCGTGGAGTTGGGTGACTTCGATGGCGCGCCGGCGGATCTCTCGGCCGTCCGTGGTGACGGTGACGACGGCGACCTTCCCGAAGTGGTAGAGGCCAACGATGCTGACCGGCTCGCCAACTACCTTGATGCGGGCTGGCCCGTCGGCGGGGTGGTGGCGGTTGCTGAGGCTGCGGTAGATCTGTCCGGGCTGGATCATGCTGCGGTCTCCTTGGGGTTCCAGGTGTCGGGTCCGGGGATGGTGGTGACACGCCGCCCCCGGTGCCAGGTCGGCCAGTAGTGGCGTGGCGGGGTGTCGTACAGGGCGGGCAGGGTGTGGTTGCCCCGGCAGGATCGTGCGGGGCCGTGAGGCCAGAGGCCGGCCGCGGTGACAGCTATGTGCCGGTGGCAGTACGCGCACTGGCCACGGCGGGCGGGCATGGGGTGTCGTCCAGGTCGCCGCCGCCGAGGACAAGGCGCATCCGCCCCTTCTTCACCACCGGGCCCTGACCGGGCTTCGGCCAGTCGTCCGCACACAGCCCATGCGTCGGCGGCTCCCAGAACCGCCCTGCGTAGTGCCGGTAGACCTTCTCCCAGTCCGCCTTGAAGTAGCAGGGCAGCAGCCCACCCTTGTTCGGCAACGGGTCCGGGGCGGACTCGTTCTGGGCGCGGAGCTGTTCGGTGACCCGCTCGGCATGGTTCTGGTGCCGCCGGCAGAACCAGTGCGCGGTTATCCAGCCGGTGACCGGGTCCTTCTCGAGAACCCGGTATCGGGAGTTCGCCCCGCACACCCCGTCCTCGGTGCGCCAGTCCCGGGGCGGCGTGTACGCGGCCATCGCCTCCGCCTTCAACGCGGCAAGGTCGGCCGGCAGCTGGTAGGGGCGGATCGGGGAAGGGGTGTGAGGATCGGGCTCGTACGGGCTGGCGGGCTTGGGCTGGTAGGGGCGGAGACGCGGGGCCTGGCATGCCACGGTGTGGGCGTGCACGTCCACGTCCCGGGGTGTCTTGTACCGGGGGACGTCGGCGGCCATCAGCCCGTCGTAGCGGGGCCTGCCTGCCGCGGTGCGACCCAGGACTCGGCGGGCCTCCCGGAGCGGGCTGACACCGCTCTCTCGGTCGTTGAGGTACACGGCGTACGCGATGGCGAGGAGCAGTTCGCGGGCCTCGGGGTTGGCGCGCTCGTCGTTGTAGATGGCGCGGACAATCTGCTCGTACGTGCGGGGCTTCTTCTCCTGCTGGGGGACGGTGGCGAGGCTGCGGGGTGCTCCCATGGCGTTCTCCTACGTGATGTGACGGTGGGTTACGGGCTGGGGCGGGGTGCCGGTCTCGGCCCGGTGGCGGTGTCGAAGATGTCCGATTCCAGGCACTCCAGGGGTCACGCTGCGTTGCCCCACCCCTGGTTTGCGCCCTCCGGCACCACCACGTCGGACAGGTCCAGCAGCCCCAACCGCAGGGCGACCGCCACCGCCTGCGCCCGGTCACCGACCCGCAGCTTCCGGAACGCCGACTGCATCCGCGACGCCACCGCCTCCGTGCCGATACCGAGGTGGTGGGCGATGTTCTGGTTGGTGGCCCCGTTCGCGGCGAGGCGCAGCACGTCGAGTTCGCGGGCGGTGACGTACGTACGGGCCTGCTTCGGCCGGCGCGGCAGGGCGCGTGCGGGGTGCGGAGAAACTGCGGGCCCGCCACCCGAAGGCGACGGGACCGTGGAGGCGGGAGCGGCGGCGGTCACGGGATGGCCTCCAGCATCGGAACGGGGAAGACCTCCGGGTGCTCGGCCTTCCACGCAGCCCAGTCCTTGCTCGGGTACTTGGTGTGCATGGAGTGGTCACGGTCCATGACCTGCACAAGGCTGAGCGGACCGACCTTCGCGTCGTCGTACTGACCGCCGCGCAGCCGGGGAGCAGCGGGAACCCAGTACGGGCCGTACTGCCACGTGTCGACGCGGTAGGACCAATCACCTTCCCCCCACTTGTGGAAGATGCGGGTCACCGCGTCGACGTCCAGGGCGCGCTCCATGAGCTTTGCCTTGTACCGCTCGTTGAACCATCGCTCCTTGTACGCCTCGATGTAGGAGGCGAGCTGCCGGGCTTCAAGGTCGGTGGGTCGGGCTTCGGAGTCACGGTCGAAGGTGGCGATGTACCGCCACATCGGGTGGGTGCCGGTGACGGGGATGCGGAGCTCGGTCAGCGGGTCATCGCGGTCAGCGTCGGTACCGAACGGCCAGGCCTTGTCGCTCATGCGGCACCGTCCAGCAGCGGGTTGACCTTGGGGTGGGTGTAGCGGATCGACATACCCAGGGACGCCGCGTACCGGATCTCCGCCCGGGTGCTGTCGCCGATGTAGTCCCCCACCACCAGGACCTCGTCCGCCAACCGGATCTTCGCCCGGTGCAGGGCGTCGAGGCGGGCCTTGAGCGGCTCGGCCTGCGCCTCCGTCGCCCACAGGGCGTGGGGTTCCTTCATGTTGCAGCCCGGCGCGACCACGATGTGGCCGGCTGCGGTCTCCCGGAGGTTCGCCTCGTGCATGTCGGCCATGAACCGGGTGCTGCCGCAGATGACGACGATGCGGGGGATGTCGAGGGCCTGCTTGCCCTGTTCGAGCTTCTCTTCGGCGGTGAGGTACTGCGGGTACGGCATGGTCAGTTCTCCTTCGGTGCATTGGCGATGGCCAGCAGCAGGTTGATGTGGCAGGGCAGGGTGTCGGCGCACCAGCACATGAGGTCCCGCCCCGCGAGGTCGCGTCGGGCGCGTTCGAGGAGCTGCGGGTGGGCGTGAACCCACATCTCGTACAGCTCGACGGCGAGGGCGTGGGCGTCGCGCTGGTCGTCCGCCGGGATGAAGTCGGCGAGGCCGAGGGGCCGATGCTGGTTGGCGTGCCCTGCCCACTGGACGGCCCATCCGGTGCCGCTGTTCGTCTGTACGACGGCCCACGGGTTCCCGAACGGCGTGCCACGCCCGACGTAGGCGGCCCCCTCGGGAGCGCGCCAGCCCTTCGTGCGGCGACGCTGGATACGGGCAGGCATGGCCATCACTGCTCCTTCGGGGCAGCGGGCGGGAGCCCGTTGATGGTCATCGGTCTACTCCTCGTCGTCGAGAGCGGCTCCGCAGCGGCGGCACTCGTACCCGGCCCCGTCGTCCCAGAAGTCGTGATCGACGTAGCTTCCGCTGCTGCTCTGGCATGCGGTCTCGGTCTCACCCATCAGTCACTCCTCGCCTCGGTCGTATCGAGCGTCCCAGTACCGGTCGTCGGCCTGGGCTGTTTCGCGTGCGGTGTCCTCCCACGGCGGCAACGGGGCCGGTCAGGGGTCAGGCGGTGTAGTCGTCGGACGGGTCGGACGGGGTGCCCATCTGGCTGGTGCAGTTGGTGTCGTGTCCGCAGGTGTTGCAGCAGGTGCCGCAGTCGCAGTCCATGTGGGTCCCCTTTGGGGTGGTTGGTGCGGTGGTACCACCATACCCAGTTCCGTATTGCATAGCAATACGTTTCAGGGTGCACGAGTGACCCCGGGCACGACAAAGGGCCCGACCCCCGAAGAGACCGGACCCTCGCCGTACGCTCAACACCCCCTAGAACGGCGGCTCATCCGAGTAACTCCCGCCCTGGGAACCACCCCACCCACCACCCGCCGGCGCACCGCCCGATGCCCCCGGGGTGCCCGACGCCCACGGATCCTCCGCCGACACCCGACCCTGCTCCTGCCGCGCCCGCTGAAACTCCTCCCGCCCCTGACCACCCGAGCCGTTCGAGCTGGCCCTCGTCACCACCGCCGTCGCGCTCTTCAAGCTCGGCCCGACCTCCTCCACATCCAGCTCGTACACCGTGCGCTTCACACCCTCACGGTCCTCGTACGACCGCTGCTTCAACCGACCCTGCACGATCACCCGCATGCCCTTCTGCAACGTCTCCGCGGCGTTCTCCGCCGCCTGCCGCCACACCGAGCACGACAGGAACAGGCCGTCCTTCGCGTCCTCCCACGCGTTCGTCTCCCGGTTGAACGTCCGCGGCACGGACGCCACCCGGAACTTCGCCACCGCCGCACCGGACGGGGTGAACCGCAGCTCAGGGTCATCCACCAGGTTCCCCACCACAGTGATCACCGTCTCGCCTGCCATGCCGTACTCCTTCTCTGGGTAGAACGGGGCCCAGGCAGGCCCCGCCAAATGTGATTGACGCTCAGGACGCTTCACGGATGTCGCCGACGGCCACCGGAGGCAGCCACCGCCCCTCCGCCCGGGCCCGCGTCTTCGCCCTGTCCCACGCCCGCTTCACCGACCCCCGGTCCATCCCGAGGCGCTCCGCAACGTCGTCGTACGTCATGCCCCGCCGGATACCGGTCTCGATCGCGAGGCGCCGCTCGTCCCGGTTCAGCTCCACGGCCGGACCCGGGCCCAGGGCGCGCAGTACCGCAGACGTGTCGATGCCGTACCCCTTCGGCTTCACCACCGGGGCCGCATCCCGCACCGTGCGGACCACCGACAGCGGCGGGGCGGCCGGCTGCCCGTGCTCGTCGAACGTCACCCATGACAGGGCGTCCTTCAAGCCGCGGTCCGGGTCCGCCAACGCGGCCAGGAGGACCGTGACCGCCTCCAGTTCGTGCCGGGTCAGGCCACGCAGCCGGGTCTTGATGTCGTCCGCCGATCCCTCGTGCACGTCCACCACTAGGCCGGCAGCTTCGGGCAGGAGCGCTTCGACCATGTCGCCACGCTGCTCTACGGTCAGGGCGGTCATGACGCCACCGCCTCGGACGCCGCGTCCAGCTGGGCCCGCTCGTCGAGGAGCGCGAGGACGGTGTTCACCGTCTGCACGTTCGTCCCCAACGCCCGCGCCACCTTCCCCTTACTCTCCCCCGACGCCATCGCCGCCTCGAACTCCGCCAAACGGTCCTTGATGATCCGCTCCGCCATCGGCGGGTCCTGCGTGTCATACCGGCGAACCCGACGGTGCAGGAGACGCCGCTCGTTCTCCGACAGCCCACCCCACACCCCAGAGTCCTGCCGGGTCTCCAACGCCCAGTCCAGGCATTGCTGCGAAACGGGGCAGCCGGCGCACACCTTCTTCGCCTCGGCGACCTGGGCGAGCGGCCGGTTCTCGGCCCGGGCGGGAAAGAACAGTTCGGGGTCGACTTCGGCGCAGGCGGCGCTGTATCGCCAGTCCCGGCCAGGCGCGGCGATTGTTGTGTCGCGGCGGGCTTCGAGGTTGAGGATCGTCATGAGGGATCTCCGAGGGTGTAGAGGCGGATGGTGGCGCCGGGCTGGTCGAGGGCGTCGGGGTGTTCGCCGGGGAACGTCTTGGTGGCGGTGACGCGGATGATGCGGGAGTCGTCGGTGACGGCCCCGGCGTCGGCGATGCCGTCGAAGGTGGAGCGGATGAGCTTGTCGACGTCTCCGCTGTGCCGGGTGGTGGGCCAGGTGCGGCGGCGCTTGGGGGCGGACGCGGGCTTGAGGACGGTGAAGACGATTTCGGCTTCGAGGGGCCCGTCGAGGGGCTGCACGCCGCCCATGGGGTAGCCGCCGTACTGCTTGATGTGGGCGGCGGTCATGGCGTTCGTGGTGGCGGTGGTGACGAGGTGGCGCCAGGGCTTGACGCGCTTGGACTGCTCGACGAGGACGGCGGACATGCGGCCGGAGGCGGCGTTGCGTCGGTGTCCGGCGTACTTCTTCGAGCCCTGAGGCGCTGGGCGGCCGTGAACGACAATGGTGAGGCGGAGGTGTCGTTCGAGGAGGGGCGCGGTGGTCACGAGGTCACCGCCTGCTGAACGAGGACGACGTCCAGGACGTCGGCCGGTGGGGTCCAGAAGCCGAGGGCACCCTTGGCAGGTACGGGCTTGGGGAGGGCGGTGACGTCGGCGAGTTCCCAGTGGTAGATGTTGGCGAAGCCCCAGGAGCCGCAGCAGGTGCCGTCGTCGGACCAGTGGTATCCGATGATCGTGGCGATGCCGATGATTGCGCCGTAGTCGCCGAGGTTCGGGCCGTAGACCTGGGCGTTCTTGTCGAGCTGGGTTCCGGCGTGGATGAGGATGCGGGTTCCGTGGTGGGCGGCGGGGAGTTTCCAGCTGCGGTTCTCGACGCGCTTGGTCTGGTGGACGATGGCGCCGGCCCAGGGCTGTCGGATGGTGAGGGCTTTCATGTGGCGTACTCCTGGATGTGGATGGGGCCGTGGGGTCCGACGCGGAGGTAGGTGGCGTGGCCTGCGGTGTGGCCGACGTGGACGCCTAGGCAGTAGTCGCAGCGGTAGGTGTGGAAGCGGGGTCCGCCTTCGCCGCGTATCTGCCTGGCGCGTCGGCGGGCGGTGCGCCGGCTGGGGAAGCGTGTTTTGCCGAGGCAGGAGGCTTCGTACTCAGTCATCGCGGGTTTGGGTGATGGCGATGGTGAGGGGCACGGCGCCGTCGGCGTGGGGTGCGCAGGTGGTCCAGGTGCCGGCCACGAGGTGGGCGTGCCAGTGGTGGGCGCGGTCGGCGTAGTAGCGGCCGGGGAGGATGGCGTCGGCTTCGAGGGCGAAGGCCTGGGGGTTGTGGTGGCCTACGCGGATGAGGTTGCCGTTCCAGATGCGCCATCCGGGGTGGTTGGGGTGGGGGCGGCCGAGCTGGTTGTCACCGTTCTCGGCGAGGACGAGGGCGTTGACGTTCTGCTGGGCGAGGGCTGCGCCGAGGATTACGAGGTAGGTCTGGTCGGGCCTCTTAGCCACGGGGTGCCTCCGTGGTGGGGTACTCGCGGACGCGGAGGTTGGCCGGCCAGTAGGTGGGGTCGCCGCCCTTGGTGTCGCCGTGTGCTGCGACGCTCTTGCCAGCCCAGTAGGTGTCGCGGGCCCAGACGGTGCCGAGCTGCTTGACGAAGGGGGCTGCTCCGGCAGCGCGGGAGTCCTCGATGAGGTTCGTGGCCCAGGCGGTCTGGAAGGGGCGGGCTCCGGGGCCGGATTCGCCGCCGATGATGACCCAGTCGATGCCGAGCCGGGCGGGCCCGGTGGTGCGCCACGGGACGGTCTGCTCGTCGGTGGAGCAGTCGAGGCAGATCCAGTCTCCGTCCCAGTCCCGTGCGTGCTGGGAGTGGTCGGTGTCGAAGAACCTGACGGGTCCGAGGAGGGGTTCGCAGGAGAGGAACCGGACGGCGGCCGGAGTGTCGATGAGTGCGGGGATGCGGAGGTCGGCGCGCTTCTGGTCTTCGACGCTGACGCCGAGCCACACGTTGGGGAGCGGCCAAGTCCAGGCGGCTTCCGGGTTCCGGCCGAAGACGGTTTCGGCGCGGTGGCGGGCCATGTGGGCGAACAGGGGGTCGTTGAGGAGGCTGCGCATGCGGCCGTGGCGCTTGGTGAGGATCTGGTAGGTGTGCTGGGGGGTGGCGGCCATGACGCCGAAGATGAGGTGGAGGTCGGCGGTGGTGATTCCGGCGTGGAACAGGTCGGACATGCTGTTGACGAAGACCTTGCGGGGCTTCTTCCAGCGGAGGGGCTCGCGGTAGGCGTCGGGGTGGGTGGTGATGCCGAAGCCGGGGCCGCTGGTGCGGGAGTCACCGTCGGTCTGGTACTTGGCGGAGCCCATGCCCTTGAGGCGCTTGGCCATGGTGAGGGCGTAGCAGTTGTCGCAGCCGGGGCTGATGCGGTCGCACCCGGTAGTCGGATTCCAGGTCTGCTCGGTCCATTGGATGGCGGTCACTGGTTCGTCTCCTGGTGTCGTGCGGCGGCGCGGCCGTGGGCTTCGGCGGCGGCGAGGGCGATGTCGTAGCCGGGGGTGGTCTCGGCGGGGTGGGGCTGCGGCTGGCCAAGGGCGGCGTCGAGGATGGTGATAAGCCCGGCCAGGCCGGGGCTGACGGCGGTTGTGGTGGCTCCGGGCCCGCAGTCCCTGCAGGGCTCCAGGGCGGGCGGCTCGCCCAGGCTGTGGTCGCTGGGGCCTGAGCCGGGGTGGGAGTCCTCGGGGTCGATGCCCGTGTCGTCGCATCGGGCGCAGTCCGGGGTGTGGAGTGCCCACTGGCCGTTCGGGTGGCGGACGATCCAGTCGCCGAACTTGGCGACGATCCGGGTCTCCCCGGTGCCGATACGGAGGCCGGTGACGGTGGTCTCGCCGTCGATGTTCTCCCAGTAGCCCTTGGCGTAGATGCCGTCCTTGTCGACGGCGTCGTCGATGATGCCGATGTTGTGGGGGGTGAGCTTCCAGGTGCGGCATCCTGCGGCGGGCAGCTCGGGGAGGGTGCTCATGCTGCGGTCTCCCAGTAGGCGTCGACGGTGACGAGGTGGCGGGTCTCGGCTTGGATTTCGCGGACGCGGGCGGCGTAGCCGAGGACGTAGTGGGTGTTGGGGTGGTGGTCGGTGAGGTAGCTGAGGCGGACGGTGAGGATGGGGAGGGGTGTTCCGGTCTGGTGGTCGTCGTAGGCGTCGGCGCGGCCGGCGTAGTAGGCGGGGTCGTTGCCGTGGAGGAGTGTGGGGGTGTGGGTGGTGGTGGTCATGGCGGGTCCTGTTCCGGTGTGGGGCCCGGGGTGTGGTGGCCCCGGGCGTCGGGGGTCAGGTGGTGCGGCCGGTCTTCTCGCGGAGGGTGATCACGGCCATGTCGAACAGGCACCGGATGCCGGTTGCCAGTGCTTCGGCGGCCTGCTCGTCGCCGGACTCGATCAGTGCGCGGAAGAGGGCGTATGCCGTCTGCCGGTCGTTGTTGCCCCACGCGGTGCTGAACTGCATGGCGAACCGGATGCCGGGCGGGGCTTCGTTGATGTCGCCGCGCTTCCCGGTGTCCGTGTTGAGCACGAGGAGTCCGAAGTGGCCGTCCTTCGGTAGCGCCTTCCGGGCTTCGGCTGCGGAGACCTCGGCGAGCGCGGAGCACAGGCTGACGGAGGAGCGTTCACCACCGGCGATGATCGAGTTGAGGAGCGGGAGGGCCTTCTCGGGGTGGCCGGTCATGCCGTGGGCGAGGGCGGCGAGGATGGTCTCGCTCGGGTCGGCCTGCGGCGTGGTGGGGATCTCGTGGGTCATCAGGCGGCGCTCCGTTCGGTGTGGTGGGGGAAGGCGGTGGTGCTGTCGGCGGCGGTGGCGGCGCGGAGGAGTACGCCGATGACCTCGGAGGTGGCCGGGGGCTGGGTGCCGAAGATGGGGGTGGTCATGGCCCAGTGGCAGACGTGCTCGATGTAGTCGGGCACGTCGTGGTCGGGGGTGATCTCGGTGACGGGGGGCTCGGTGCCGATCGCGGCGGAGAGGGCGCGGATGGCGGCCATGGCGTCGGCGCTGGCGGCGATGATCTCCAGCGAGGTGGCCTCGTCGGTGTAGAACTCGTCCGGCCCGGTGCCCTCGGCGGCCACGTAGATGGCGGCGGCCACGTCGATGGCGTTCGTGTTCCGGTCGGCGAACTGCTCGCCGGTGTGGAGCCCGAGGTGGTTGATGAGGTGGGCAGCGCGTCGGAGGGTTCCGGCAACGGTCATGGGCATGGGTGTCTCCCGGGTGGGGTGGTTCTGGTGGTGGAGGTCTGCACCCGGCCCCGGGAGCTACTGCGCACCCAGTAGGTGTGGTGCTCGACTCGGGGCCGGGGTTGGCCCGTTCCTGCCACGTCGCGGTTGGCAGGTACGGGGGCCGGTGGGGTTACTCGTTGCCGGTGCGGGGGTGCTCGTCGGCGCAGCCGATGCACTGGACGAACTCGACCGAACCGTCCATGTAGGTGCGGGCCTTGGCGGCGTCGAAGATGCGGTCGCAGTAGCAGCCCTGGCAGGTGCAGCGGGTGAGTTCGCCGGAGGCCGGGGGGCGGATGCCGATGAGGTGGATGACCTGGGCGTGGATGAGGGCGCTGGCGGTGAGTTCGCGGTGGTCGGCGTAGTCGTTGGCCTGGTCGAGGAGTTCGTCGACGCGGGTGGCGAGGGTGGTGGTGAGGTGGTGGGCGTGGATTTCGGAGGGCTGTGTGGGGGCGTGCGTCATCACGGCGTGGCCCATGGCGGCCTCCTGGTTGGGGTGGTGGTCCGGTGGGGTGTGTTCTCCCTTCCGGTGGCACCACAGTACCCATTCTCGTATTGCTATGCAATACGTTTCGGGTGATGACATGAGAAAGCCCCCACCCCCCGGGGGAAAGGGGTGAGGGCTGGCCTCAAGGCGGTGCAGGGCGAGCGCAAGGTCAGGGTTCGTCGAAGCCCCTGGCCAGCACCCAGTCCCGGTGCGCCATCAGGATGTCGGAGTACGACACGTAGTCGCGGCGCCACCCGCCGGCCGACCGGCGTCGCACGGTGGGGAGGTCCTCGGCGGCGATCCAGCGGCGGATCGTGGACACGGACGCGGGGTGGCCCGTCTGGCCGAGAAGCTCAGCTATGTCCTGGAGGGGCATCAGGTCGTTCGGTGCCGGCGCGGGGATGAGGTGCTCGATGGCCATGTGGTACTCCCGGTGAGCGGGCGGCCATCGTTCGCAGCTCCGGCGGCCGTCACGGGTGTTGGGGCCCTGGAGCCCCTGAGGGTGTGTGATGAAGGTGTTGCGTGGGGGGTACTGGTTTGACCGTCGAGGTGCCGGTCAGGTTGCGTTGGACTTCCGGGCGAATTGCCGGGCGATGTGGTGGTGGGCGAGCGTCGCGAGGGGCCAGGTGTTGGAGAGGCCCTTGTCGTCGACGCAGTACCGGTTGATGCAGGCGGCCCGGTTGGCGGCGGTGCTCCAGAGGAGGCCCCAGCATCCGCAGGCGGGGCAGGGGTGCTGGTTCACGACGGTGGTGTCGCCGAGGTCGATGGCGTGTTCCAGGCCCTGCCGGTAGATCAGGGTTTCGCGGGCCTGCTGGTATTCGGCGTCGAGGTGGGCGGTGTGCTGCCTCGCCCAGTCATAGACGCGGGTGGCGTCGGCCGGGGTGGGGCCGGCGGGCCGGGTCCAGTCGGCGGCCCTGGTGTGCTCGACGACCTCGGCGACCGCGGTGTGGATGCGGTCGAGGACGTTGAGGTTGAGGGGTGCGGGTGAGGTGGTGCGGGTGGCGGTGCGTCCGTCACCGGGTCCGCGGCGCTCGTGCTGGGTGAACTCCGCCTGGAGGAGCCGGAGCCTGCGTTCGGTTGTGTTGTCTCCCAGCATGGTGTCCCCGTCCCACTGAGCCGGCCGGGGGCGCGGGGCGTACGGTGTGGGGCCGGGGCGCGCGCCGGTGGCCGGAGGTTGTCACTCCGGGTAGTTCCGGACGCCCCATGATGCCACTGATTCGTCCCGTGTTGAACAGAACGTGCCAAGTGATCTACGGGCTGTGTGTGACTGTTGCCGACTCGTCACCAATCCGCCCGCATTGCCAGGTGGCATATTCACAGAGCGTCAGGGGCGTCCCGGAGTACCTGCATCATGCCGGTCAGGTGCTGGTACTCGTCCGGGCTGAGACGCTCCTCGGCGTGGGAGCTGGTGAGCATCAGTTGGAGGAAGTCGAGGGTGGTCCGGTACACGTGGGCGGCGGCCTCGTCGGTGAGGGTCGCCTGGTGCGCGATGAACCAGGCTTCGACGTCCAGGGCGAGGCGTTGCTGGGGGCTGTCCGGGGCGGCGGTGCGTTCCGGCTGCGGGGGCTGGGGGGTGCGGTGGCCGCGGCTGGTGCGGGTGGTGCGCCGGCCGAAGGGGATGACTCGGGACCCGTCGCCAACGGGGGGTGTGGCGGGGGCGGGGCCCGGGGGTCCCGGGGTGTGGTGGCCCGCGGGGCGTGCGGGCTCGACGGATGAGGGCATGGGGCGTCTCCGCTCCTCGGCATTGGGAAGGGCGGCAACACGATCGCAGTCCGTGCGGCCTCCCCTGGCCGGCTGCCGGTGGCCGGTACCGGGGGACGTCCACTGTGACACTGATCAGGTCACATGGGTAAGCGTTGACCGGGTTTTGATACCTCTGTGATCACTTTGGGGGTAGGGTCCCGGCCATTTGTGGGGGTGGGGTGGGCATGAAAAAGCCCCCGGGGTGCGGGGGTTGGTGGGGTGGGCATGCCCATCCGGTGATGGGGATTGTAGACCGGGGGTCGCGTCAGGGGGTAGGGGTCGGCGGGGGTGGGTTGGGTTGGTGCTGGTGGGGTGTGGGGGCAGGGGCGGAGGCGCTGCGATACCCGGGGTGGGGAGTCGCCTCTGCCCCTGCTGCCGGACGCGTCAGGGCGTGCGGCATTCCCAGCCAAGGGCTTGGGGATGGTCGAGGGAAGGGGCTGGTCACAGGGTCACTCGTACGTGTGACCGATAAACCCCTGCAAGGTGCCGGAATCCGGCCGAAAACCCAACCGGCAAGCGGGGCACGCCCGTTGGGCTGACGACCGGCCTGTTCGGCCCCCGGGTCTTCGGGCCACACACAGGCCCCTGGTAATTTGCTCGCCATGACCCATCCCAGCGCCGACGAAGCGCGCGAAAAGTTGCTCGTGAACCTGACGCCGGAGCTCCGCAGGGACCTGCGGATCCGGGCGGCGGAACACGGGCTCAACATGCAGGACGCGGCAGCCTCCGCACTGTCCCTCTGGTACGAGACCGCCGAGGCCCCCGAGGTGGAAACCCGCGGTGCGAAGTCGTGGGGTGTGTTCCTCCCTGCCGGCGGCCCGGAGCGGTTCACGCAGGAGTGCGAGTGCCGCGGCCTCACGAAAGTGCAGGGCATGGCGCAGGCCATCACCTTGTGGCTGGCCGCTCACCCCTCCCCCGACGAGCGTCTCGTTGCGCAGCCGACGAAGCGGATCCTGGTGGGCAACCAGAAAGGCGGCGTCGGCAAGACGTTCGTCGCGTCCGGGCTGGCCCAGGCGATGGCGGAGATGGGGCTGCGGGTTCTCCTCGTCGACTACGACCCGCAGGGACACCTGACGAGCCGCATGCAGATCGACGGCCTGCCCGAGGGCGGCGAGAGCCTGCTGACGCACATGCTGGGTGAGGCGACGAAGCACCTGGCCCGGTCCCTGGTCGCCCTGCCGCACGAGCGGTTCGGCGGTCGGCTCCACGTTCTGCCCGCGAGCAAGGATGCGTTCCTCATGGACGCCAAGCTGGCCCTGCTCCAGGTCGGCCGGGACACCTGCCTGGCCCGGGCGCTGGCGCCACTCGAGGACTCCTACGACGTGATCGTGCTGGACGGGCCTCCGAACCTGGGGCTGGCCATAGACCTCGCAATCAACTACGTGCAGCGCCGGCCGGGTGAGCTCATCGACCACTCAGGCCTGCTGATCCCGGTGTGGTCGGACCGGTCGTCGTTCGACGCGTACGAGATGCTCCACTCGCAGATCGCCACGCACTCGAAGATGACGGGGGCGGTGGTCGACGAGCTGGGGTTCGTCGTGAACGCCTACGACGCGCGGAAGGGTGTCGGCACCCGGAGCTTCTACGAGGGATGGAACCAGCTGACGGCGCCGGGTGTGCTGGGCACGCTGAAGGACTCGATCGAGGGCCGTGAAGCGTCGGACTACCAGATCCCGTTGCTGGAGCATGCTCCGGACTCTCCGCAGGCGAACGTGATGCGGGCTCTGGCGAAGGAGTTGGCAGCGTGAGCAGGAAGCAACCGCCGCCCATCCCGGTGATCGGGGCGTCGCAGGATTCGTCGCGGGAGGCGGAGCTGCTGGCGTGGGAAGAGAAGGAGCGTCTGCGCCGGCAGCAGCCGGAGGCGGAGCAGGCTGCTCCTGCGGCGCCGCTGGCGGTTGTCCCGGCCCCGGCAGCGGAACCGGCAGCGGCGGAACCGGCGGTGGGCCTTGAGCGCGACCCGGAGCCTGCCGCAGCGGTGACGCCGAGGTCCGCCCCTGGGTACCTTGAGATGCCAGCCTTTGCGGAGCCGGACACTGTCGTCCCGGCGGAGCGCCTGGAGTTCTACTCGCGGGGCATCTTCGCGGTGCAGTACGCGGCGAAGGCGAACCACGAGCGGGCGGAGCAGCAGAAGCTCATCGGGCTCGGGCTGCGGCTCCAGGCCATCAAGGATGAGGAGCTCCACAAGCACACCGGGTTCGAGACGTTCGGTGCGCTGACGGATGCCCGGTTCGGGATCAAGAAGCATCAGGCGAACAACATCCTGCGCGTTCTCGGAGTGGCCCAGGCGCTCGAGGACATCACCACCCAGGAGTTGAAGGAGCGCCCGTTGCGGGTGCTGGTGCCGATCCTCGAGACGCATGGCACGGATGCGGTGCGGGAGACGTGGGCGGAGGCTGCCCGGCACGGCAACGTCACCGACACGTCGTTGAGGGAGGCGGCGAACTTCTTGGGGTACGCGCCGCCGAAGACGCAGCAGGTTCTCGAGGTGGAGCCTCCGAAGCCGAAGCCGGCACTTGCTCCGGCGGGCAGCGAGCCGGAGCGGGTGGTGGAGCGGCTGCGGGCGCTGGCGGAGAAGGACCTGGCCGCAGCCCGGCGCGAGGCGGCCGCCCTGGAGGCGGCGGTGCGGGAGTTGGTGGAGGAGTTGGACGGCAACCTCGAGACGGGGTGAGTTCGGCAGTCTCGTGAACAAGGTGGTGACCAATGGTCACCACCTTGTCGTCGTTCTGACCCGAAGGTGGTAACCATTGGTCACCACTTGCCGAGGGCCTCGCTTTACCGCGGTAAACGGTCACGCCACGTCGAAGATCTGCCGTACGGGCGCGGTCGTGCCGCCGGTGTGCTTGTAGGCGATAGCGGCTTGGCGGGCGCGCTCGGAGTCGGACAGCTGCGGGCCGGCGGCCTCTTCTTCCGCTGCTGCGACCACGTGGGCGAACTGCTCTTCGGGTTCGCGGGCCGCGGTGCGGATCTGCTCCTGGCGCGCGGCAGCAACCTTCGGGTCGGCCGGTGGAAGTTCGAGCCGCCGGATTCCGGCGAGGGTGGCCTTGTACCCGTCGCACGCGTTGTCCCGGGTGTTGACCGGCCGTTCCACAGCGGGCCGTCCGGGCGCGGCCGCCGACGGTGCGGGCTTCGCGGTGATGGGACCGACGGGCAGGACCCGGATGCTGCGCACGAAGGGCTGCCCGACCTTGTCGTTGATCTGCTTGCACAGCTGTCCACCGAGGAGCCGGAGCTGGGTGGCGTAAGCGGGTGAGGCGGGGCGGAGGTCGAGGCGCCCGGTTTGGGGGTCGTAGTGGGCGGGTTCGATGCGGCCGACGTACTGGGGGCACAGGGCGGGCCACTGCTCAAGGAGGTCGCCGCCGTTCATGCCGTTCTGCCAGCCAAGTTCGGTGGTGAGTTGGCCGATGACGTTACCGAGGCCGGCAGGGTCGCGGTGTTCGCCTCGGATGGGGCGTGCGGCGCGAAGGCGGGGCTTGTTGGCGGGCCGGGTCTTGGCGGCGGCGCGGGCGGCTTGGAGGGCGAGGCGGGCCAGGTCGGCACCGGACGCAGGCTGGGCGGTCATGCGGTGAACCTCCTCACGGGAATGCCAGCGGCTGTTGCTCGGCGAATGCAGTCGGCTGTACCGCTGCTGTTGCCTCTCTGGAAGGCGACGAGGATGTCGGCCCCGAGCTGGACCATCGCTTCGTTGCGGCGCGGGCCGGCCGTCGGGCAGTAGGACTGTCCGTTGCCCCGGATAGGGCGGTGGCTGTCCGGGCACTCTGGAGCGCAGGGCCCGGTCCAGTCCGCGGGGTACCGCTCCTGCCGGATGCCGTTCGCGACGGCCCAGTGCCTGGCGAAGAAGTCGGCGCCCTTGTAGCAGTCGCCGTGGACGATGACGACGGGGTGTTCGGGGCTGAAGACCTGGGTGGCGTCGTTCCAGGTGTCGCGGAGGGCGTCGTCGAGCCCTTGGACGTCTTCCCATGAACGTGATCCGGTGACGAGGATGCGGATCTCTCGCAGGCGCGAAGCGACGGTGCGGATGATGTCGGCACCCAGTGCGGTGTTCACCCTCTTCGCCAGTACGCCGCCCGTGAGGCGGATCTGAAGCAGGTAGGCCCGGCTGGTGCATTCCACGACCAGGCGCCCCAGCTCGGGATCGAAAGCCACGGGCTTGACCTCGCCCTGCTCGTAGGCCTCGCGCCAGATGGCTGCGATCCACTGGACCATGCTGTCCGTCTCGGTCATGCCCACGCCTCCTGGCGGTTTCGGTTTGCGGCGTCCCGGCGTGCGGCGTAGCAGCAGAGCTTGGTGCCGTAGAGGTCGAGGGCGTCGTCGGGGTCTTCGGCGTAGTGGCGGGCGACCTCGGGCCAGGCGTTCCAGTCGAGGCGGGCGCGGAGCCGGTCGTCGTCGGTGTACCGGTCGGCGGGGATGTCGTCCGGGTGCGGGGACGGGTCGGACGGCTGGCCGAGGGCGAACAGCGCTTCGAGGGAGGCCCGGTCGCGGGCGGCGGTGGAGTCCTCGTACGCCACGGAGTGCGTCGGGTCGAAGGTGATGTCGTCGGCCTGGTTGGCGTCCGCGGTGCGAAGGGCGGCGGCGAGGACCCGGTGGGGGTGCTGGGGGTTCCAGGCGAAGCCTGCGGAGTGCTGGTGCCCGGTCTCGATGGCGAACCGGACGGCCTTGTCCTCGGTCCACTGCTGTTCGCCCATGTCGGCGCAGATCCACCGGAGCTGGTCGTGGGTGGCGCGGCGGGTCCAGGGGACTGCGCGGCGGATGGTGCGGGCGAGGCGGTCTCCGAGGCGCATGCCGGGGGCGGTGACCGTGTTGCCGAGGATCGTGGCCCGCTTCTTGCTGCCGCTGTTGGTCTTGGCCGTCTGGGAGGGGGAGCTGGGGGTGGTTGGCTGCCGCGTCGCGGTAGTAGTTACACCCCCCACCATCTGAGCCTGAACCGCATAGGTGGCTGAGGTAAGGGAAGGGGTCGCACAAGATCGTTTAGCGAGGTTATCCACAGGGTCCGAAGAGGAGTTGTCCACAGCCGATTCAGCCCGATTCGCACCCCCGGCGACGGAGGCCTCCCGGCGACTTGCGATGGCCCGCGCCTCATACCCCTCGCCGATGATCCGGTTGCCCATGGCGTGGTCGTAGGCGGCCGGGATCGTCGCGGCGTACACGGTGGCGGTCGCGGCGTACCCGGGGCGGTTGAGGATGCGCTTGATGTTGCTGCGGGACCCGTGCTGCGCCCACGCGAGCGAGCCGAGCTGGCGGAGGTACTTCACGTGCCGGGCGACGTTGGACCGGTCGAGGTCGAGCCGGTCGGCCATGTCCTCGAGTCCGTAGCGGACGTGCCCCGTCGAGTAGTCCATGCGCTTGGCGAGGTCCTGGGCGACGGCGAGGGTGGTCTGGTTGGCCTTGGGGTGGAGGCCGGCGGCGATGAGCCATTCGACGCTGCGGAGCCAGTTGCGGGGTGCGGTGTGCCGGGAGGTGGTGGTGTCGATCTCCATGGCGGTGGCACTGACGGGCGTCCACTGGGCGGTGGTGGGGCACTGGGTGCCCTGTTTGGGGGCAGACTTTTGCCGCGAATCGCCATCGTTTGCGCGCTCAAGCTGACAAGAGGGTACGTGGTGCTGCACTATGTAGCTGCCTTCCTGTGAAAGGGAATGCATGAAGCCCCGCTTGCGGGGTGTTGGTTCTGGCGAACCTGTTAGGTCGCCCGTTCGGATTGGCGTCCGATGGGCCTTAGCTCGGCTTTGGCGAGTCGAGCAGTGGAAGTGGGCCGCAAGGCTCGGAAGGTATTGGCGTACCGACCGGGGAAGCGGCCAGGCGGTCGAGGAATCTCCCGCCGAGGAAGCGCTACGTCACCTGATCTCCTTGCTCGAGCGAGGCCTGCCCAGCGCCCGCGCGGGCGCTGGAAATCCATGGGATGTCCGGGTGCGGTGAGTACGGGATCCGGCGGGCGGCACGATCGACGGCCCATCCCCGTCCGTTGTTGACCATCGGCCAACCGCCGGGAATAGAAAGGTCAGCTTCGTGCCAGCTCGTCTCACGACCGGCGACGATCAGCGTCGCTCCGTTGGCCGTGCTGCGTCCGTACCACGGGGCTGCCTCGGTGGGGTTGTTCACCGCTCGCCCCCCGTCCGGCTCGCCTTGCCGGGCGAGGTCTGCTCCTGTGCCTGTCCGGCAAGGAAGTCGTTGCGGAAGCCGCCGCGTTCAGCGACCCGCATCATGTCCCGGGACCACCAGGTGGGTCCGTCGGGTCCGTCCACGGTTTCGTTCCAGCCGGGACGGTAGTCGGGGTGGTGCCGCCACATGCGCGTGAAGAACCGCATGGTGGAGCAGGGGAAGCCGTTGGAGCCGGAGCAGGTATAGCAGCACGCCCGGCTCTTGCCGTCGGGGTCGACGTAGGTGGCGTGCAGGCTGACGGCCAGGCGCAGGGACTCGATACGGTCGACCTCCTGCTGCCGGGCGGGCTCCTCGATGCGGTCGGCAGCGGACAGTTCCTCGGCGAGGCGGGCGTAGACGAAGTCCTCGGCCCTGAATTCCCAGCCGAAGTCCGGGTCGGTCTCGGTGAGGTATCCGGCGCTCATCGCTCGCCCTCCGTCCAGCCGTAGCCCTCCGCGAGGAGGCGCAGCACGGGGCACGCGTCCTCGTAGCCGAACTGGGTCCACTCGTCGAGGTAGCCGGTGTCGTCCGTGGCAGGGCAAGAGTGCATGTTGCCGCCGTGGAGTCTCAGGAGCTTCTGATCAGCTTCGCACCGACGCAGCGCGGCCTTCGCCTCGCGGTGGATGGGGCCGTTCTCGGTCTCGTCATGAGGGCAGGCGGCGGGAAGGCAGTCGCCCCAGAAGGGGCACAGGGCATGGTGGAGTGAGTGCTCCGCATTCAGTTTGGCCCTGATGATGGCATCGTTGAGCCAGGCGAGGATGCCCCCTTCCCGAGCGGGCACATCCTCGCCCTCCGTCCCGTCGGGTCCGGGGCACTGAAAGAGAACTTCCATGCGCATGAACGTGTGCGAGGAGTGCGGCTCCACATAACCGCAGGGCGGCGGTTCGATGGTCATGCGTCAGCCTCCAACTGCTCCCACATCCAGGGGGTATGCGTGGTATGGCGACGGTGTCTGCCGCAGGTCTTGCAGTGCGGCGGCCAATACCGCTGCTGGGTGAAGGTATGGAGCGAATTCTTCCAATGTCCTTCGATCTGTACGTGGTCACCTCGGTGCTGGCCGCAGCGGTCGCAGATCCAGTAGCCGTCCGACCAGTCGGGCTGGACAGGGCCTTCGCGGAACCAGTGGTCGGTGATCAGGGTGCGGTGGGCTTTCATTACTCGCCCTCCGTTCGGCTGGACACGTTCTCGTAGTGCTCCACCCAGAGCGCCTTGGTGTCCTCTGTCGACCACGCAAGGCGTGCGCCGCAGGAGCAGCCCACAGAGGACCCGCGCTCGCCCTCGTTGTCGGTCTGCGGCGTGTGGTTCCGCAGAGCGCCCACATGGGTGGGACACAGGTGGAGCCGGAAGCGGCCGAACGACCGACGGGACTTGACGTCGATTTCCCGGAGCCGTCGACGGCCCGCCTTCACGGACGGCAGCGGCGGGTGGGACTGGTGGGCGATGCTGTCGACCGTGGACCAGCCGTAAGGGGCCTCGTTGGTCTCGGAGAGGTCGGACACCGTGCAGTGGGCTGCGTCGCACCGGAAGCGGTACGTGCGCAGCACCTCGGCGGTCACGCGGCGGTGTGGGTAGTGGTGACAGGGCCCGCGTTCGGCGGCGGTGTGATCTTCACGCCGGAACTGTGGGGCCTACTGTCTACGGGGGCTCGACCCCGGGTACTCTGCTGCATGTCGGCACCTTCGTGATGGTTGAGTGTCGGCCCGGCCCCACGCCAGATGCGGCAAACATCTGGACCACCGTGGGGCCGTTCCTTTGTCTGGAGACTCCGTCCGGCCTGGCTCGTTTCTGAGTGGTCGTCTGGCGTCAAGCGCAGCTTACCCGTTCGTCTCGTCACTGTCTGCCTCCTCGCGGATCGTGTTCGCTCATCGGACTTGTCGTCAGATATGCAGCTCATCGCACAGCCGTACGGGCCTGCGGTGTTGTCCTATAGGTTTGCGACTTAAATAACCGGATCCCGCAACTCCCGGCCAGCACCGCTCAAGACGCCCTGGCCAGCAAAAAGGAAGGAGAAGACTCGCCAACCTCGGCCCGCTCCACCCGGATCGGGTGGACGCCCCCGGTAGTGCCCGGGGGTGCGTCGTCGGGGGCGGTGGTGGTGTCGGTGCGGCGCCCGGTACGGGCCTTCCTTGCCGCACACGTACACACCACGCACCGGCAGCCGAGCACGTTGTACCGGTACTCGTCGTGCGGCACCCCCTCCCGCCGCACCTTCGCCCCCACCGTCTTCGCCTCCTTCACAGCGGCCGCGAACTCCGGGTCCGTGCGCGTGTACCGGGTGGGGACTGCCCGGCTGATCTCCAACTCGTCGGCGGCGTCACCGAGGCGGGCCCCGTGGCGCAGCAGGTCGAGGTACGCGGCCTGGGCGGCCGGCCCGAACACGGTGGGGCGGCCTCGGCCCCGGGTGGCGGTCACCAGGCGTCCTCGTTCCGGCTGATGGTGCCGGGCTCCTCGCCCCGGTACCAGGCGGACTGTTCGGCGTCGGCAGGGTGCCGGGGTGGGTGCACGGTGGCGGACCGGGCGGCGAGGCCGCCCATTGCTGTGTACCCGGCGTCGTCGAGGGCGGCCCGCAGCCGGTCCAGGGCGTCCCGTGTCCATGTTGGGCGGGCCGACAGTTTCCCGGCCTGGTAGCCGACGGGGAGGGCTGCGTCCCACACGGCCTGGACCATGACCGGGTCCCAGTCGGGGAACAGGTCGGCGGGGAGCTTGCGGACGGTCCCTGCGGCTTCGAGGTGGGCGGCGGCGAGGATTCCGGCGAGGTAGTCCCCGGAGGTCTGGCACCGGTCGGCGAGCACCTGGTCGACGTGGGCCGGTGACGGGGCGTCGGGGGCCAGTGCGGGGGCGGAGTCCGCGGTGGTGGTGGGCTGGTTCATGCTGCGGTCTCCAGGATGCGGGTAGGGGCGGAGGCGACCATCGCCACCGGGAAGAGAGGCACCGCGACGTACCGCACCACCCGCAGCCGGGCACTGGCAGCAGCCAGCTTCCGGCGCCGGGTGCGCGGTCGCGGAATGAGAGCGGTCAGCGGCAAATCCGGGGCTATCCGGCGCTGCCGTACACCGTCCGTCGTCGGGGCGGCTGCGATGGGCCACAGCCCGTCCCACACCACCCCGGCCGCAGACGGGAGCAACCCCCGCAGGACGGCGGCCGTAAGGAGCTCGTCGCGGGTCGCGGTCTCCTTGTCCAGTTCGAGGAGCGAGCACAGGGCGGACCGGTGCCAGTTGCACGTCCGCAGGTCCATTCCCGCACGGCGTGCCACCCGCTCGTCCGCGACTTCGGCGGCCAGGGCGCGCAGCACCGCGACCTTCTGCGGGGTGCGGGCATCCACCAGGCCCTGGGCGGGTGCCACGAGCTCGGGCGCTTCCTTGACCTTCCGCTTCACCAGCGCCCGGTGTCGGGTCAGCGCCAGTTCCCCGCCGAGAATCCCTTCGGGTTCGACGAGCCGCTCGATCTGCCGGCCGTGCGCGTCGGCCTCGACCACCGTGGTGTTGCCGTAGGCGCGGCACAGGGCGAGGACCGGGCACCGCTTGCAGATGTCCTTGGCCGCCTTCTCGCGGTCCAGGCGTACCTTCTGGGGTTCCGGGCCGTCGTCGGTGTACGGGCCCCACGCGTCCAGCGGCACGTCCGGGTCCCCCGCGGACATGGTCGGCAGGTCGGGGTCGGGGGCGCATCCCCGGTACTTGTAGTGCCGGTCGTCCACCAGGCGCTGCCTCGCCGCAATCGCATCGACGGTCGTGGTCATGGGGTGTCCCCTTCCTGCGGGTTGTGGTGTGTGGCGCGGGCCAGCTCGGCAGTGACGACCGCGTCCGCGGCGGCCATCACCGCCAGCTCGGACGCGGCACGCCCGGTGAACTCCTCTGCGGCCCGCTGTTCGGCGACCGCAGCAGCGACCCGGGTACGGAACGCCTCCAGGTCCCGGTGATGCACCGCGTCCGCCAGCAGGGCGGCAGCGCGCTCCGCCCGCAGCACACGGCGTAGGCGGTGCAACTGCCACCACACCCGGCTAGCGCCCGCCACGACGACGAGCACCGCGGCCGCGGCGGCGTACTGCTGGGTGGTGGTCGTGGGCTTCGCCTCCTCTCCGGGGCGCCGGAACAACACGGGCACGGGCTTGGGTCTCGGGCTGGCCTTCGGGGTCACCGCGGCACACCCCCGGTGGGGTTGGGCGGCAGGGGCATCCGGCCCGACCGGTACCGCCACACCGCCACCAAGAACGGCGAGGCCACCAGCAAGGACAGGACGACGTAGACCAGGGCGATGAGCACGGGGTGCCTCCAGGGCATGGGGAACGGAACGGCCGGCCCCAGAGCGGGACCGGCCGGTGGTTTGCAGCAGGTTGGCAGTAGCCGGTTCAAGCAGCAGCGAACAGGGCGGACGCCGGAGCCGGCGTTGCGGAGAGCGCATCGTGCAGAACCCTTGCCAGCCGTGGGGGGCAGGCGTTCCCGATCTGCTGGGCAACGTCCTTGCCCGACCACGGGTAGTCCGCAGGGAACGACTGCAACAACCCGGCCTCCGCATGGGAGAACCGCGGCAACTCCGCACCGCCCGGACCGACGACCCGGGACCGGGACACCTTGCCCGTGACCGTTGCTGCCGGCTCGAAGCTCGTACGCCGGCCACGGTTCTTCGGGTCGCCGCCAGTGCCGTAGTTCGAGATCACCTCGAAGGGTCCGGGCCGGTCCAGCGCCTCGCCCATCGACACCCACGGCAACAACCCCGGATCACCTGCCGAGCGGGCCACACCCTTCCGGTACGGGCGGCGTGTTGGCGCTGGCAACTCAACGGGACCGTCGAGACGGGCCAGGAGCACCGACCGGCGCCGCGTCTGCGGCACCCCGTACTGCTCCGTCCGCAACACCCCGGTAGCCACGTGATACCCCTCCGCAGTCAACAGCACCGCGTACTCGTCCCACACCTGCTGCACCTGCTGCACCTGCTCCAGCAGGATCGTCTCGTACGGGCGGCCCATGTCCACCGCGGTCAGCGCCCACCGCAACGGCTCCAACACCAACCCGGTTCGGTCGTCGTCGAAGACGTGCGACACCTTGCGGCGGGCCGCCATGTCCCGTGCAGCCACCAGGATCCCGTCCAGGGCAGCCCGGCCGGAGCCGGCGAAGAGGTCCACAGAGGTCATCAGGCGGCGCTCCTCTCGCGGGTGTCGGCGTGCCCGTTCCGCTCGGCCTGCCGCGCCTGCTCCTTCAGCTCCTGGATGCGGGCGGTCACCATGTCGCCGAACTGGACGACCGTGCCGCTGACCGGGCCGTCGACCTGGCGGAGCAGCTGGTTACGGCGGCTGGCCTCGGCCATGACCTTCGTGAGCTCCGTGACGTCGTTCCACCCGCGCTGCATCTGGCCGATCAGGTTGTCGATCGGGTCCGGGCCGGCGCCGTGCTCGGCAGCCACCTGCGCGGCCGCCGCCGGGGCCTCCTGCGCCTGGCGCTCCTCGCGGGCCGCCAACTCGTCCTTGAGGTGCCGACCGCGGGACACAATCAGCTCCCCGAGCGTCGTCTCCCCATCCGGGCCCTGCACCGCCGAGCCCAGAAGGCCGTCACCCTTCGCCTCCGCGTGCATCGCGGTTAGCGCCGTCACGTTGTTCCACACCGCGGGCTTCCGCAGCCGCTCCATGTAGACGTCGGCCGGCGACCGCTGCCCCACCGGGTGGTCCCGGTCCCCGTCGTCCAGCGACCCGGCATCCACCGGGATCATGAACGTCTGCATCAGGGCGTACTTCAGCGCCGCGGACATTGCTTTGTTCGACGCCTTGTCCGCCGTGTCGGATGCCTCGCCGAGCGTGCTGGTGGTGACCTTGTCGCCGGCCGGGCCGTGGAAGTGGAACGCGACCCGCATGTGGACGGCGTTCATCTTCCCGCGGACGGAGGTCTGGAAGTCGAGGATCTCCGTCATCATGAACACGCCGTGGTCGCGGAGCGGCTGGGCGAGGGCGCCGATGAAGTCGTCGACACCACGGAACTTGTAGCCCTGGTGCTTGTTCTCTCCGTTCTTGCCGACGTCTCGGACGTCGCGCATGACTAGGGCCATCAGCTCGTAGATGGTGGGAACAGCCTGGTTTTGGGTGTGCGAGGTGGGGCCCTCCGCCGTGACGCTGGCGGGGGCCTCGGTGGCCGTGGCCATGAGGTCTCCTATGGGGTTATCGCCGCCGGTCGGCGGGCCCGGGTGTGCTCACCGGCGCCCGCCCCGGGCGGAGGGCTACTCGGGGTCGGACTGTTCCGTGAAGTTGTCGATGAGCCAGGACCGCAGAACCTGCGACGTGATCGGAGCCCAGTCCAGCTCCCCGTCCGCCAGCAGCTTCTGCCCGTACTCGTCGACCCGGCGGCGCAGATCTGCGTTCACCCGGATGTTCAGGTTCGCGACCGGGCCTTCGTGCTCGCCGCGGACGGGGCGCAGCGGCGTGTACTCGTCGGCGAGGAACGCGTTCAGCGCGGCCGCCGCCTCCGCAGGGAGGGACGTGCCCTTCTGCTGCACCGTGGTCTTGATCTCGTCGCGCAGGGCGCTGGGCATGCGGACCGCGAGGTTCGGGCTCTCCTGCTCCAGGTCCTTCCACCGCAGCCGGCTGACGAAGCGGGCCCCTTCGTCGGTGAGGACGAAGTCGACGGTGTCGGACAGCTCTGTGGGGGCGCCCGAACTCCTCAGGTGTGCGGAGGCCTTCTTGAGCAGGTCGACGCGGTGCTGGTCCTGGCGGCTGAGTGCCACGGGGCGGGGTCCTCTCGGCGGGCGCCGCCCGTGCCGAGGGTGGCCGGGCGGGCGTGCATGGGCGTGTACCACGTCATCGTCCTCCATTTCGTATTGCTACGCCATGCCCGACGGGTACGGCGGCCGGGAAGCGGGTGTTCCTGGCTGATGCCAACCCTACGCGCTTTCGTATTGCATTGCAATGCGTTCTGTGTCATTGTGGTCGCACACCACAACACGCGGGGGCACCAGATGCGACACACCAACCAGCAGACCAGCACCAAGACCCTCGCCGACCTCTACCGCGCCCTGGACCGCGCTAACGCCGTGACCATCACCTACCTCAAGCCCGGCGAGACCGAGCCCACTGTGAGGACCATCGAGATCACCGAACTCCGCACCACCAGCGTGCGCATCCGCAAGGACGGCGCCGTCAAGGGCGGCGGCATCATCGTCATCGCCATGTGCCGGCTTCGGGGAGAAGCCCGGGAATTCCACCTGTCGGGCATTCTCAGCTACACCGTCCACCGCATGGCCTACGTCCTGGACCGCCCGACCCCCACCAAGTACGTCCGGCCCACCCCCGCGCCCGTCTCCGACGCGCAGGCCCTGTTCTTCTACGAGCTGGCCCGCGACCAGGACGACGCCGACTACACCCCGCGCACCCTGATCCCGTCCGACACCAGCCTCGCCGCCTAACCCGAAGGAACCCCATGAACGACTGCCGCACCTGTAAAGGCGAAGGCGCCCACCCCCAGTGCGACGGGGCCGGCTGCTTCGACTGCGACCCGGACACGGGCAACTGCCCGACCTGCTGCGGAACCGGCAACGACCCCAAGCACTGGATGCGCGCCCGCGCCTGACCTCCGCGAACTCGACCGGGACTACCTGCCGGCCCGCCGCATCGACCAGACTCACACCAGCCTCGCCGCCTGACCCCGAAAGGACCGACCATGTGGACCTGCGAGAACTGCGGTACCGAAAACCAGCAGGACGACGAGCACTGCCAGAACTGTGACACCTGGCGCAGCGAGCAGGAAGACGACAAGGAGTAGACCGATGCGATCCCTTCCCGAGCCCCGCTACCCGCTGCTCGTAGCCCTCCCTGACGGTCGGGTCCAGCACGCCGCCCGACTCGTCGGCGACGGGCCCGCCGTGAACACCCTGTGCCGGAAGCGCGGCACCCCCACCGGAGACGGCGACGGGCTCCCGTACTGCGCGGGCTGCCGCAACCGGCCCAACCCAATCAGCCAGCAGAGCCATCTCTGACCGTCCCCTGGGCTGCTGTGTATGGCTGTGTACGGCACGGCAGCCCACAACCCGAGGAGAACACCATGAGTGGCATCTACGACGACGGCGCCACCTACGGCCCGGACCCCACCAATACCGTCAACGAACCCCAGACCGACCCCATCTACGACGACGGAGACGTCTACGGGCAGCCCACCACCCGCGACGGGGCGATCGAGGTCATCGAGATCGCCGAAGCCCGCCGGGAGGCGCCGTGAGGGACACCGCCGCCCGCATCCTCAACCGGCTCCACCAAGAAGCCCTCGACGAGAACGAGGAACGCGACTGGTACCGCACCGGGCGCATCCCCTGCCACGACTGCGGTACCAACGTCCGCACCAAGACGCTGGAGTCCCTCCCGCCGCACAACTGCACGCAACGTCAACAGGAAGCGCGAACCGGCCTGAACGGGTGAGAGCAGCCCAGGCATACCGAAGGCCACCGCCCCGTCCGGGTGGTGGCCTTGCTCACGGGCACAACCGTGAGATCACGGCGATTGTAGACCGCCCCTCGCACCAGCCGCCACCAAACCGGACACTAACCCCATGGCCCGCGACAACCGGAACTCCCAAGCCCACCCTCATCGACGACCCCAACACCGGCTACCGGCACCGGTACTGCCGACGCTGCGGACGCCCCCTGACCGTGCTCAGCTCACGGTTGAATGGGTACGGCCCGGCCTGCGACCCCAACCGGCACCCCGGTGCGGCAGCACCCCACGAAGTCGACCAAGATGCTATCCCCGGCACCTGACCGGCCTCACACGCCCGCAGGCGGCCCGTCCAGCGGCACCACCGTCACCGACCGGCGAACCTGCTCCATCCGCACCGGCAACGGCTCCCACCCCCGCGACCCCGCCATCACCCAGTTCAAGGCCGCAATGCCCTTCGTGTACGACCGGCGCAACCCATCCGGCAACAACCGCACCCCCGCCGGGCCCGCCTTCGACGCCTGCAACGTCACCCACAACCCCCGCCGCGACCCCGTCAACGGCAGGTCCTCGACCACCTGCTCCCGCACCTCCAGCCAGCGGCGCACCGCCACCCGCGACCCCTCCCGCAGCGCATACCACTCCACCTCCGGTGCCGGCCCCAACTCCTCAACCGCCGCCAGCACCCGCTGCCTCGTCGCCTCCGACCGGGCCTCCAAGCGCCCGCCGAGCACCGCCTTCACCGACTCCGGATGCACCTCGGCGAGGGCGGCGATCTCCTCCACCCGGTTCGCCGGCCCCTTCTGCTGCCGCCGCCGCACCCCCACCGCCGACAAGTCCTCCGCCAGGTCGTCCACGTTCACCGAAGCCAGCTCACCCGACCTCGGCCCCGCATCCAGCACCACCGCCACCATCGCCAACAGCCGGGCACGCTGCTCGAACGACATGCCCACACCATCCCGCGACAACGGGCCCCGGGCGGCCAGGTCCACCATCCCCCGGTACAGCGCCTCCAACGACCGGGCCTCGACCATCGGCTTCAACTCGGGCTGCGGCAGCACCGGCAACACCAACCCCACCCCAGGGGCTACCACCGGGCCGAGCAGGGCCACACAGTCCAGGAACACCCGCTGCGACGCCAACGGCACAGCCCGGCCCCGGTCCTCCGCCCGGTAACGCAACTCCCCGGCCGCCACCAGGTCGAACACCGCCCCCAACACCTCCGGGGCGAACAGCCGGCCCGCCGACCGCAACACCCGCCCGCCGGCCACCTCCGGGCGGCCCACCGCACGGTCGAACATCCCCACCACCGCCCACAACTGGTGGGCCCGCTGCTGTGACACCTGCACCGGAACACCACCAGCCCCCGGCACCCGCAACCGCCCCTCCCACCGGCCGGCATCACGCGGCGCGACCCGCTCCACCACCGCGGCGAGCTGCCGCACCGCCGGGGAACCGTACTGCCTGGGCGTCACGAGGGCTCCTCAGTCCGGGCGGCCGCCTTCTTCGCGATCTGAGACAGCGGGTTGCGGTCCCCGGTGCTGTCCTCCTCGTCGATGTACCCAATCAGGGCCTTCGATCGGTCGTCCCACCCGCCGTGCCGGCCGATGTCGACGATGTCCACCCCCGCCGCCCGGGCGCTTTTGACCAGGCCGCGGCGCAGCGAGTGCGACGTCCACTTCCCTGGCAGGCCGGTGCGGTGGATGGAGCGGCTGACGATGTCGGAGGCCCCGTTGATGCTGATCCGCCCGTCTGGGTCCCCGATCGGCTCGCCCTTGCGGGTCATCTCGGCGCCCATGTATCCCCACTGGTCGATCCGCATGAACAGCGGCCCCTTCGTGTGCCCTTCGTGTGCGAGGGCGTCCACCAGGTCCCGTACAGCGGTGACGGTACACAGAGCCGGGTCCGGGTCGGGCTGCACTTCGACGTTCTGCCACTTCTTCCGCTTCTTGCGGTACACCCGCACGGTGAACCCGCCTTCGGGCAGGTCGGTGAAGCTGCCCGGCCAGTTCAGGGGGGCGAGTTCGCTGCCTCGGGAGGCGATGGCGTGCCCGAGGAGCATGAGGGCGGCGTCCCGTTTCCCGACGAGGGTGTTCCGGTCGAGGTGGGAGAGGGCTTCTGCGAGGACGGCACGGTCGGCGGCCGCCGCCTTGCGCGGGGTCGCGGCCGGGTCCTGGGCCTCGGACAGCTCCCGCCGGTACCCGGCGACGACCTTGCGGGCCCCCATGGTGTCCGGCGGCTTGAACCCGGCGGCCCGGTGGGAGGAGCGAATCGACGCGATGATCCGGTCCATCGACGCCGGACCGTACGGCCGCCCGGTTCGCTTCCGGGGGGTGCGCTTCAGGTACGACAGGTACGCGGTGACGGTCTGCGGGGCAGCAGGGAGGACCCGGCGGCCGACCGTGTCGCACCAGGCGGCGAACTGCTTCATGTCGCCGTCGTACGCGTCGCTGGTGTCCTTCGGGATGCCCGCCCGGACGTCCGCCTCGGCCTCTGGCGGCAGCCACGCGTCGGGGTCCTCCTCGGCCAGCGGAACAGCCGGGGCCCGGTCCTCCGGGATCGCGGGGAGCAGGCCCTCCTCGACCAACTCCCCGTCCACCACGCCGTCGCGCTCGCTCACGGCCCGGTCACCTCAGCGATCCAACGCCGCAGTGCGCCCACCTCGTCCGGGGATGCGTGCTCCTGGGCGTACTTCATGACGACCGCGTACAGCGCTCCTTCGAGGTGTTGACGTTCCTCGAACTGCCGGAGGACAGCTCTGGAGAAGTCCCCAATGCTGGAGTCGCCCCGCTCATCTGCGCTGGCAGCCGCGTCATGGAAGGCCGCCGTTACCAGGAGGTGCGCAGTCGCCTCATCATCCGGGCTCACGGCCGCCACCCTTCCTGGTAGTCCTGGTGGTCCGCGTACGGCACGGCCAGGGCGCACAGGGTCGGGCACGGCATCTCCGGCCAGTCGGCGTCGGTCGTATTCGCGTCGCACGCATGGCACACCTCCACCGGATCGGCGGGGGAACCGTCCTGGTGAACCAGAGTCGTTGTCCGTACCGCGCGGTGCAGGACGACGACGCGGCGCTTCGCTGCGACCTCGGCAAGCACGCGAGCCGGATCGTGGAGGGCGATGTGCAGTGCATCCTCTGTCGACTCGAAGACGGATGCCTCCCCGCCCCAGCGTCCACCCCCGACCACAGTGCTGCCGTCGGCGCCGTAGATCGCCTCAGCGAATCCCTTGTTGTCCACTCTCCACGGACCATCGGTGGCTGCCCGCGCGGCCCTCTCCTCTTCGTCCAGCCTGGCCGACAGGAACGCCGCCACACCACTCTGTGCGGACGCTTTCCACGCTCTCCATGCCGCTTCGCTCTGTGGCTCCATAGAAGGAACATTATCTGGAGTGATGCACGCCGATGCCTCCGCCAAGCCGTTCTGCGGCAGCGCTACACCTTGATCGAGTGGCGCACGGGAGACCAGCGGGCGGGGAGCTGCACATCGCAGTCCGGGCATAGGTGCGCGACCAACTCGCCGACGGGCTGGGCGTGTACGGGTACAGCCCCAGGGTGTGCGCAGCCGAAGCCCTCCGCGCGAGCGGCCTGGGCCAGTCGATCTCCGAGCGCACGCCAGGCGTCACGCTCTCTTCGGACAGCCCGCCGGATCATGAGCGCCTCCTGGTAGCTGCACCTCGGGTAAGGAGAGGTTATCCGAGGTGAGACGCAGCGTTCCGCCTGGCGCGGTGGGCCGGAGCGTCAGCGGTTCCCCTCGGGGCCAAGCAACTCGCACTGCTCACACAGTGCTCCGTACGCCAGGTTGTTGCAGTCCGGGGTAGCACAGCGCGAGGCGATTGCCCTCGTCGGCCTGACCGGCACCTTCGCAGACCCGCGCATGAGCTGCTCCAGGATCACGCGTGCGTGGTTGATCTCCCGGCTCACGGCCTCATCGCCGACCAAGTCGTCCAACGGGAGGGGAGGGTTCTCGGAAAGGTAGCTGGCGTGGGTTTCCCGGAGCACCTCCCACAGTGGTCCCTCTTCGCCGTCGACAACCTTGACTTCGAATGCGTGCACAAGAGCCAGGAGCCGAGCGTAGTCATGGCTACCTATAGGGCGTTCATCAGGCATGACATGTGAGCTTATCGCGGGTCAGAATCCGGAGGATGCCGCCGTTTCTGCTCTGTGCGCCATCCTAAGGATCACCCCGGTTCGCGGTCGGGATCAGCGAGAGCGAGGAAAGCGGAACCCGCCTTCCCGGAGAACGCGCCGGAGGGTCGGGTCGGTGATGCCGTACGCCTTGGTCAGATCGGTCAGCTTCTCGCCAGACTTGGCCCTCTCAAGGATTTCGCGCTCCGGCAGGTCCTTCCGAGGAGCACCCTGTCCACGGAGCGCCACGCCTGCGTCTTGCAGCACCTTGGAGATGGTGCGCCATGCCATGCCGTTCTGACGCGCGAGCTCCTGGATGCCAACCCCGCCCTCGTAAGCGGCAATGATCTCGGCGTTTGACTGGCGCGCCTTCTGGTGTGAGTCCGGACCCCGGACCCCTCGAACGGCATCCTTCATGACGCCTTGTGACACGCTGAACCGCTTGGCCAGTTCAGGGGTGCTGACGCCTTGCCCGCGCAGCCTCCGGGCTTCCTCTTTCTGCTCGTCGCTGAGCGCAGGGGCATACCCGGTCGACCTCATCTCCACGCCCTGCTCGGCAAGTACGCGCCTGATTGGACCATCGGAGACGCCGTAGGTGGCGGCGAGCGCGCGGATGGTCTCGCCCGAGCGGTAAGCGGCAGCGATCTCTTCCGCTGGCAGGTCCAGCGGCGGTTGCTTGGCGGGCCGCCTCTCGACCCCCGCGTCTACCAGAATCCGGCGGATCTTCGTCGTGTCGACGCCGTAAGCCTCGGCAAGCTCAATGATGGTCTGCCCGCCTCGGTACTTCTCGACCACTTCCCCGGATTCCGCGAACGGCTTCCAAGGGCCTCGTGGCCGTCGTTCCTCCGCAGGAACGGCCTTGAGGACAGTCGGGCGGGAAACGCCGTACCGCTCGGCGATCACGGCAGTTTTGACCCCATCGGCATACAGGGCGCGGATCTCCTTGACCTGCTCATCAGTAAGCGCTCGCGGCATCACACCGTGCCTCACCCTCTGCTTATCGTCGGTCTTTATAGTATAGAGGGTGAATTAACAAACTTTCCGTCGCCAGCCCCGCCGTTTCTTTGCTGTGCGCCATCCTAAGGATCAGGCCGGATACAGGCCGAGCCGCTGGAGCAGCACCGTGATCCCGTAGATCACGACGGATCCCGCGACCCAGACCGTCACGGCGAGCACCCGGTACTTCACCGTGACTCCTCTATGTCCCACGTACGGTCGGCACCACATACAACGCTCACAAGCTCGCCCAGCTCTCCGGCGTCCGGGGTTAGCGCCCCGGTGCGGTGATTGAACAGGGCCACCTTGAGCCTGTCCCGCACGCTGATCTCCTGGTCAGGCACCGTCGTGCGCAGCTCACCCTCGCCTGACGTCCGGACGACTTCGTCCGCCCACACGTTGCGCCACACCACCGCCGGACGACGCATCACCCGGTAGGTGGTGGCCGACACTCCGACGAGGTCCCCCAGGTCCGCGCGGCCCAGATCCTCCAGGTCCGCCACCTCAAAGCGGGAGAAGCAGTCGGCACCACGCAAGTTGGGCTTGCAGTGCACGACCCAGCCCCGCTCGTGGTCCGCGTAGATCCTGCTGTGACCGGCAGGGATCTCCTGACTCGCCTCGCGCAGTCGGTCCGCAGAAGGTGCGAGTTCTTGCTGCCTGCCCATCTCTCGCAACATCGCCCGGACGACCCAGATGTAGGGGATCCCCAGGGCGACCGAGAGCGCTGACATGGTCCAGAGCACCGGACCCCAGGCTTCGGGCGTTACGTAGATGGATGCCGCGAGATAGGCGAAGCTCAGGGCGATCGAGACGGCAGTGACGATGACGGTTCTGTGTGCTCTGCGGAGCTGGCTGGAGAATGCGCAGGAAGAGGCCATGCGTCCAACGTCGCACGCGTCAGGCGAAACGCTCCCCCTGCTCCGTCATGGGTACAGCAGCCGGGACAGTGGCATGGGTCGGGCACCGGGCTCGTGCGGGCGTTCCGGCGGGTCGGGTGGTTCGCCGGGGTGTGGGGTGTCGTCGGGGCCGGCCGCCTCGGCCTCGCGGGGGTTCGGGTCGGTGCTCATGGTTCAAGGGTGCGCCTGGTGGGCGGAGTTGCTGCCCCAGGCCACGCGGCTTTCTTGAAAAGAGACTATGAATGCCAACCAAGAAGCGCTACCTTGGTCTGTATGACGAAGAACCTCCCCCGACTCATTCCCACCGGCAAGTGCTTCTGCGGCTGCGGAACCGACATCGGCCTCGGCAGCTTCTTCGCGCGCGGCCACGACAAGGTCGCCGAAGCCGCCCTCATCGCCGTCGAATACGGCGGCTCCGTCGCCCAGATGCTCCACGCCAAGGGCTTCGGCCCCAGCCACTCCGTCACCCACAAGGCCATCACAGACGCAGGCTGGGAGGAGTGCGAGCGGTGCGGCTACATCGGCGCACCGGCCAGCATGCGCAACCACGAGAAGAAGCCCCACCAGAGCGACCAGTGAGGACCGCAACCATGGCCATCTCCGCCGAAGACCAGATCATTCACCACCTCAAGGACAGCGTCGGCCTTGCCGAAGCCGACCGGCTCGTAGCCGAGCTGCAGAGGCAGCGCGAAACGATGTACGAGGCCGGCGAGAACAGCGGATACGCCGACTGGGACAACGCCCTCGACGGCCTCCTCCCCGACAACGTCGAACCGCTCCCCACCCAGGTAGCGGAGTACGTACGGAAGCTCCAGCAGGAGATCGCCCGCCTCCGCACCACCACCGAGCAGTGAGGACCACGACCATGGCGCCCACCGATTACGGGATTGCGTCCCCGTCCCGCCCCGACGACATCGAGCCCCTCGGCCGGCTGAACCGTCAGGCCGCCGAGGCCCGCATCGCGGACAGCCGCATCGCCTGGCCTGACGTCTACCTCGTCCAGCGCACCAACCGCGCCTGGACGCCCGTCACCGACACCAAGGAGAGCTGACCATGTCGACCTACATGCCACCCGTTGGTGGGGAGAAGCGTGACTACTTCCCGCTGGAGGACGACTGCGTTGGCCCGGACGGTGAGGCGTACCCGGAGCACGACTACCCCCCGGTCGGGGAAGGTGACGAGTGCCGCCGCTGCGGGGCCGAAGCCGACGACACCACCACCGATCAGTGAGGAGTGATCGCATGAGCAAGGCAGGCGAGGCATTGGCCGCAGATCGCATCGCCGCCGCCGGTTACCGCGCCTTGGAACCGTTTCCCGGCAAGGTCAATCAGCGGTGGCTCATGGAGTGCACTGAGTGCGGCGAGCAGCAGCGACTCCGCCCGGACACCAAGCTGAAGCCCTGCCAGCACAAGAAGCGGGAACAACAGCACCAGGAGGCCGTCGCCAGTGAGCAGCGCCTCTATGACGCCCTCGTGGCGGTCCGAACGCGGGCACTGAGCACGAAGAATCTCCGTGCACTGGAGCCCCACCCGGGCATTGAGGGCACCCTCTGGTGGGTCGAGTGCAAGCACTGCGGCCGTAAGTGGCACATGAAGGAAGACCACCTGCGCGCCTGCCCGCACAAGGGTTCCGGTGACGCGGGGGCGCCGCTACCGCCAGCGAAGCCCGTGCCGAAGAAGCGGACGAGGAAGCCGAAGGATGGGGACCCGTCCTTCGAGCGCTTCTGGGAGCCGTTGCCTGTGTGGTGGACGGTGCGGGGCCTGCCTGAGGGCAGCAACCGGTACGAAACCGCGATCATGCGAGGCTGGTGGGACAAGGCGACCGCACGGGAACGCGAGGATCGTCTGGCCGAGCAGCGCGACCACATCGTGGCGACTGTGGCCAAGGCGAGGGGCGTGGTCGTCGACCCCGCCAAGGTCACGTACACCATGGGCGAAGAGCCCCGATGACCGAACTGACCCAGTCACCTTCGGCACCAGCCCACCACCGAGCAGTGAGGACCACGACCATGAGCACCCCCGACGAACTTCGGGCACGCGCTGACGAGCTGGAGAACCGTGTCCCTCCCGTAACCGCCGGACCCCGCACCGACGACGAACGCATGTGGCTGGAGAAGGCTGCCGCCCTCCGAGCTGAAGCCGACAACCTCGATACCGACGTGTAGGACCCGCACAGCGCGACGCCCCGACCAGGACAAGTGGCCGGGGCGTCGCCGTGTCAGCCTACGTGCTGCTGCTTGTTTGTTGAGACGAGCCAAGGAAGACCGCCCAGAGGGGACCGGCAAGGCCGGGAGAGGCGTGCAAGATCCGGTTATTTAAGTCGCAAAACTATAGGACAACGCCGCAGGTCCAAGGCCCGGAACCGTCCTCCCTACAACTGAGTGATCACCAGGTTCCGCCAGAACGGTCGCGTCGCCAGGTCCGTAATCGACCCGTTCGACAGCCCGGCGTAGCCGCCCCGGTAGGTCGTGTCCGCAATGGCCCCTGTGGTCCAGCCAGTACTGTCCGTACGGCGCAGCTCGACCGTCGTCGGGGTGACGTTGATCTGGAACGACATAGGGCTGTCCGCAACCGGCGCCGTGGTGGCGATGGTGCTGCCGACCTGCGTTCCTGCCGTAACCCCAGCGGTGTGCCGGTACAACTGCATGTCCCCCGACGCGCGCATCACCACGTGGTAGCCCCCGGTGGTGTTCGCCGTACCGAACCGGTACGGGTCGTCGGCCGTCTTCCCGAAGTAGAACCCGCCGTGAACCGTGGCCCCTGGCAGGACCTTGTACTTCATGTCGAACACGATCCGGTAGCCGGCCGCGCTGCCCTGGATCGGCGAGTAGGTGCCGAGCCCGTAGGACTGGTTCGGCAGGGCGTTGATGCTGACCCAGCCGGCGTCCGCTCCTTCGCCGAAGACAAGGGCGTAGGCGGTGTCGTAGTCCAGGGTGGGCGTGCCACCGGACTCCTTCACGGCGAGCCCCCACCGGCTGAACGTGCGCTGCGGCAGGTTCGTGGACACGTACCGGGGGTCGGACGACATCATGCCGACCACACCCAGCCCGGTCAGCCGGGCCACCTGCGACCTGCGGTAGACGGGCCAGGCGAAGACCGGCTTACCGCGGGCGACAACTTCACTGATGCGCTGGTCGGTGAAGGTGGTGGCGACGCCCCAGTAGTCGACGTTGGTGTCCTTGCCGTCCATGGTGGCGTTGGTGGTGCCGGGGTCGAGGTACACCCACGTGCGGTAGCCGCGTGTCTTCGCCCACGGCAGGGACAGCGTCCCGATGTGAGCTTTCCAGATCACCGACCTGGGGGCGTGCGGGTAGTACGTGTCGAGCAACGTTTGGGTCGGCACGACGGCGTCGTTGCCCTTCGGCTCCAGCAGAATCGGGATGCGACCGAGGAACTCGTCGAGGACCTGCCGCAGGGGCACCATCCGCTGGTCGGTCCACCCGGGGCCGAGCAGCGTCCGCCCGTTCGTGAGGACGGCCTGCCCGACCTCCTCAGTTGTGTACGTGTTCAGGCTTCCGGTCTGGTACGTGGTCCGGTCCAGGGTGAGGTCGTGGAGACACCACAATTCACCGCTGGCGTCCACGTTCACGGACACCTCAAGGGCGAAGCCCATGGCCGCGCACGCCCGGTAGCCAACCAGGGTGTGCTCGGGCCGGACCATTCCGCCGCCGCGGTGACCGAAGAACCGCGGGGACGACGGGGAAGCGCCAGCCAGGTAGGCGTCCACGGTCTGAACGGCGCTCGGAAGGTACAGAGCCGCCGCCGAAGCGACCGCGGTGTCACGGGCGGCGTTGGCCTTTGTGGTGGCGTCCGAGGCGGCGGTCGCGATGGCAGCGGACTGCGCGGCCGACGCCTTGGACGCAGCATCCGACGCGGCGGCGCTCACTGCCGCCGTACGAGCAGCGTCCGCCTTCGCCGTGGCGTCGGATGCCGCTGCGGTGACAGCAGCCGACTGGGCTGCCGCCGCAGCCCCGGACGGGTCGTACGCCCCGTCCGCGCGCACTACCTCCGCCGCGACCACGGTGTCCGTGTACTCCTGGGCCTCCGCCGCACCCGATGGGCCGACCAGCGACGCCAGGTAGTCGGCCTCCGTGCCGGTGTTCCCCGCCTCCAGCCACACCTCGTACGCCGACAGGCCGTCCGCACCGTCCTGCCCGTCGTCCCCCGGCGGGCCCGGCACGTACACGACGGTGCTGCCCCCGGTCGGGGCGTCCCCCAGATCGACCCGCAGGTTCCCCACCCAGTGCGGGCCGCCGGTCTCTGGAACCACGATGTGCGTCATCACCGGAGTGCCGTCGTACGAGCGGCCCTCCATCACCGCCCACACCGTGTCCCCCGCATCCGCTTGGATCAGGGCGTTCGGGATCAGGTCCGCGGACCAGGTGCCGTCCGTCTGCGGCTTCACCAGGACGGGGCGGACGACCTCGGCCTCCTTGCTGCCGGCGTACCCGATCGCCCGGGCGCCGGTGACGTCGACCAGCTCGATCTCGATCCGGGTCTGCGACGGGTTCCCGCCGACCAGCTTGCCCGTCACCGTGGTCATGAGGTGTCTCCCGTACGACTGTCGGAGGTGGGTGCGTGCCGGGCTGGCTGGTGTTGGGCGGTCCACACCATCCAGGTGCGCTGCACGATCAGCACCGCGACGAAAGCGAGCAGAGCGGACCGTACGTACCGCAGGACCATGGCCGGGGTGCCGTCGAGGCCGGTGATGGTGACGACGACGGTGTAAAGGCCGAGCAGGCCGATCGTCGCGGTGAACAGCATCAGGTGCCATCCCATGGGTGTCCGCCGCCACGGGGCCATCACGTGGTACGTGAGGACGAACACCAGGGAGCACAGAAATACGAGGGCGCTGACCGCCAGGTTGAGGATCTGCGCGAAGCTCACGCCGATCTCCCCTCTATGGATGCGCGGAAGCGCGCTGCGAAGTGGTTCTCTTGCCGGGCGCGCCGTAGCGCCCCGGCGGCCTCGGTCACGGCGGGCTGCCGGTCCTCGGCTTCCTTGCGTGCCGCCTCGGCCCGTCGCAGCGCGGACTCGGCGGCCTTCTGCCCGTCGGAGGTGGACGGCCAGCGCAAGCGCTTGAACCACTTCACCGGGCGTCCACCTCCGAATCCTCCTCAAGCCCCATGCGCGGCAGCGCCTGCAGCGCATGCGCCGACGTGCGGGACAGTTCCAGTAGTTCCTTGGTCTGGTCGCGCTCCGACGTCCGTGCAGCCTCGGACACGGTGTGCGCTTCCCTCCAGGTGTCGCGCTCTTTCAGCAGGTCGTCGTAGGTCCTGCGGGGCACCAGGCGCCCGGTGAGGACCATGAGAACGACGAGGGTGAGGAGAGCGACTGCCCCGCCTTGGGCGATGTCGATGCCCATCAGGTCGGCGGTCACGGGCGGCCCCCTCTAGGTGTCTGCACGGGTGGGTCTGCTCAGGGCGCGGTGACGGTCCTGGGCGGGCTGGCGGCAACGGGTGCGGTGACCTGGGTGCGATCCCACATGGCGACGACAGCGGCGGCGACCGACAGGACAACAGCCTGCTGCTCGGCGGACCAGTCGAGGCCGAAGCCGACCGCCAAGGCGATGGCAGCCTGTATGAAGCCGAGGAGTGCGGCACCGACGCCGTCGCTGGCCATGACGGCGAGTGCGACACCGACCGCGGCGGCGGCGGCGGCGTTGATGACGGCCTGCTGCTCGCCGGATACCTCGACGCCGAACGCGGCGACGAGCTTGGCGAGGACAGCGACGAGGCCGAGGAGTACAGCGGGCTCTCTGCCGAAGATCTTCACGGGGTTCTCCATGATGCGGTTAGGGGTGGGTGGTCAGGACTTGGGGACGCGGAGCTTTTCCCAGGAGGACTCGCCGGGGATGCCATCGGCGTCCGCTCCGGAGTAGCCGAGCTTCCGCTGGAAGGCGGCGTAGGACGCCTTGTCGGCGTTGGTCCAGTTCGGACCGGGCCCGGATTTGTACTTGCCGCAGCCCTCGGCGACGAGCCGGCGGCCCATGGCGGTGATGATCGGGCTGTGGCGTCCGCCGTGGAAGAACGCAGCCCCGGGGAACGGCTCGTACTGCGGGGCGGACGGCTTCGGCGCGGCCGTGCCGGACATCTTGAGCTTCTGGCCGACGGCGATCTGGTTCGGGTCCTTGAGCCCGTTCAGCTTCGCCAGGGCGTCCGGCGTCGTCTTGTGCGCGGCCGCGATGCTGGTGAGCGTGTCGCCCTGCTTCACGGTGTACGTGCCCGTCGGCGTACTGCTGCCGGACCCGGTGCCACCGCCGCTGGAGGACGGCTTGCCCGGGACGATGCTGGTGTCGATCGCCCCCGGGTCCCAGTGGTCGTTGCCGGGAACCTGGGAATGCCCGTAGTGGCCGCCCTTCGACTGCCAGGTGGACCGGTTGCGGCCCGCCTTCGCCGCGGCGGCCGCCGACGCCGGGGGCTTTCCTGCCGGCCACGTGTCGGGGATCCCGTGGGCGCGCCCGGCGGCGAGGAGCTTCCGGAAGTTCGGCTTCTTCGCGGGGTCGAAGCCCTTGGTCCACGGGGAGGCGGCCTTGCCGAGGACCTCGACCTGGATGTTGACCTTGCCTTCGCGGTTCGTGCGGCGGGCGCCGTCGTTGCGGAGGGCGCGCCCGGACTTGGTGAGCGGGCCGAACTGGCCGAGCTCGTCCGTGATGGGGTCGTAGATGACCTGGGGTTCGGCGCCCACGCGGATGAGGTAGGCGGCGATCGATCGAAAGTAGTTCCCGCCGGCCGGGGATTCGGTGGTGTGCCAGGTGAAGCGGGGCGGGTTGCCGGGGGTGTCCATGGCGCCACCGATGGACTGGCCGCCGAAGCGAACCACACCGTCGATGTACGCCGGGCCGTACGTCGGGCCGGACGCCCCGCGCGGCGGAAGAGCGTACGACTCCATGATGGTCTCGGTCAGAGATCTCGTGGCGTCATCGGCGTATCCGCCCTTCGGGGCCGGGTCGGGTTCGTAGACGCGGTAGTCGGCGGCGTTCGTCGGTACGTACACGTCGAGGTCGCCGTCGTCCCGCAGCACGCAGAACGCCCCGTCGAGCCGCGGGTGGTCCTTCACCCACCGCTCGGAGCCCGGAAGCTCGGCGATCGCACGGACCTCGTCGGCGTGGGCCTGGTCGACGGTGCCGAGGTAGGTGGTGGTCGGGGTGAGGGTGCTGTCGCCGGGGTCGATGTGGTCGACCGCGACGTGGAAGGTGTTCACAGGAGGGCTCCGTCCAGGTGGCGAGATGCAGGGAGGTGGCTCATGCGGGCGGCAGTTCCAGGAACCCGGTGATCCAGAGATTTCCGGAGGTTGCGACGAGGGTTGCCGGGTCGACCGGGGTGGTTGAGGTGCCGGAGTGCAGGTAGATCCGGGACAGGGCCAGGCCAACTGATGCCCCGCACCGCAGGCCGCGAGCCGCGTACCACTCGTCCGGCGTGACCTGCATCGACGACACCCGCACCGCCCCTACGGGGTGCTTGATCTCCAGGTGATCCGGATGCTGCACCACTGCGGTGACCCCGGACGGGGTGTGTGCACTGTCGGCGATCAGTTCCCAGCCCGTGCCCCTGTTCCGGATGGCGCACGAGATCAGCGCCAGGCGGGCGGTTGCCGGGGTCAGGATGTGCGTGGCCACTTCAGATGCTCCAGGAGTCGATACGGGGCTGGATGACGTCGGCCTGGGTACGGAGGGCCAGGTAGGTGGAGAGGCGGAGCCGGCCGTCGCCGTGGTCCCCCCAGGCGGTTCCGTGGGAGTTCCGGAACCGGAGGATGGTGTGGTCAGGCATGAGGGTGCCGTCGTCGAGGGCGACGGCTTCGAGGGCGGTGACGCACACTTCGTGGCCGCCCTCCAGAGGCGAGTCCGCCCACGCCGGGTCGGCGTCGATGAAGCCGTCCGGGTCCGGGCTGCTGAAAGCTGCGTGCCACGGCATTCCGAGGAGAACCGGCCCGGTCTGCAGGAGAGTGCATAGCTCTTCGGCGGTGGTGGCGTGCCCGTACTGGTCGATCAGGCCCCGGTTCCGTAGGGCCTTGGAGACGCCGAGGCCGGACGAGCCGACGTCCTGGGTGGGCCACGTGTGCTGAGACCACTGGTCGCAGGCGGTGGCATCCGCGTACAGGCCGATCGCGAAGTGCTGCGCCATCGCCGCATCCGCCAGGTTGAGGGCGGCTGCGTGCGCCTGCTCGGGGGTGAGGAGGATCGACAGCAGGGCGGTCGCGGCGTTGCCGGTGCAGGACGCGAGTGCGTCGGCGTTCGACTCGAGTCCGTAGGCGTCTGCGGTGTGGATGCCCTGGGCGATCAGGTTGCGCTGGTCGAGGACGGGCAGGCGGGGCTCCCACGCGGTCGCGCGCAAAGGCTGACCGTCGTACGGGCGCCGGTAGGCCAGGCTCCGCGGGTCCAGAACCATTTGGCGGCCGAGCCCGGGGGCTGGGTCGTATGTGCGGATTGTGAGATCGGTGGGCACCGTGCCCGTGCTCCTGCACTCCCCGCGCCCAGAGCAAGTGGTTGGCGTGCTGCGCCGGCCGGGGCCGGGTGGCAGTCCCTCGGGGATGGTGCGGGGCGGAGGGTCGCCCTATGGGTCAGCGTACGGGTGTACGGCCGGGTTGCTGCCCCTGGTCAGTCGAGGAAGTAGGAGTAGTTGTTGAGGCTGATGTAGCCGGATCCGGTGGAGAGGTAGCTGATGGCGCCGGAGGTGAGGTTGGTCAGGGTGATGGTGCCGTCGGGGTTGATGTTCAGGGCGCAGGAGCCGCCGGTGGTCCCGCCGACCCAGGCGGTCTGCTGCCACCAGGTGGTGGGCCGGTATGCGGCGGGGAGGGTGGCGATGGTGTTGCCGTTGGCGATGGTGGTGGTGGCGGTTCGGCGCATGAGGTCACGAAGGACGATGCTGCCGTCGGGCATGAGGCGGAACCGTCCGGGACCGTAGTTGCCTCCGTATCCGGACCATCCGGATGCTGGGGTGAGGGTGGACCAGTCCGAGTCGGTGAAGATGCGGCCCTGGATGTTGATTCCGGCCGGCCGGATGTACATCGACAGGTCGGAGGTGCTGTTCCGGGCTCGCAGCCTGATCTCGCTGCCCGACATGGTGACGTAGGTCCGGGGGCCCAGGAGACCTGTTCCGCCGGGGGCGCTTACCCCGTCTGCGCAGTACAGCTCGAGAGAGGACGTGCCTGTGGTTCCGTTGGCGGTGTAGCCGTATGCGCGGGAAGCGCCGGATTCGCTGTTGTACGGGTTGGGGTTGGCGTCGACAGAGAAGCTTCCACCGCGAATGCCGGGCTGGCTCGACAGGAGGCGCAGTTCGGAGTTGACGGGCTGCCCGCCGGGGCCGATGTTGGCCACGGACGGTGATCGGAGAGAGGCGTACGGGTAGGCGGATGAGTCGTCAGTGACCTGTGCCGACAGGACCCCGGGGGCCGTTTGGGCTGCGGCACCGGAGTGCAGCTCGACGGCCGGTACGGTCGACGCCGGATCGCTGGGGTCGGCCGCTTGGGGGTTGAGGACGATGCGCTGCCCGGAGGTTCCGGTTCGGACGATGCCTCCGGTGACGACCGCACCGTTGACCTGCCCCCCGGTAATGATCTTCCCGGTGATGGCGTCGGCCCTGAGGGCGGTGGCGTCAACAGACCCAGCGGCCAGCTTCGGAGTCGTGACGGCGTTCGCGAAGACCTTCGGTGTGGTGACCGCCCCGTCGGCGATCAGCGTCTCGGTGATCTCCCCGATGCCGATCTCCCCGGCCACCGGCTTCGGTGTGTACGGGCCGACCTGCGCGGTGGCGGGCGACGCGCTGCCGGAGGTGTTGCGGGCCACGAGACGCACGTACTGAGGTGTGGTGGCGGGGATGTAGACGATGCCGCCCTGTGCCGTCTCAATCGTCGCGACGAGAGACTCCGAGTCCGGGGTGAACCCGTCGGCGGGTGAGGCATGAACCTCGACGCGCGCCCAGTCCAGAGGGATGACTGCCCCGTTGGCGAACGTGCCGCCCCACCCTACGGAGATGCCACCGAGCGCCGGGGCAGCGGTGGGCGTGGCCGGGGCTGGTGGGGGTGCCCCGTTGACGATAGTGACCGCGGTGGTGCCGTCGCCCTGCTGGCCGACGATGCCCCGAAGCGAACCTGTTCCGTCCCTGACGAGGAGCGCGGTGTCGTCGAGGGCTGCGGAGGACAGGCGGGCGGAGCGCTGAAGCTCCTGTACCGCTTTCTCCAGCGCGGCGATCTTCAGTCCGATGTCCATCAGATTCCTCCGTACTTGTAGGTGTCGGCCGGCTTGAGGCCGATGACGGCCTGCGGGCCGCCCTCGGCGGCGGGGCGGATCGTCCACCCGGTGATGCGCCGCCACCCGGTGTAGTCCACCCACGGGTTGCGGACCCGGGTGTACACGTCATCGCCGACCTGCCAGCTACCGAACGGGGCGGAGCTGGTGTTGCGGATGGTGATCTGGTCGACCGATCCGAGGACCATGCGCCGCGAGTGCTCGGCCGCGGTCAGCTTGGCGAGGGTGTCGTTGGTCTTGACCTGCGCGAAGTCCTGGGTGTGCTCCAGGCGCAGCCGGCCGTTGCGGACTGCGGATACCTGGCGCTTCCTCGCGGACCCGTCGCCGTCACCGAGGCCGACGACCACTTGGGCGTACTCGTCCCCGGAGAACGGGACCTCCGGGTCGTCCAGGATGTTGACCCCGGACTCGAAGGTGATGTCGGTGCGGCGGGCGCCGAGACGTGGCCACCCCAGGCGGATGCGGCGCACCGGGGCGGTGCGTGCGGGGTTCCAGGCGGTGGTGCAGGTGTAGTCGGGGCTGGCCTCGGCGGACACCAGCTCGTCCACCATGTCCCCGAGCGGCTTCCCGTCCCACCAGTAGCTGTTGAAGCGTTCGGCGGGGGTGCCGATCGTGGAAGTGGAGGTTGTCGCGTCAACGGCGACACCGAGGTCGCCGTCGGGGATGGACTGGGCGTAGGCCCAGATGTCGCGGACGACCTGGCACCGGTCCGTGTAGGTCCAGGGGCCGCGACCGCCGCACTGCCCGTCGAGGTCGAACCGCTTCATCAGGTACGACGACCAGCCAGCCGCCTCGATCGTGAACTCGTTCCCTTTCGGCCGGGCGTCCCAGACGAGGCCGCCCCATCGGATCTGGTCATCGACCTCGACGTAGATGAGGGTGGTGCCCGGGTCGAGGAGGGTGGGGCTCTGGGACACCAGGCGCGGGGACAGGGTTCCGGTCAGGCTGCCGGGGCCGTTGAGTTCGTCCCCGTACTCCAGGTCCCCGACGGGCAGGGCATGGGACAGCCACTCTCCCGTCAGGGCGTGCTGGGTCAGGACCCGTGTGGGTGCGGGGCTCACCGGGGGGCCTCGAAGAACTCGACGTCAGCCTTGAGGGTGGTGGAGGAGTCAACGGCGACGGTTCCGGTGTTCCCGGTTGTGCCGGTGGCTTGCGCGCGAAGGGTCTGGGTGGTGCCGCGGTAGGCGTCGGGGATGGTGAGGGTGTCGGCGACGAACACGGTTGCGCGCCGGATCGCGGTCTGGTTGTCGTCGAGGATGACGGGCTGCAAGGTCAGGGACGCGCCGAAGGTGGCCCGGAGGGCGCCGATGAACTGGGCGACGCTGTACTTGAGCTGGGCGATGTCGACGCTGATGACGGCGGTACTGGCCCACGTGGGGATGGGGATGCTCCAGCCGATAGCGGTGGAGAAGTTGGCGTAGGTGCCGTTGCTGTTGCTGATGCTGGTTGAGGTGCCGGAGGGTGACTGGATCCACTGGCGGCGTTCGCGGCGGGGGTTCGCGATCTGCCGCAGGTCCTTGATCATGGCGTTGGTGATCGTGGACGTGGACGCCGGAATGTCAATCCGGGCGAGAGGGATGCCAGTGCGCCCGTCGGGGATCGTCGTGGCGGACGAGGACACGTTCGAGATGATCTGGAAGTAGTTGATCTGGTCGACGGCAGGGTTGAGGCTGCCCTCGTACTCGGGGTCCTCGACCCGCAGGATCAGCATGTCGGAGCGCGGCGACCCGCCCGTCGAGGAGATTCCCACGGTGGCCGACCCGATGTTGCACACCGAGTACGTGCCCTGGAACGCGGACACCCGCCCGCGAACCACCCCGGACCCGTCACCGACCTGGACGCTGGCACCGGGGGTGGAGAGCTGGGTGACCTTGAGGTCGGTGCCCTGGGTGATGCCCTCGGCACCGGACACCAGGTCACGGACCATCATGCGGAACTGCTGTGCGGAGTGGGTGGCGCCGTTCGTGAGGATCGGCACGGGGAAAAGGGCCATGGTGTGCGCTCCTCAGAGGGCGGTGTAGGCGTCGCGCCAGGTCAGGCGGAGCCGGGACGTGTTGGTGTTGTCGAAGCCGGTCCACCGGAATTCGCTGGGGCCGGGCGGCAGGGAGAACAGGTCGATACGGGAAGCAGGGCTGAGCAGAGTGGAGGCGTTGCCGCCGTTCTCCCGGGTCACGGTGCGGTAGCCGGGGCGGGTGTCGATCTCCACCCACTGGCCGGCAGTCAGGTTGAGGGTGGGCAGGTCGAGGCGGCGCCCGGACGTGGAGTGAATGACGCTGACGTTGGCGACCGGGCCGGTGATCCGGATGACGGGCCAGGCGTGCCCGGTCCCGTTGTTGTGGGCCCAGCCCGGCCGGTCGGCGGCCGTGGTCCCGGACTGCACGTAGATCGGGGCGACGATCGGGGCGGCGAACCCTCCGCCGGTGAGCCACCCGAGGGGGATCTCGGTGGTGGTCTCCTCGTCGGCGTAGAAACCCGGGTCGGTGGCGATGAACTCCAGGTCAAGGGGCACGTAGCCGTGAATGACCTGCTTGTACTCGGGCTCCTCCATGCGCAGCCGCCCATTCAGGCGCTTCACAGGCCGACCCGGGCGCTTCAGGCGGAAGGGCATGGTGACGCCGCCGGCGAGCCGGACCGCAGGGTCGTCTGCGGCTGCCTGGAGGGCGGCCACCACGTCGTGGCAGGCGGCCGGGTCACCGGGGATACGGATTGCAGCGTCGATCTGCACCTGGCGGGCCGCGTAGTAGTCCGGGCCGGCGAACACTCCGTCCATGGACGGCTGGTCGACGTCGGCGTCGCGGACCGGCGGACGGCCGAGGCCGGTGGTCTCGATGACCTGGATGGGTGTTCCGGCGCCCATGAGGACGCCGCCGAGTTCGTACTGCCAGTCCTCAAGCGGTGGCACGGGCGTTCACCCCTCCCCTGCGAGCCCGGCGGACCTGGCGCCCGACCTGGGAAGCGATGTCCGATGCCGTTGCCCCGGTGCGGACGGTACTGACGGTGACGTTGGTGTCGCCGCCCTCGCGGACGATGACGAGGGGGCGGCTGCCGGAGACGTCCGTGAGGCCGACCCCGAAGCGCGCGGCGACGTCGCGGAGGACGTTCGTGGCGGGGCCCCGCTTGTTCGCACCGAGGGGGATGTACGCCTCGCCGCCGCTGGCAGGCTCGGCGAACGTCACGGCGCCGCCGCGGGTGGAGTAGATGCCCTCCCGGATCCCGCCGTTCTCGTAAGACAACCCCTTGTTCGCCCGGGCGAGGTCGGCGATGAACTTCGACGCCCTCGAGCCGAGGGAAGACTTGATCTGCGACTGGGCCTTGGTGGCGGTGGCGATGATGACGTCCTCGCCAAGCCCGGTGGTGTCAGCGACGTTGTGGATGCCGGTCTTGTTCGTCTTGATCGCCGCGATGATGGCAATGAGCTGGTCGACCTCGTCGTTCGTGAGGGCGGTGTTCGCCTTCTTCACTGCGGTGTTCGCACTGCCGGCCCTCTTGTTGTCCTTCACCGCGGCGGCGGCGAGCTGCTGTGCGGCGGTGTCGCCCTGGGCGGCGAGCTGTTTGGCGAGGTCCCCGTACCCGCGGGCCGCCAAAGTGGCAAGGTTCTTCGTGAACGCACTGTCGGCGCCGGTGGCCTTGTCGAGTTGCCGGGTGTAGTCCGTCAGCGACGCCTTCGCCGTTGCGGACAGGTTCCTGAGCGCGGCCGCCATCTCGTTGATGTACTTCGTCGACCCGTTCGCCATCTTCTTCGCGAGGGCCACACCGTCCTTGCCCATCGCAGCCAGGGCGTCAGCAACGTCACCACCGACCCGGTCGGCGACCTTCTCCAGGTCCGCGTTCCAGACCCGGGTGGCCTTGCTGTTGGCCTTGAGCTGCTTTTCGACCGCAGCCAGGGAGAAGTACTCGACGTCCTTATTGGTGACCTTCCCCTTCTTGCCCTTGACCTTGACCTTCTTGGTCTTGTGCCCGGCCTGCCCGGCGTCGGTCGGCGAGTACAGGGAGCCGCTGTTCGGGTCGTACCGCCAGTCGGTGACGTTGCCCTCGGCGTTCCACTGGATCGTGTTGGGATCGCCGCCGAGGCGCCGGACGATCTCCTCGGTGATGGCACGGGAGCGGGGGCGTTTCGACGGGGCGAACGGGACGTACCCCTCCCCCATCGTCTCGGGCTCGGCCCACACCCGCATGGCGCCGGCGGGGGCGATCTGCGCGATGTGGTTCTCGGACCCGGCGGCGAAGTGCTGGACGGCTCGGCCTCGGATCCCGCCGTTGGCGTAGGACGCGGCAACGATGCCGCCGTCGGCGTAGTGGCCGGCCTTTCCAGGCCGCTTGGCTTCCCCGGTGTTGATGACGACGTGCCGGGTGGTGACGGTGGCGGTGCGGCCGTCGAGGTCAGCAAGGCGGGCGGCGACGTTACCGATGCCGCTGATGGCAGCACCTGTTGCCGCGGTGACGGTGACCTTGCCGTTCGGGAGGCGCTTGACCTTGTACCCGAACGCTTTCAGGGCTTCCTCGCCAGCCTTGGACAGCGTCTTGAGGGTGACGGACTTCGCCCCGGGGGACGCCTTGACCTTGGCATTGAAGGCGTTGAGGTCTGCGGTGGCGTCCTCCGTCCGCATCTTGACCTTGAAGTCTTTGCTGTCCGGGATGTCCAGGAGGGTCTTGGCGAGGGCCTCGGCTTGGGGCCTGGTGAGTCCCATGGCCTGGCCGGCCTTGATGATGGCCTGTTCGCCGCGCTGGTAGATCCCGTTGACGTACTCCCAGGAGCGGCCCTGTTCCCGGGCGGAGGCTGCCGCTTCGTCGGTCTTCGCCCCGAGGTCCTGGAGCGCGGTGGCGGCGGCCTGTGCCTTCGGGGAGTTCAGGTCCAGCTCGCCGTTGATCATCCTGAGTGATCCGGCGTTCTTCTTCGCGGCCTTGTCGGCGGCGTCGATGGCCGCCTCGAAGCCGATCATCCCGCCCAACGCGGCCCGGTTGACGTCGTTCAGCGCCTGGATCGCGCCGCGGAGTCCGTCCGCGCTGGCCTTCTGCGCGTCGAGCTTCGTCTTCACGTCCAGGGCCTGCTGCCCAAACAGGCCCATCCCGGCGACCGCGAGCTCCTGCTCGGCCGCCGCCGCGGCGACAGCTGCCTGGTAGTCGGGGAAGAGAGCGGCGATCTCCTTGGTGGAGTACCCGGCCTTCTTCGCGGCTGCCTCGATCGTGCTGAAGTCGGCGGCGGCCTGCTTGCCGTACCCGGACTGGACCATGCCCGCCATGGCCTGGTCGAGGCCCTTGAAGTCGTCCTCCAGGGCGGTGAGCGACTTCTCGCCCTTGGTGAGGTCCTGCCAGAGGTCGTTGGCACCACTGCGCAGGTCATCAAGCGGTTTGATGCCGGAGTTCCCGAACGACTTGACGTAGTCCTCGTTCTCCTTCGCGGCGTCGCCGAGTTCGCCGATCTTCTTCACGAGGCCGTCGACGTCACCAAAGGTGCTCTTCAGCTCGCCGGTGAACTTCCCGGTCTCGGCGAGCCGCTTGAGGCTGGTGGTGAGCCGGTCGATGTCCGGGGGTGCGCCGCGGGCGTTCTCTGCGAGCTTGGCGACGCCGATCGCTGCGACGGTGAGGACTCCGAGGCCGATCGACGCCTTGGTCATGGCGGTCATGCTGGCGGCGGTGGCCCGCAGGGTGGTGCTGACGCCGGCGGCACGCATGATGGCGAAGTAGGCGCCGAGGCGGGCCACTGCGGCAGACCCGGTGACCGCGCCGAACGCGGCGGCGCCAAGGGTGATGAGCTTGAACCCGGCGTAGAGCTGCAGCAGTGTCGACAGGAAGCTGGTGGGGATCGCGTTGACGAGCTGGGCGAACACGTTGACGGCCGTGAGGACGCTGACGCCGACGTCGGACATGGCGACCAGCAGGGTGGTGACCGCCCGGGCGAGGTTCATGAGGGTGTCGCCGACCAGCGGCCCGTTCGCGCGGGCGTAGTCGAGGAACTCTCGCAGGTCTGCCCCGACCTCCCCGCTGTTGAGGGCGCGGGTGAAGTTGACCAGGTGGGTGGTGCCGCGGGCGAGGGACTCGGTGGCGAAGCGGGTGAAGCTGGCCATGAACCGGTCGAAGCCGGGGGTACTCATGCCGCCTGCGGCAACGTTGAGGAGGCGGTCGAGCTCCTTCGATGTGCCGCGGACCAGAGGGGACAGCTTCGGGAGCATCGCCCCGAACAGGCCCATGGACTTGGTGAGGACCGGCATGGTGTCGTTGGCGAGCGCGTCGGACCAGTCGGTGTAGTCCTCTTTCAGGACGGCGAACGCGGCAGCGGTCTCCCGGGCCGCTGGCGGCATCTCCTTGAGGACCCGCAGGTAGGCGGCCTCGGCCTCGACTGCCTGCTGGGATGCTTTGCCGTGCTCGTCGATCGCGTCCTGGTACTTCGTCTCCGCCTCTACTGCTTCGGTCAATGCGACGATCTGCCCGGCCACCGCGGCGCCGAACGCGCCGATGGCTACACCGGAGGCGGTGAGGCCTGCGGCGATCGGGACGGTCGCGGCGGCGATCGGGATGAGCGCGGTGCCGAGGGCGACCGCGGCCACGATGAGGTTTTGGGTGTTGTCCGCGGCACCGTTCGTGGAGTTGCTGACCGTGCCGAGGCTGCCGTTGAGCCCGCCGAGGCGCCCGGTGACCCGGGTGAGGGTGCCGTCGAGGTCGTCCAGGTCGCCGCGCAGGGTTCGGGTGCTGCCGGACAGGTCGCCGATGTTGGTGTGTGCGGTGCGGGCACTGCTGCCAACGGAGCGGATCCCGGTTGCCGCATGGCGGGCCCGGTCTCCGATCTCGTCCAAGGCGGCGGCCGCCGCGACGGCTCTTCCTCGGAGTGTGCGCAGTTCCCTGGAGAGATCGGCGGCGGCTTCCTCTGCTGCGCGGAGCGCTACTGCTGCTGCCGCACCCCGGGTGGCGAGGGCGCTGAGCGACCCTTCGGCCCGGCCGGCGTTGGTACGGAGGTCCCGTACGGCTGCGGCGGTCGCTGCGAGGCGGGCGGGGTCGCCGTCGAAGTCGACGCGGATCCGAACCGGGGACAGGGCTTGGATTTCTGCCAGTGCGGTCCGGAGTGAGGCGCGGGCGGCGGTGGTGTTGTCGTCGAGGCGGGCGGTGATGCGGATGTCGCGGACGGCCCGGTTGAGGTTGCGTTCGGCGTCGGCGGCGGCCCGGGCGAGGTCGCGGAGGTCTCGGGCCCCGTTCTGGGCTTGGCGGGCCATGCGCTGGAGGCGGCCGCGGGCGGCGTCGGAGGCGCGGCCGAGACCGGCGATGGCTCCCTGCGCGGTTCGGGAGGTGGTGCCGAGGCGGCGTACTTCCCGCTCGGCGTCGGAGGTGGCACGGGCGAGGGTGCGGGCGTGGCCGGCGTTGGCCCGCAGGGTTCTGGCCAGGCTGGTGCCCTGCCCGCGCAGGGACACGTCCAGATTCCAGTGGGCCACCGGTCGCCCTCCTCTCCATTAGTGCGCGGTTGGTCAGGTCTTGAGTGCGTCGGCAACTTCCATCGCGGCAGCCACCGACGCGGGAAGCAGGACGACTTTCATGCCGGCCCCGGCCTGCCCGCCGGGGATGTCCTGCTGCACGCGCTGGATCTCCTCGCAGCCGAAGCAGCGGCGGGCGGATGCGACGTAGGCGTAGGGGTCGCCGCCGAGGTCGGGGTCCCACTCGTCTTCGCGTGTCCCGCACGTGCAGACGGTCCGCAGGTACGCCTGGTAGGCCAGGGCCTTGGCCCGGTCGAGGGGAGTCCACGTGCCGGTGCCGACGCCCCGGAATTGGGAGTGGGGCATGCCGTGGTGGTGGCAGAGCTCCAGCTCGGCACGTAGCTGCTCATCCTCGATCAGCCTTTTCCCAGGTCCATGCGGTCCGCCTGCTGGACGCGGAGGGCGGCGGCGTAGAGGCGCTCGCCTTCGGCCTGCGACCAGTTGTCGAGGAACTCGGTGGCGTCCTCTTCGGTGAGCGGGTCCAGGGACGCGGCGGCGATGAGGACCGGGGCCATCGTGTCGGGGTTGTAGTCGTAGCCCTTCCCGGCCTGGTCCTCGGTCGGCGGGTGCGCGGCAAGGAGTTCCCTGAACTCGTTGCGGGGCAGCGCCTGGAAGCGCAGCTCGATGGACGCCTCGTCGAGTGCCGCCTGCGCGGACGCCAGATGGTCAGCGGCAGCCTTGGCGGCGGCCTGGGCGGTCTTGTCGCCCGGGTTCTTCTCCGCGGTCTCCTGGGCCTGCTCCTCCAGGAGCTGGGCGGTCGCGGCCGCCTTCTTGAGGTCGTCGTCGTCGCAGATCGTCAGGGTCACGGTGGGGCGGGTGCGGGCGCGGAGCTTGGCGCGCTTCGCTTCCCAGTGCGCGTCGGCGGCAACGGCTTCGGCCGGGGGTGCGGGCTTGCGTGCGGTCATGGGGTGGTTCCTCCGTCAGGGGAAGGGGGGCCCGGCCGGGCGCGCGTGCGGCGCCCCTTCCCAAGACACTGCTCGGGCCCGGCCGGGAGCTGAGGGGGTGGTGGATCAGGGGCCGGCGGCGGGCACGGGGGCGCCCTGGACCGGCCGGGAGGTGATGGAGCAGGTGACGACGAACTTCGCGGCCTCGTTGTCCGCGGTGTACTGCGGGGACTGGGAGGCGACGCGGATCGGGAAGACGTCCATGCTCGCGTTCGCGGGTACGTCGCCCTTGCGGAGGATGACGACGTACCCGGTGGTGCCCTTGGCGAGCATCTCCTCGATGTCGGCGTCGACCTCGTCCTCGTAGAACGTGAAGCTGGAGGAGTCGGCCTTGTCGCTGCCGGGGATCGTCGAGTCGTAGGTGTCCGCCATGTCCGGCGTTTCGATCTCGTTGTTTGCGACGGTCCAGCCGTCCATCGATGCGATGAACTCGCTGAACTCCGTGCCGGCGGTGAGCTCGGTACGGGTCGGGATCATCGTTCCGGCGGCGATCGTCTCGAGGAAGTAGAACTTCGACGTTCCGCGCCGCATGTACTTCTTGACCGGCATGAGTGGGCCCCTTGTCCCGGGGCCGCCTTTCAGGCTCGGGCCCCTTTTACACGTGGTGTGTGGGTGCGGCCACCTGCGTGGTGGCGTCCGCGTGGGGTCCCGCCGCGGTGCGGTGAAGCGTGCCTGACCAGAGGTCAGGTGGAGGTCAGGTCGAACCTGAACCGCTGTACGTAACTCATGATGGCATCGGCCGGGTCAGATGATCCCCCCGGTTCGGTGTCGAGGCTCCGCCCGATGACCTTGACGCCGGGCACGACGAGCGGGTGAAGCCAGAGCCCGGTTTCCGGGTCGCGGCCGAGGATGGCCCTACGAACCTTGTCGGCCATCCACTCGACCTGGTCGGCGACACCGTGCGAGTCGGGCCGGTTCGGGTCGGGGCCGGAGATCGAAGTGACCTGGTAGACGAGGGTGATGTCCTCGTTGAGGTCGGTGAACGGCGCTCCGCTGGTCTGGGCGCTCACCGCCTGCAGCAGGTGGTACGGCGGGTTCGTGTTCACCGGCTTGCGGCCCCGGCCGACGGGGGTGTTGGTCGCGGAGGCCAGCAGCGCGGACAGGGCCATCGTGACGGGCAGACGGGCGATCATCCTGACTCCCCTTCAGTCAGCTCGCGGCCGTCCAGGGAGGCGTGCGTGACGACCCAGCCGACCGAACCGTCGTCGCCCTTTACCGGCCTGCTGCTCGGTCCGCACACGCAGTCGTTCTCTCCGCTGGTGTCGTGCTCTATGAGATCCCCGACCGGTGCCACGTGGACACTGCTCAACCCAGCACCTCCTCAACAGCTCCGAGCATCTGCTCACGCAGGACGGCCTCCATACGGGGAACGGCGGGCCCGACGTGCGGGTACGGCGGCTGGTAGAAGTGCCGGCCGATGCTATCGGTCATGTCCCAGAACCCGTACTCCAGGCGCCTGCCCTGTGGGGCGTTGGTGCCGATGGTGCACTGAGCCCCGTGCGGGATGCCCCGGCCGACGACCTCCCAGGACGACCGGTACTTGCCGGTGATGACGTTGGGGCCGGGGCGTCCGGTGGCGTTGGCACGGATCATGCCGCGTCCGAGTTCGGCGGTGTGGACGACGCGGCGGGCGACGGCGTCGCCGAGGTTGTCGGCGGCGGCGTCGAGACGGTCGGCCATTTCGTCGGGGGTCATGGGCCGCCGCCGTTCACGCCGGACGGGATGGTGTTCTGGTCCAGCGGCGTTTTGCGGACAACCTCGACGGTGCTGGCCAGTCCGGGGCTGGCGCACAGCCAGCTCCTCCCGAGGAGCGACGTGCGAGCCGGGTCGTGGACCTGCACCACGGTGACGCTGGCACCCTCCGGCGGGATCGGTGCCGGCAGCGGGGTGAGGAGAGTGAACTTGGCCCGGGTCTGCTGAGTCCACGGCGCCGCAGCTTCGGGCACGGAGATTCCCTCGGTTGTAGAGGCTCCTGTCACGACCGCGCCTGGCCCCTCGTAGAGGACGTCCCCGTCCGGGTACTCCAGCTCGCCAGTGCTGGTGTTCAGGACGGGCTCACCGCCGCCGGGCCGCGTGACGCGAACGGTGTCGATGAGGAGGTTGGTGCCGATCCACCGGGTGACACCGGCGAGCGCACTGTCCAGCCCGGCCATCAGGCGCCTGCCTTACCGAGGGCCATGTCGGCGAGCTGCATGAGCATGGCCCGGGTGAGTTCATGGGGTGTGCCGTCGAGGTCATCGCGGTTCAGGGCGGCGCGGCTGAGGGCGGCGGGGTCGATGTTGGCAAGGAACGCTGCGACGGCGTCGCCCGGGTCCTGCTGGTCGCCGACCGCAACGTGCGCAAGGCCGTCGAACTGGACGCCGGTCTGGGGTGCGGCGTAGAGGACGAGGAGCGGTGCGGAGCCGAGGCGGGCCTCCAGGTTGAAGCCCTGGACGCTGCTGCTGACATCGGTTCCGTCGATCTCGACGCTGCCGGTGAGACCGTTGGAGGTGAGGCGGACCTGGTGCGGCCGGTCGGCCATGCTCGGGGCGGTCACGGCTTGACCTCCGGGTCCTCGTTGAGGGGCACGGTTTGCAGGACGCATCGCTCGACTGTCACGGCCTCGTTGAGGCCCGGGTCCGCGAACCTCTGTCCGTCCTCGCCTCTGCAGAACTCGGTGTACCTGATCCGGTAGCCGCCCTCGTTGCCGTTCACCGCGCGTGAGTGCACGGTGATCGGTCCTGCTGCGGACACCCACTTCGGGTCGATGCCGTTCGCCTCTAGCCAGGCGCGAACGCGCCGCTTCTGCCCTTCGCTGAGCAGTTGGTTGACCTCCATGACGGTGACGACGCGGCGCTGCACAGGGTGGGGAACCGGCTTGAACTGGGGAGGGACGTGCACCGGCTGGTGGTGCATGAACGCGCCCTCGCCTTGCTGCGTCACAACGGTGACGACCGCTTCGGCGACACGGTCACCTTCCTCCATGCCGATGACGAGGCCGAGGTCGTCAAGCTGCGCGCCGATCTTCTGGTCGCTCATGCGGCACTCTCCGTCAGCAGCGCGCCGTCATCGACGCGGAGCAGGTGCTGGACGAGGTGGTACTCGGCCCGGTGGCCACGGGTGCGCTCCGTGTCCTCGTCGGCTTCCGGCGGGCATCCACGCTCGGCTTCGAACGCCGAGCCCGGGCCGAGCAGCCGTTCCGGGAGAGTCAGCCAGGCGTAGTAGTCGGCGAAGGTCTTAGACTCAAGCGCCTTGCGGACCTTGACGAGGTAGATGTCCTGATGGTGCTCCGTCAGTTGCTCCCACGGCTCCCCCACGGGGCGGCCGGACTGGATGTGGAGGAAGGGGCGCATCGTCGCCTCGTACATGGCGCGGGCGGCCATGGTCAGAGTCTCAGCAGGGATCGTCACGAGAGGGCTCCTAGGGCGTTGGGGCGGTCGAAGTGCGGGAGGAACTCCCGGATGCAGTGGGCGTGAGCGGTGGGGTGGGCGAGTGCGTCGTCGATGCTGCGATACGTGCCGTCTGCCAGGTCCGAGTCCTGGTGCGAGGCCCAGCCGCATTCCGCGCCGTCACGGACCTGGACGCGGGTGCAGCCGAGCTGCTCGTACGCCGTGGTGACGGCCCCGGCGTTGGCGGTCGTGACGGCCTGCCACGACAAGGCAGCCCCCGCCCACGTCTCGACGGGGTGCCGGGCGTCGTTGACGTAGATGACGGTGCCGAGCGGGTGCTGCTGGCGCAGGGCGTCGGGGTCGAAGCTCCCGGCGTCGAACTGGGTGACCCGGGCGCGGGCGGCGTCCTGGGCAGCGCGGAGGAACGCCTGGGCGCGGCGGATGGCTTCCTGGAGGCGGCCCATGAGGTCGGCGTAATACTGGGCGGTCAGGGTGGTGACGGTGCTCTGGTGCCGCCGGGTCCAGGACCACAGGCTGTGAGGCCGGTTGCCCCGGTCGAGCATGGCGAGGGACCCGTCCCGGTAGGCGGTGGGCAGGTCGGTGGCGGCCCACCGTTCGATGAACGCTCCGGTGTCCCGGCTGAACGTGGCGAGAGCCTGTTGGAAGGCGAGGACGGCGGCGCGGATGCGGGTGATGGCAGCCCGCCCGGGCCGGATCGCAGCAAGGGCGGCGAGGAGCCGGTCCTGGGCGACGGTGAGGATCCGCCACGCGCTCGTGAGGCGGCTGACCCCACCGCGGATGAAGTCGAGGAGGCGGGCGCGGAGGGTGCGGCGCCGGGTGGGGGTGGTCATCGGCGGGGCCGTTCCACGAGCTGGATCAGGCCGAAGCTGCTGGTGTCCTCGTCGTCCGGGGCCGGCGGGTCGTCAGGGGCCGGGGGCTGCCCGGACTCCAGGGCTGCCAGTTGCCGTTCGTAGGCGGCAATGTTCGCGGACGTGTTGATGGACACAACACCGGACACGGACACAGACCCGGGTGAGGCGAGGAGGTCGGCGAGGCGTTCGCGGACGACCTCGATGGCGACCGCGCGCCCGGTGCCGAGCCGGGTGTAGCGGGTGGTGAGGTCTGTGACGTCCGTGCTCCGGCCCAGCTGGGAGAGCAGCCACTCTCGTACGGCTGTGTCCACCGGGTCCTCCAGTCTGGGGATGGGCTGGGAAAGGGGTGCAGGTGCGGGCCCGGCCTGGCGCCCCACCAGGGGGCGGGCCCGCACACCGCTTACTGGCCGCCGGTGCCCTCAGCGGCGGCCGTCCGGCCCCGGGCCGGCTTACGGGCCGCACGGGTGGCGGCCGGCTTGGTGTCGTCGGAGGCGTCCCCGCTGGCGGGGGTGGTCTCGTCGGACTGGGTGTCAGCGCTGCCGGTGGCGTCCGAGTCGTCGCCAGAGGCGCCGCCCGGGTCGCTTCCGGAAGAGCCGTTGTCGCCCGCCGTCTCCGCCTTGGCCTTCGGGAGGCGAGGGAGCTTCCCGTCGACCCAGGCGGCCGGGTTCGTCACCAGGGCCGCCAAGCGGGGCTCCGGGCTGGTGCCCGGGTGCAGAAGCACCGTCTGGTGGGTCTCCGGGTCGTTGACGTATACGGGCCTGCTCAGCTGGGTGCCCATGGGTCACCACACCGTCGCGGCGATGTGGATGTCCGAGGTGTACAGCACCGGCAGCGCTGCGGCCGAGCCCTTCGACCAGACCTGCGGCGGGTCGTCCTGGTAGCCGGTCGTGACGATGATGCCGGGGGCCTCTTCCCGCTCGATCGACGGGTTGCCGCCGTTGGAGAGGAGGATGCCCTCGGCGGTGAGCCCGTACTGGGTCTCACCCATCTGGCGGGCGTTGGGCGGCAGGAGGAAGTACATGTTCTCCGGCAGGACCCGCACGTCGGTGCCGTTGGGCAGAGGGACCTTGACGTCGTACGGGGTGATCGGGGGGAGCCCGTACCGGCCGCGGACGACGTTGACCTCCTGCGGGGAGAGGACCGCGGTGGGGATGGTGTTCGCCGAGTTCACCGACCCGTAGTACGCGGCCCGGTAGGAGTCGTTGCCCATGGCGAGCCGCATCGCCTTGTAGGAGGTGACGGCACGGTCGGGCGTCGGGGCGCCGGAGGCGCGCAGGACCTCGATCCACCGCATCTCGTCGCCGAGCATGTCGGCGGTCGGGTCGGTCCAGGCGACCGGTGCGGTGGGCATGTTCGCGGCGGGGACCTTGTGGTCGGCCTCGATGGTGAGGTTGTTCTCCCCGGTGAGGGTGAACTTTCCGTCGATGAGGAGGTCGCCGGCGGCGAGTTCCAGGCGGTGCTTGATGGACAGGACGTGTGCGGCGGCGTCCTGGTAGACGTCGTCGACGACGTTCTGGGCGTCCATGCCGCGGGAGACGTTCTGGAGGATGGTCTCCAGCTCGCCGATGATGTACTTCTGGCCGAGCGGCAGGAGCTTCCCGCTGGTCGCGAACTGCGTGATCTCACGCGTGGCGACCTTGGTCTGCGCGTCCCACGCCCGGTAGGAGGCGGCGGCGACGCGTCGGCGGGTGCCCCGGTTCTCCCACATGACGGAGTTGACGGTCCGCTCGGGGATGACGGACTGGGTGAGGAGGTAGTCCGCAGGGGTCTGGATCTCGCGGACGAACGCGTTGATCTCGGTCGGGTTGATGTCGCGGAGCAGGAGCTCCAGCATGTCGTTCGGCATGGTGGGCCCCTCAGATTCCGTAGACGAAGTTGGTGTTGGAGCCCGCGGGGATGTCCTTCGGGTCGAAGGCGACCGGGAGCTTGGTCACGTCGATCTGCCCGTGGACCATGATCGGTGCGGCGATCTTCGTGGTGGTGGGGTAGAAGGACGCCTCGGTGAAGAGGAATCCGGCGAAAAGCTGGGTGCCGTCGGTGGCGGTGGCGGTGCCGCCGGCGGTGGTGGTGGCCATGGTGACGCCGGGGGTGGAGCCGCCGGTGAGGGACGCGGTCGCGCTGATCTGGGCGACGTTGTCGCCGAGGTACTGGCCGCCGAAGGTGAGGGTGTAGGGGCCGCCCGCGTTGCCGGTGACCTTGATGTCGCCGGGGTTGACGTTGGAGAGGTTCTCCAGGGCGGTCTGGACGGCGGCCGCGGTGGCGTTGTAGGCGATCGCGGCGGTGGTCTGTCCGCTGTAGGTGAGGGTGAAGGTGCCGCCGGTGGGGCCGCCGGTGACGGTGGCGGTCTGGACCTCGTTGGTGACGGCGGCGTACGGCTCGTACAGACCGGTGGCGGTGTTCTTCCCGAGAGGGATGCCGGACTTCAGCTTCCGCTCGGGCTGGTACTTCGACGCCTCGGTCCAGTGGAGGTTCTGGTCGAACTGGGTGAGGTCGAGGGTGACGGTCTGGTTGGTCTCGATGCCGAGCATGCTCATCAGCCACGGGCGGCCGACGGCGTACGACTCGGTGATGGTGTACGGCTGGATGTCCACGCCGAACCCCTTTCGCGATGATCGCGGTGTGTGTGAGAGGGCACCTGCGTGGTGCCGTCCACGGGGGGTGAGGGCGTGGTCCCTGGTCTGCGGGGTGACGCTGGTTATGCGGCTTCGGGGTTACGGAGGCCCATGCTCACGGCGCGCTCGCGGGCCTTCTGGGCGATGGCGTCCTTGCCGCCTGCGGGGGTGCGCGCCGGGGGGCCGCCGGCCGGTGCGCCGCCGGGCGCCGGGGGCAGGGTCTGCGGGGCGGTGCCGCCGAAGAGGACGGGGCGCCGCTCCTTGAGGGCGGTGGCGGCTTCGGTGATGGCGGCGTCGTCGGCGTCGTCGGCGACACGCAGGAGGGCTGCGGCGTCGTCGAGGTCGTCGCCGGTGGCACCGAGGCGGACGAGGGAGGCTCGGATGAGGCTGTCGCGGTCGCGGCGGGCGGCGGCGGCCTCGCGTTCGGCTGCGGCGGCGTCTCGTGCGTCCGCTGCCCGTTCGCGTTCGGCCAGGGCCTCGGCCTTGCGCTGCTCGTCGCTGAGCTGCGCCTCGCGGGCCTGCTTGGCGTCCTTGAAGAGTTTGACGAAGGAGGAGGGGTCGAAGGTCTCCGATTCGCTGAGGACGCCGTCGAACGGGATCCCGGCGGCTTCGGCGAGTTCCCTGAAGGCGTTGAAGCGGCCCTTGCTGTGCTCACGGGCCATGATCTTGCTGAAGCGGGCCTGCGTCATCGCGAGGCCGGTCTCCTGGTCGACGAGCGGGGCAGGCGGGCCCTGCCGGGTGGCGGGGTCCTGCTGCTGCGCTGCTCGCGCCGCGAGGTCGGCGGGGGTGGGGGCCTGGCCGGGAGGGTTGGGCGGGTTGCCGCCGTCGTTGTAGAACACCCCGAGGGCGGGGACCCCGGTGTACGGATGGGTCCAGGCCGAGTGGATGGCGGGGGTGCTGTGGTGCTGCGTGGGGCGACGCATGAGCGCAAGTCCTCCCAGACTTGTTCCAGGCCCCGCGCCTTGATCCAAGGAAAGCACGACTCTGGTCATTCGTTGCCCCCGCTCCCCCGGGCCTCTTCGTCCACGGGGTTCTCCTCGTCGTTCTGGGCGGGGACGGGCGGCAGGGTTGGGGCGGGCGCCTGTGTGGTTTCGGGGGCTTCGCGTCCGAGGAACTTGGCGACTTCCTGGGCGTTTCCGAGGGCGTCGGCCAGCATGCGGGCGTCCTCGAACGAGCGGGCTTGGATCTGCTCGATCTCCTTCTCCGCGTCGTCGATCGGCCAACCGGCTTCGGTGAGCATGCGGATCGCGGTCTCGAGGCTGATGACCTTCGCCTGGTAGGCGGTGGTGACCTGCTCAAGGACGGCGCCCTTGTCGGTCGGCGTGTAGGGGCCGCGGATCAGCTTCGCGGGGAGCGGGGTGATTCCGGCCCAGTCGGGGTGCTGGCCGGCGAGGAACAGGCGCTGGACGAAGCGGAGCAGCAGCATGTCCTTGTGGGCGCGGGCAAGGCGCATCCCGCCGATGAGGGAGTCGAGGGGGCCGAGGGACAGTTCGAGGGCGTACCCGGAGGGGACCTTGGAGGGGTCCATGGTGCCGAGGGCGACGGCGGGGAGGCGGGCGACGTTGGAGGCCCGGTCGGCGAGGTCGTGGCCGTGCTCGCGGAGTTCGCGGAGGGCTGGGGAGGTGTCGATGGTGGTGAGCTTGCCGTCGGCGCCGAGCTTGAAGACGACGCCGGGGCCGACGTTGTACTGCTGCTTGGCGTCGATGCTGGCCCCGGAGATCCCGACCATGGGGAGGCCGGTGGTGGCGGAGGCGCGGGCGGCGTCGGTGTCGGTGGAGGCAAGCTCGTCGAAGACCTGTAGCGGCTTCGCGAGGGACGACTGGCCCCAGTGTTCCTCGGCCGGCGGCACGGTGTTCGGGACGTGGACCAGCGGGATGAAGTCCACGTAGAGGTCGAGGCGGTCGAGGACTTCCCCGGCACCGTTGGTGGCGTACCGGGCACTCGCGGCCGGGAGGTTGTCGACGTCGTGGGGGGCCTTGAGGTCGCCGAGGTCCCAGGTGGCGTCGGTGAGGTAGCAGGTGCGGTACGTCGGCCGGTCGTTCCACGGGTACTGGCGGCTGATTCCGCCGTCGGCGTCGACCTGGTCGCCGCGGCCGATGAGCGGCATCGCGGGGGTGTCGTCGGTGGGGTCGGTCATGAGGGGGGCGCGGACGGGGCGGCCTTGGCGGTCGACGCCGGAGGCGGTGGCGGGGCCGATCCAGTCGAGCTCGTAGGTGATGCGTCGCAGTCGGCGCTTGAGGCCGCGGGCGGTGTCTTCGGGGAGCTCCCAGGCAAGGTGGACCCGTTGGGGGTAGTCGGCGCCGTCGCCGTCTTCGGGGAGCACCGGGAAGTAGAAGCCGGGGTCGTACGTTTTCAGGCGCGGCCGCTGCTTGTCGGCGTCCCAGGCGAGGAGGTACACCCCGTCGCCGAGGCCGACAGCCTTGCGTTCGCACTGGAGCATCCGCATGGGCAGGAGTTCATCCTCGGCCCACTCGCGGAGGAGGTCCTGGACGCGTTCGGCTGCGGCGGCCGCGGTCTCGTTGTCCGTGTCGGTCTGCTCGGCGCCGGGGACGACGATGTGCTGCTCGCGGCCGAGGACGTGCGCGACGAGGGTGTCGATGAACATGCTGGGGTCGCCGTACTCGCGGCGTTCCCGGGCGGCCGGGCCGTCCCTCAGTTCGGCGAGTTCGGCGGCCTGGTTGTTGTCGTAGGCGCCGAGGAGCTTGTACGCGGACAGGCGGCGTTCATGCTCGGCGGGGACCCAGGAGGCGTGGGCTTCGGGGAAGGCCCGGCGGTGGGGCATGCCGAGGTTGGGGTCGCTGAAGATCGGTTTGTAGTTGAGCCACGACCAGGCGTCGATGACCACGTCCTTCAGGCCCACGGGGCGCACCTCTTCACACCAGGCCCCGCGCCATGTGATCAGGGTACGGGCCGAAGTCTCAGGTGTTGCCCCGGGCTGTTCGCGGCCTGTTCGGTCTCTTAGCCGGGTTTCACCCCGCGGAGGTCTTCAGAGTGCTTATGCTGACGCTGCGGTGACATCCAGTCACAGGCGTGTGCCCCCTTGCACCTATGAGGAAGGGGAGTACATGCCTGGACGTCACAGGAAGCCGCGAGCTAAACGAGGTGGGGCCCTGAGGACAGGGCTCACTGTCACATCGCTGATCGTTGGCCTTGTTCGGATTGCAGCCGAACTGGGCCTGATCTAGGACAGCGGTCCTTCCCAGGGCCACCTCTCGCTGGAGCCCGGGGCAGCGATGGCCCCGGGCTTCTCCATGCTCACCGTCGCGTCGTGTCCACTGACTTACGCAATGGTGTGCGGCTCCCAATGTAGCCATGAGACAGAGGGATTACAGCGCTCCGGCGAATACTCACCCTCCTAATTCATAGATTATGAATCCACATTGTCGTCATATGCCCCTGGCAAATGCGCAGATTATCGGCGCCCCGCCAGCCGCTGATCGCTGTACGCGCTGCTCCCTGCGGATGCTGTGGCCGGGTCGGCAAGCTCGGTCAGCAGGTGGACGGCGGCGTCCATGCGGTCCGGGGAGTCCATGCCGGGGATCCACGAGACGTACTGGACCTCGAGTCCCGGGAACTCGCCGACGTGGTGGACGTGCCCGTTCTCGTAAAGCTGCGCCACAGGCTCGGCCCGGAGCCGTTTGCCGACCTTGGCGGTGACCTCGATGATCCGCGGCATGAGCATGCCGCCGGTCAGGCGCTCGCGTTCCAGTTCCGCCCAGGCCTGGCGGATGATCTGGGCGGCCATGTCGCCGCCGAAGTTCGCCTCGACGACGAACGCGTCCGCCTGGAGCTCGATGGCAAGGAGCCCGGCTTCGCGCCCCCACTCGGCGGCGCCCATCTTCTTCGACTTGTCTGCGAGAAGGTACATCTCCCCCGCGTTGTCGCGGCCGCCTCCGATGAGGCCGACTTCGTCGCTGTCCTCGCGCCCGCCGGCGGTGTCGATGGCGACGAGAGTGCGGGTCAGGTCGACGCCGCGGAACGCTTGGGCGGTGATGCGGTTCTCGGTGATCCAGGGCCACTTCCAGACGCCGCCCTCGAGAGGTCTGGGTTCCTGCTGATAGAGGGCCCACCAGCCTCGTTCACCGACTGCGCTCTTGAACCGGTCGAGGTGCTTGCGCTGGAACCGTTCGGGCCAGAGCGGGTCGCCGACATTCCGCCCAAGGGGGTCGTCGGCGGTCATGGCGATCGCGGGGAGGTTGATGACGGTCCAGTCCTCGGCTCCGCTCTGGAGAATGCGGCCGGCGAGGTCGTTCTCCGACCAGCGGGTCTGAATGACGATGATGGAGCCGTTGGGTTCCATGCGGGTGTTGATGACCTGCTGCCACCAGTCCCAGAGGGTGGCGAGCTTGACGGGGCTGTCTGCGTCCTTGGCGTCCTTCAGGGGATCGTCGACGATGGCGATGTTGGCGCCCATGCCAGTGAGGGAGCCGCCGACGCCGGCGGTGACGAGGCCGCCCTCGGTCCCGTCGAGGTCGAACCGGTTCGCGGCCTGGGAGCCGTAGCGGAGGTTGATGCCGATGGCGTCACCGTGCGCGCGAATACTGTCCCTGATCCACCGGCCGTGGCCCTCGGCAAGCTTGGCGGCGTAGGAGGCGATCATGACGCGGTGTTCGGGGTTGCGGGCCAGGTACCAGAGGGGGCCCCAGCGTGCTGCCCGAGCCGATTTCCCATGGCGAGGAGGCATGTTGAGGAGCACCCGCATGCGTTCACCTGCGGCAATGCGCACGAAGGCCTTGTCGATGAGGTCGAGGTGCCGGGCCTGCCACTCCCGGCCTCCCGTGAGCGCGGCCGCCATGGCGCCTGGGGAGCGTTCGATGGCCATCTGCTGCTCGGCCCACGCCAGGACAGCTCGGGTTTCCTTGTCGGCGAGGCGGACTATCTCGGCGCGCTGCTCGACGGGGAGGGTCTGGTAGACCGCCACCTGCCGCTCGATGGCGGTCGTCACCCCTCCGTCTCCTCGCCGCTGTCCTCGGCCGGGGTGGAGGTGGCTGTGTTCTCCGGGCTGGGGGCGCCGAGGCGGCTGGTGGCGGCCATGATCGCGGCCAGCTTCTCGGGGTCCGCGGTGGACACAGAGAGCGGACCACCGGCAGGTCCGGAGACCTCGGTCTGTACGGGCGCGTTGAAGCCGTTCAGGCTGGCGCGCCGCTCCCCGTTGCGCCGTCGGGCGTCGTCGATCTTGACGAGCCGGTCGATGGCCTGGAGTACGGGTCCGTCGTCTTCCATGGGCTGTTCGGTGTCGGGGTGGAGGATGACGCGGCCGTTGTTCACGAGGATGTGCCGGTTGGTGAGCACCTTGCGGGCGGCTTCTTCGAGTTCCTGGAGGCGTTCGAGTTCGGCGTCGAGGCGTTCGTTCTCCTGCTGCCGGTAAACCTTGGCCTCGGCGGCTTCCTCGTCGTGGTTCTTCTGGAGTGCGCGGGTGAGGTCCTTACGAGCGGCGCCGGCGGAGGCGTAGCCGAGGTCCATGATGCGGGGGTCGTCGAAGCGAACGCCGTGACGGCGCAGTGCGAGGAGTTTGGCGCGGCGGGCTGCGGTGTCGGCTTCAATGATCCGGCCTTTTGCCATGGCGGTGGGGCTCCCGCTGTGTGTGGTTGATCTTCGTTAGGCCCCGCGCCTGTTTCTGATGATCCCTGATGTGCGGGGTTTCCTTCCCCCTGCCCGGTGGGGGTGTCATCCTGCGGCGCATGAGAGCGATGCGTGGGGTGGGGGTCGCGGCGGTTGGTGTGGCCGCGGCTGTGGTGTTGTCAGGATGCGGCGGCGGGGGCGAGGAGGCGGCCAGCTCGAGTCCGTCGTCGACTCCGAGTTCAGTGGTGCCGACGGAGGAGGAGACCACGGAGGTGCCGGAGCCGGTCTACCCGCCGGGGCCGGAGGGGGAGATCGACGAGATTGCGGACGAGAAGGGCTGGGTTGTCGGTTCGGGTTCGGCGTCCGGGTTCGTGCGGGACATCTGCGACTCGCTGCCGGTGAGCGCGGTGGATGGGGCGTCGCGGCCGCAGTGGCTGGTCGAGTCGGGACAGATGGACGGCGACAATGGGGAGGCGCTGTTGGTGGGGGTGCCGAAGCTGTGCCCGGAGTGGGCGAAGGCCGTCAAGGAGGCGGCGTCGGGGTCGTACGAGCGGTGGTTCGGGGACGGTACGTACGTGGTGTCGTCGAAGACGTTGCCCAGGGACAGCATGGGCGAGGATGACGAGGAACTGACGATCCCGCCGGGTACGTACCGGGCGTCGGGTCGGATGGAGGACTGCTACTGGGAGCGGACGTCGAAGGGCGGGGACATCCTCGACAACCAGCTCGCGACGTCGGCCCAGAGCATCACGGTGACGATCAGGGCCTCGGACGGGCAGTTCACGTCGGAGTCGTGCGCGGTGTGGAAGCCGGTGAAATAGCAGGTCTGGTCCTGGATGCGCGGCGGCCCCCTCCAGTCCTCGCGATGGAGGGGGCCGCGGTGCGCCGCCGGGCTGTGGGCCCGGACGTACCCCGACTCCACCAGCCCTCTGCTCAGTTCTGGTGGGGTCAGGCTGCCGTTGCCGGTACGCCCCCGGCGACGGGGCTGTGTGGCCGGCCGGTCTGGGAGTGGGCGCGGGGACACCGGGGCTCCCTGACCGGCCGTGCAGTACCAGCGTGACGCACAATCGGGGGTTTGTCCGGGCTGCCCTTCCCCCGGTTCTCGTCGCTCGGCACGATGACGGGTTAGTGCGGTAGCTGGTTTCGGGTGTTCGCGATGACGCCGCGGGTGGTGCTGGTGACGGTCCGGGTGTCGTGGTGGACGGTGCCGTGGAAGTGGTTGGTGACGGGCTGCGGGGCGTTCTGGTTGGCGTCCTTGACCTTCGCAACCAGGCGGGCCACGGCGAGGGCAGCAACGGCCGGCGAGCCGAAGATGATGCCGAGGGCCCACGGCTGGACCTGGCCGACGATCCACAGGGCGCCACCAATCGGCAGGGACGCCACGGAGACGGCCTTCAGGACCCCGCTCGCGTCGATAGCCCACTGCGACATCGGGGGCGGGCCGGGCTGCGGTACGGGTGGCGTGGGGCCGACCGTAGGGAGCGGGGTGGTGTCGCGGTACGAGGTGGCCTGGCTGGCGAGGAGCGCCTCGTCGACTGCGGCCACGAGCTGGTCGGCGTTGCGGCGGATAGTGGGGTGGGGCTGCCCGGCGACGGGCTGCTCGGGCAGCTGCACGGTGGCTCCTTCAGTCGTTGGGGTTGGCGTCAGGGAGGTAGTAGCGGGTGGCGCGGCCTTCGCGGCGGCCTTGGATGCCGTGGCGGGTCCATGTCTCCAGGGCGCGCCGGACGGTGTCCCGGGATGCGAACGGGCCGGCGTGGGTGAGTTCGTCTTTGGTGGCGTTACCGAGGCGCTGGAATGTGCGGTAGAGGTCGGGCCATTCGTCGTTGGCGACGGGGGTGCCGTCGGGGTAGCGCAGCGGGGCGGGTACGGGGAACGGGTGGGCGTCGGTCGGCTCGGGGGCGGGTGGTGTCTCGGGGGTGTGGGTGAGGAGGTCGCGGGCTGCGCGGGCGTGGAGGTGGGAGACGTCGGCGGCGATGTCGGTGTCGCTGACGTACTCGGCCCTGCATTCGCGGGGCTTTTCGTTCTCCGGTTCGGGAGTAGCGAGGAGGAATTTGCCGGGGAGGTCGAGCTCTTCGGGGCGCCACCCCTTGGCCTGGCAGCCCTGTCCGAAGATGAGGGGGGCGTGGCCAGCTTCGCCGGTTCGGGTGGAGAGGCGGTTGGCGTAGTTGCCGCGGGCGTCGGTGGAGCCTCCGAAGACTTTGCGGGAGGGCTGTTGGGTTGCGGAGACGTAGGAGATGGCGAGGAAGCGGTCGATGGCGAGGCGGGACTCGTACTGGGTGGCGACGGGCTGGCGGGCGATGAGGTCGTCGATGTCCATCGCGTCGAGGTCTTCGGCGCTGATGCCCTTCATCATGATCTTGCGTTCTTCGGCTTCACGTTTGCGGAGGACTTCGTCTTGGCGGATGAGTTCGGCGAGTTCGTCGGTGATGACGACGATGGCGTTGCCGTGGACGCCCGGCACCCACTTGCGGACGGGGTCGCGGCCGGCGGCGAGCTCCCTGGCGGACAGGTCGGCCAGTATCTTCCCGCGGCGCTGCGACTCCTCGCCGAGCCAGTCGAGGAGTTCGCGGGCTTCTTCGGGGCCCTTGGCGACCTTCTTCATGAGGGGTTCCCAGGGGCCGAGTTCGACGCTTCCGGGCTTCATGTCGATGCCGTAGATGTCGACGTCGGCTCGGCGGGTGAGGCGTTTGATGATGAGGTTGATGAGGCCGGACTTGCCCCAGTCGGAGGCGCCGGCGACGAGGGTGTGGCGGTAGAGGATGCGGATGTCGACGCTGTCGCCGTACTCGTCGATGCCGAGGCGGAGGGGGTCGGCGATGGAGGTGGCGCTGTCGTCGCTGTAGGGGATGGTTCCGGCGAGGACGTCGGTGGCGATGAGGCGGACGAGGAGTTCGTCGGAGCCGGTCTTGTTGAGCTGTAGGTCGCCGGGGAGTGCGAGGTTTGCGGCGAGCTGGTCGCGCTTCTTGATGAGGGCGTCGGGGCTGGTGTTGCGGCCGGCGGGCATGCGGACGCGTGCGATGAATCCGCCGTCGGGGGTGTGGTGGAAGGCGGTGATCTCGCGGGGGGTGTGGTTGGTGAGGGCGTGCAGGGCGCGGCGCAGGGCGGTCTCTTCGGGGGTGTATCCGACGAGGCCGGGGTCTGCGGTTTCCATGCCGAGTGCTGCGGTGACGGGGCCCTTGGCTCTGACGGTGTCGATGTGGAGCTTGAGCCGCTGGTTGCGTTGTTGGGTGAGCCAGGGGCCGAAGGCCCAGTAGCCGATGCCGGTGGAGATGGCCCAGGCGGTGAGGGTGGGCCAGGACAGGCCGGCTGCGGAGGCGGTGGTGAGGTCGGCGAAGGTGACGGTGGCGCCAGCTCCGGCGTGGGTGATGATGTCGTTTTTGTGCTTGAGGCCGAGGAAGGCGCTGGCGCCTCCTGCGGCGGTGAGGGCACCGTAGGAGAGGGTCGCGGTGAGACTGTCCTGGGCGAGGCCGAGGATGGTGAGGCTGGTGGTGGCGGTGACGGGGATGAGTTCGTAGCGGCGGCGTGCGATCCACCGCCCGGACCGGACGAGCCAATCGGCGCAGTTAGGCCACAGTTTCCGTGACGATGATGGCGACGTTGACGACGACGACGGCACGTAGATTGTTGCTGACCTGCGGTTTTGCAGTTCGTTCACGGTGGGGGTGGCGATCGTCGTCATCGTCGTCATGTCGTGCTGAGCGGGCAAGGTACGGGCCGACTCGAGGTCGAAACTCATCGGTTCAGGCCGCCTTCGGGGTGGTGTGGGCGAGCTTGGTGGTGCCTACGGTGTGGAGGTGAGCGAGGCCGAGGATGGCGTGATCGAGGGCGTGCCGGAGTCCGGTGAGGGTGATGCGGAGGGCTTCGGCGGTGATGAGGGTGATAGCGAAGAGGGTGCGGGCGGGAGGCAGGTGCACGGCCTTGGCCAGGCCCAGGACGATGCCGGTGTAGGTGGTTGCCCAGGCGAGGAGCGGGCCGGGGCTGATGGTGGTGGGAAGCCAGGCGACGGCCAGGGAGGCCGCCAGGATGGCGACGGCGGCGATCACGGCGAGGGTGTATCGGTCGCTGGTCTGTTGCTTGTTCATGGCGATCCTCCTTCTGGTGGGGCTGGCGTCGAGTTAGGGGTTGCTGCCGGTGACTTTGGTGTGGATGTCCTTGTAGAGGGCGCGGATGCCGTGGGTCTTGAGCCAGCAGTGGCGGTTCACAGGTACATCCCCGTGCCTTCGCTGATCCGGTCGCGGGCGTCCTTGAGTCGCCGTCCGGCGGTGGCGGGACTCACGCCGAGGAGTTGAGCCGCGGTGGACTTGGTGAGCCGGTCGCCCTGGGTGAGCCGGTGAGCCAGGGCGGCGATCTGCTTCTCCTTCTCGTCTGAGCCGCCATCCGTCTCACCCGGCTCACCGGTATCGGTCTGAGCCGTCTCAGCGGTGATGGGGGTGGGCTTGGTGATGATGGGCTCAGCCGGGATCAAGACGGGCTCACGTGAGACGTGCTGGTCAGCGGGCTGGGTGATGGCGGCCGGGTCGGTGAGGGTGCGGGGTGTCGGCTCGGGGTGGGGGTCGGTGGCCGGGCTCAGGCTCACGGTGCTGCCGACGAGCTCACGGGGCGGCTCAGTGGTCGGCTCGCCGGGCTCAAGGGGGCGGCTCACGGGGCGGTTGGGGGTGAGCCGGGTGGTGCCGGTGAGCATGGAGATGAGAGCCGCGTCGGCTCCTTCGGTGAGCCGCTCGCGCTGGACGCCGATGAGCCCTGAGCCGAGCTGGGCGTCGCCGTCTCCGATGCGGCTCATGAGCTTCCATGCGGCGAGAGCCGACTTGTCGCGGACCTTCTTGTCGGGGTGGCGTTCGGCTCGGGCGGTGAGGACAGCGACCTTGCGCATGATGTCGGCGTTGCGGCGTTGGGCTTCGACGTCGATGCCGCTGGTGTGTACGACGATGCGGCGGGCGAGGAAGCTGATGCCTTCTGCGGAGGCGGTCATGGCGAGGGGGGTGAGGCCGTAGACGACGGCTTCTTTGAGGTCGGAGGCGATGACGATGCCCATGGTGGAGGCGGCGGCGGGGAGGGCCCAGAGGGCGGCTCGGATGATGGTGGGTGCGGCTTGGCCGAGCATGGTGACGCCGATCATGACGATGGCGGCGACGAGGGTGGCGCCTTCGCCGGCGGCGACGACGCCGAGGGCGGTTTCGGAGCGGTGGAGTTCGGCGGTGGCGTTGGCGTAGGTGCCGATGGCGCCGCCGATGCCGACGGCGATCATGGGGATGGTGGCGAGGGTGAGGACCCACCCCTGGCCTCGGGTGAGTTTGTGGGTGCGGGTGGGCTGGTCCCCGGCGGTGGGCAGGGTCCGGCCGTGGGGGCTGGTGGGCGGCTGCGGGGCCGGGGTGGTGGTCACGGCGGTTCGGTGTCCTCTCGGGTTCGGGTGGGGGTGGGTTAGGCGGGCTTGGGGAGGGCGCGGCAGGTCTCGGCGTGGGTCTGCGCCCAGGCGCAGGCGGCGCTGTCGGCCCCGGCGCTGCCGTTGTCCCAGCGGTCGGCGTATGCCGACCATCCGCTGTTGGTGTAGGCGGGGCAGCCGTTGCACTGGGCGTGGGAGATGTTCGGCTGGGTGTCGCTGGCGTAGCGGGTGTCGTGCGTGATGTCGACGGTGGCGCCGCCGACGGTGAGGTAGCGGGCGACGGTGTTCTCGGGCCAGGCGGTCTGGGGCTGCGTGGTCATGGGGCGTCCTTTCGGGTTGGTGGGTGCGGGTCAGGCGGTCTTGGTGCGGCGGGTGGGGAGCCAGAGGCGGCGTTTCGGCTCGGGCTCGGCGGTGGCCGGTACGGGGTCGACCTTCGGTGGGGCGGCCTGGGCGAGCGCGGTGAACGCCTGGGAGATCACGGCGTGCGCGGCGGCCCGGTCGTGGTGGCTGCGGTAGATGTCATCGGAGATGAGGCGGTCGGCTTCCTGCGCGTGCTCGACAGCCTTGGCGAGAGCCTCGGAGCTGGTGATGGCAGCGGTCACGGTCTGCGTGGTCACGGCGGTGTCCTCTCGGGTGCAGGCGGTCGGGTCAGGCGGCGGGGGCGAGGAGCTGGCGGAGCCGGTCGGCGGCGGCCTTGATGTCGTCGGGGAGTGCGTCGCAGGCGGCGAGGTTCTACTGGGTTTCGATCTCGGCGGTGGTCCAGGTGGTGGGGTCGCCATGGGTCTGGCGGAACTCGGTGCCGGTCATCGGGGTGCCTTTCTCGTCGTTGAGTGGCGGTGTGCAGGGCCGGGGTGGTCCGGGCTGCCATGCCGTCACCAACCGGTGGGGGTTGGTGGCGACAGGGCGGGCCGGGTCAGAGCTGGTTGGGGGTGAGGGAGAAGAAGACGATGGCGATGTCCGTGCCGTGCTTGTCGGCGAGGTGGTTGAGGACGGTGTTGTAGATGTCGGCGTGGGTGTCGTGGCCGGGGGTGACGGTGATGGTTCCGTCGCTGGTCCTGGCGTCGCCCCGGGTGCGGACGGTGGCGATCCAGTGGTAGGTGATGTCGGTGATGGTGGGGGTGGCCACGAGGGTCCTTTCAGGTGCCGGTGATGGCGGCGGAGGGGCCCGGCCAGGGGGCGGCCGGGCCGAGGGTTGGCTACTTCGGGTCGGCGAGCGGGGTGCTCTGGTTGGCCTGGTACAGCTCGGTGAGCTCGGAGCCGTCGGTGGTGCGGGTGTTGAACCGGGCGGTGACCTCGTTGACGATGCGGCTGGTCGTTTCGGTGTCTCCGGCCTTGCGGGCTGCGATGTAGTCGCTGGTGCTCTGGTACTTCGGCATGGGTTCTCCTTGGTGTCAGGTGCCGGTGATGGTGGCGGAGGCTTCGCTGGCGGGCTGGTGGAGGTCGGGGTCGTTGAGGTGGAACGCGGCCTGTTCACCGTGCCGCTGGGCCTCCTTCTGGGCGTCGAGGGGGAGCCCTCGGAGCGCCGGGTTCAGGTCGGCGTTGGCGAGCCGTGCGACGAGGTGGCCGATCGCGGTGATGACGTCGGCGCCGGCGGATCCGGCGAGGGTCGCGAGGAGGGTCTGGGTGGTGTCCGCCGTGTGCCGGTCGAGGGCGAGGTGGCGGATGCCGTCGCGGATGAGGTCGATGCCGGGGTGGATGCCGGCGAGGTCGTCGAGGGCCCCGGCAAGGTCGGCGTCGAGCGGGGGGACGGCGTTCCCGGCGGTGTGGACCGGGCCGTAGGGGTCGCGGGCGGGCATCACAGCTCCCCGTCCCACTCGCCGGTGACCATCTGCTCGTAGGCGGCGGCCGCGACCTCGGGGTCGTCGCAGGCGAACACGTCGGGGAGGTACGACTGCGGGTCGACGGCGGCGAAGTGGTCTTCGAGGTCGGCGATGAGGAGCGGGTCGACCTCGGGGGTGGGGGTGCGGCCGGCCTGGTAGTCGGCGGGCATGGTCAGCGCGTACTCGGTGACGGCGCTGATCGCGAGGGTGGTCTCCTCGGTGGACCGGGCGGAGAGGAGCGCTTCGCCGATGAGGGTGCCGTCGGCGGTGCGGACCTGGATGCGGGCCGCGGGTACCTGGCCCGGGTTGCCGATCGTGTCGGCGCCGTTGAGCCGGTACAGCTCGTCGAGGAAGTCCTGCGCCCGGGCGTGGTCGTCGGTGCTCATGCGGCCACCGCCAGGGGCTGGGGGGAAAGCAGGGCGGTGATGCGGCCCAGGAGGGCCGTGGTCGTCAGGGGGGTGGTGCCGTCGGTGAGGAGGGCGTGGGCGCGGTCGGCGTCGGTGGTGGCCTCGTCCCAGGCGTAGTCCGCGAGGTCGTGGGCGTCGCGGATGTTCCGCTCGCTGGTGTCGCGGGTGTGGTAGCCGCTGTTCTTGTTCTCGTGCCAGGTGTGGGCGGCGGCACGGTGGTGCTGGGCGGTCTGGTGGGTGAGGCGGGCGCTCATGAGGAGGGTGTGGTGGAGGGTGTGGGGGGTGTAGGTGCGGTTGGCCATGGTGGGCTGGTTGAGGCGGCGGGCGAGGTCGGTGAGGAACTCGCTCGACGGCATCGGCTTGGTGGGGGCGGGGCGGCCCTGGACGCGGCGGAGGGCCTCGTCCATGTCGTTGCTGGTGGTGGCTGCGGTCTGTCCGGTGATGCGGCTACGCTGATCCACGCGGATCTCCTCCTGGATGTGCAGGTGGGACGGTTCGCCGGGCTACTTCGGTGGCCCCCTCTGGACCCAGGTGGTGACACACCTGGGTCCTTTGGCGTTTCTGGGCCTCCGCCGTTCCCGACAACTCCAATATAGACTAGTCTCGGACCAACACAAGACTAGTATCGAAAAATGTCACCTTGGACTAGACTCCGAAGGAGATGACTACTCACAACGAGGTGAGTAGCGGATGACGAATGAGAGGAGGCAGACATGCCGAAGAAGCCCGGGTCCGCTGAGATCGCTGCGGAGCTGCGCCGTCAGATGAAGGACGGGACACTGCGGCCCGGCGACGAGGTACCGAGCTACAACCAGATCAAGGGCCAGTACCAGGTAGCCCACGCCACAGCGGCTCGCGCATACCGGATGCTCAAGATGGAAGGGCTCATCCTTTCCAGGCCGGGCGCCAAGATGATCGTGGCGTCGCCGGCCAGCACCGGCATCGGCGCACGGGTGGCCCTGCACGCGAGCACCGGAAGCGCCCTCGGGGACGGCGAGTCCTCGCGCATCCTCGAAGTGGGAACTGTCGGCGCGGACGCCCTCGTCGCCACCCGGCTGGAGGTACCGCCAGGGACTCCCGTACAGGTGCGCCGGCGAGTCGTGAGCCGGGGCAACGTGCCCGTGCACCTGAGCAGCAGCTACTACCCGGCGTACGTCATCGCGGTGACTCCCGAGTTGCAGGAGCCGGTGTCGACCGGGGCCTCACGGGAGCTTGCGGCGGAGCGGCTGGGATCAGCTCAGGACGAGGTGCTGGAAGAGGTCACCAGCCGGCTCGCCACGGCGGCCGAGAAGGAGACGCTCGGGCTGACCGCCGACACCGTCGTGGTCACCCAGGTCGTCCGTACGGTCACACTGGCGGACGGCCGCGTCGTCGAGGTGGCGGTGAAGGTCGCGGAGGGATCGACGATCCTCCGCTGGACCACGCAACTGCGCCCACAGGAAGGGGCTGATGACGCCTGACCCTGAGCGCCCGAGTTTCCAGCTCGGACGCACGAACGGCCGACCGGTGTCCAGACCGGCCGACCGCTCTATGCACTACCGGCCTGCGAGCCGGCAGCACGTGACGCACCCACCCCTCATCACAAAAGGAAGGCCGTCGCCTTGAGACTACTAGTGAGACTCACCAGCGCGCAGCGTGGCCCCGCGAAGATCGCGACCCCCTGGTGAGCCCGGCCAAGCACCGCCTCCCGCCGGCGGTGACATTCCAGAGCGGCGCCCAGCTCCTCGTCGAACTCGGCATCGTCGACCACATCACCCACCAGGGCATCCGGCACATCGCGAAGAGCCACCCCGACTGGCCTTTCGGGCCGGACAAGGGCTTCCCGTACTGGGACCTAGCGAACGCGGTGGTGATGGAGACCGAGCCGTTCATCGCCTTCTTCCGAGAGCACCCCCGCGCTTCGGGCGGCGAGTCGTGACGCGCTTACGCTCAGCTATGGCCGCGGTTCGCGGTAGTCCTGGACATGCGAAAGGCCGGTGGGCAGCACCACCGGCCTTCCAAGCACAACAGCGGGTTCCCGCCCGCTGCAACAAGAACGTCGATCCGTGAGAGAGCCGAGGTCCTCAGTGCTGAGGGTACCCGTAGCAACCCGCGCCACCGCAAGCCCACACTGCGTGATCCTCCGTACGGCGGGGGTGAGCGCGTGATGCCGCAGGCTGAGGAGCTCAACGAGCACGGCGGCATTACGCGCGCCAAAGCGCCGGTCAGCGGCGTATCCGTCCCCGCCCACATGGGCGTGGGCGCCGACCTTGTGGACGGCATCGACTACGTGGTGCTGCTCCAGGTCCTCTTCGACGTCGCCTCCGGGATGGACGTCACCCCGTTGAAGGTGTGGGAGCGGCTGAAGGAGCGCGGGATCCGGTCGACGAAGAACCGGGAGGAGCTCGTCGGCAAGAACTCGGTGTACGAGTCGTTCACCCGGATCATCGCGGCCGGCTACTTGCTGCGGGTTGAGCTGCCGAACGAGAAGCACCCGGGCCGTAAGGGACGAATCGCGTACAAGCTGTACGACAACCCGGCGTGGAACCCCGAGTGGCAGGCGCGCCAGGTGGGCAGCGACCCTCTCGAGCCCTCAGAAAAGCAGCAGGTCAGAACACGTTCCGGAACCAGGGAACTGGTGGATGGGGAAGTTGGCGTTTCGCGGAAAACCGCAGGTCAGAATGGTTCCCGGAACCAGGGATCTGGTGACACCGGTTCCCCAGTTCCGGGACGTGGTGGAAGGCGTGTTCCCGCAGGTCAGAATGCTTCCCCGGTTCCGGGACGCGTTGAGCCGTCCCCCCCACACCCCCCGGAGGAGGTAACTACCTCCTCCCCCAACCCCCTCACCGGCACCAGCGGCCCCGGGGCGCTGCCGCCACAGACGGAGGGGGAGGAGGCTGGCTACACCCACGAAGACCTCCAGGCCGCCGCCGACGTGTTGCAGCTGCTGCCCGAGCCGTGGACGCAGGGCAAGCTGAACGCGGGCAAGCTCGCCCCAAAGCTCCTGACCGTGATGGCCGAGCAGGGCTGGCCCGGCATCCACGAGGTGAACCGCCAGGTTCTGGTCCGTCAGCTGACGAAGAACCCGCACAAGGTGACGAACCCTTACCGGCTGCTCGCGAGCGACCGGGTACCGAACCTGCCGCGGTACGAGGTCGTTGCCGCGGCCCCCAAGACCGACTCCAGCGGCTCCGCAGTGGAGATGTGCCCGAAGCACCCGACGTTCCGCGCCGGGTTCCGCTGCATTCCCTGCTGCATGCCTGAGTGACCGAACAAGGCGGGCCGGACCGTTGCTGCGGTCCGGCCCGTATCCCCTGCCCGACGCACCGAACAGGAGACCCTCCAGTGTCAACCACCCAGCACTTCCCCGCCCCACGCCCCGCCGCCGGCCCCGACGACTCCGACTGGAACGAAAACGGCCCAGCGGGCGCCGGGCTGCTCCGCAGGCCCCCGCACAGCCTGGAGGCCGAACAAGCCCTCCTGGGCGCTCTCATGACCAGCACAGGCCACGCAGGGCGGTACTTCGCCGAAGTCCTCGAGACCGGCATCACCGACACCGACTACTACCGTCCCGCCCACGCCACGATCCACCGGGCGATCCTGGCCCTCCACAAGGCCGGTGAGCCCGTCGAACCGCTCGCCGTCGCCCAAGAACTCACCCGCCGCGGCGACCTCACCAAGGCCGGCGGGGCCGTCTACCTCCACACCTGCATCCAAGCCGTCCCCACCGCGGCAAACGGGTCCTACTACGCCGAAATCGTCCGGGCAAAGGCATACCGACGGGCGGCAATCGAAGCCGCGGAGCAGATCATCCAGTACGCCTACAGCGAGGAAGGCAGCGAGGAGGACGTCCGCAGCCTCGTCGAGCAGAAGCTCACCGACATCATCACCGGCGTCCCCGGCATCAACGAGGCCCCGCCCACCGTCGGCGACCTCTACCTCGACTTCGTCGCCGAACTCGAAGAAATCCAGAACGGCAGGCAGCTCGGGCTCCCGTACGGAATCGCCGACCTCGACACCGTCACCGCCGGCATGAAGCCCGGCAACGTCACCGTCATCGCCGCCCAGTCCGGCGTCGGCAAGTCCACCCTCGCCCTGAACGCCGCCGTGCACGCCGCGAAGGCCGGCGCCCAGGTGATGTTCTCGTCGCTCGAGATGAGCAGCACCGAACTCATGCAGAAGATCGTGGCCGCCGAGGGGAACCTCGCCATGCACCACCTCACCCGCGAAGGCGGCCTCACCGCCGACGGGTGGGCAGAAGTGAACCGCCTCGGCCCGGCCCTGTTTCAGGCGCTCCCCCTGCGCGTCTACCGGCCCGACGGAGCAGCCCTCCGCGACATCGAGTCCGCCGCCCGGTCCTGTGTCCGCGCCAGCGGCCTCGACGTCCTCGTTGTCGACTACATCCAGCTCGTCGAGATCGAGCAGACCCGCAACAGCAACCGGGAACAGGCCGTCGCCGCCGTCTCCCGCGGCCTCAAGAACCTGTCTGTGCAGCTCGGCTGCCACGTCATCGCGCTCTCCCAGCTCAACGACGACGGCATGATGCGCGAGTCCAGGGCCATCAAGAACGACGCCTCCGTCGTCATCAAGGTGGAGCGCCCGGACATGGAGGAGCCGGAGTCGGCGCGCGCCGGCGAAGTGGACCTGGTGATCGAGAAGAACCGGTTCGGGCCGCGGGCCACGGTGACGGCTGCCGCGCAGCTGCACTACAGCCGGTTCGTCGACATGAACCGGACCTAGAACCTCGAAACGTATTGCTTAGCAATACGAGAATGGGTATGTTGGGTGCGCACCCGGGCCTCCGGTTCCGAGGCCAAGGCCACGGGTGCGACTCCCAACCGATCCCTCCCCAGAGGAGGCCTTCCGGCGTGGTGGCCCCATCGTCCACCAGCACCACCCACCACGCCCCGGAAGGCCCCCACGATGACCAATAACCACCCCACCGGCCAGAACCCGACCCCCGCGCACATCACGGCCGCCGCACTGGCACTCACCGTCTACGCCGCCTTCACCCTCACCCCCGAGCAGGCCGAGCACCTCCTGGCCATCCTCGGCATCCCTGGAGCCATCAGTGGGGTTCTCGTCCACAGCAGGCGGCCGTCCTGAAACACTCTCCCCAGAGCACCCTGACCCTGGAGAACCTCTTGAGCAACAACCCAGCCCGCCACCTGTCCGATGCCGCAGAGAACATCCGCACCTTCAACCACACCTCCCGCAGCACTGGCGACGACTGGATCTACCCCAGCCACGCGTACAACGCCGTCGGGAACCTCTCGCACCTGGTCGGGATGCTCGGTCAGGCCGTTGAGCAGTCCACGGCCCCCGTCAGGAGCACGTACGAGCAGGGTCGGCTCCGCATTGACGGGAACGGCGACACGGACGTGAAGTTCGCCGAGCTGGTGTCCGCTCTCGAAGACGCCGTCGCCGCCGCATCCGCGCTGGCCGCGGCCGTGCAGCGCATGCACAACGCCGTCTCCCCCATGGCGTACGACGACAGCGGCCTCCCGGAGTCCGAGGACGACTAGCCCACCGCGCGTGTTACGCCCGTGCCATCCCGGCAGCCCCCGTCCGCACCCTGGTCGGGGGCTTCGCCGTACGCGTCAGCCGATCTCACCGAAACCCCGGACAAGCCCCCACCAGGCCGACAAGACTGACCGCATGACAGCCGACCCCGCCACGGGCGCCAGCACCATCACCCAGCCCTACAACCCCGGCTACGTATGGAGATTCACCTCCAAAAGCAATCACACCGCCCCCGTCGAGTACCTTGAGAAACTCGCCCTCCGCTTCGAGGTCGCCCAAGCCGACCTCTCCGACGGATACCAGCCCGTCGACATCACCCCCGAAGCCCTCTGGGCGGCCTGGGCCGACACCGTTGCAAACACCTACCACCAGCAGCACCCCGACCAGTTTCGCCCCGGCGAAGTACCGATCTACTGGACAGTCGACTGCCCCGGCAAAGGAATGATCGAGCCCCCGCCGCACCTTCCCGGGTACACCGAGGACTTCCTCACGTACTACACGCACCCTGTGCACGCTGTGACAGATGAACGGCTGAACTGGCTACGGCTCCCGGTCCTGGACAGTCAGTGGAACGAGACCATCACCGACCGCGGCGGGTTCATCCAGCAGGTCACCGGGTGGAAGCCGTCCCCGTTGCAGCCCACGATGGACGTCCGGCAGATCGGGGCCGCCGCCGGCCTGTACGTCCCGCCCCTGTAAAACCCTCACCCCACCACACCCGCACACCCAGAAAGCCGCACCCGAATGACCAAGCCCCGCTACACCATGGAACAGCACGAACACCTCGGCATGCGCCTCGCCGTGATCAGAGACGAACTGCTCAACCTGTACGTTGACGTCGCCAACGCCTACCCGAAGACCGGCCCCGAAGCCCGCCACCTCGGCCGGGCCTACGAGACCATCGACAAGGCGCGCTGCGAACTCGAGAACGCCATGTTCCGAGAGCACCCTGAGGGCTCGACCCGCGTGTACTACCCACGGCGCTGAGCACAGCATCGCGTTGCCAACCCCTGCTCGCCCCCTGCCCGGTTCGGGTGGGGGGTGACGTGTTTCCGCCCGGCCTGTCAGCACCAGGTGTCACAGTGAGCGCAGAGAGCTGGCACGCCCGTGCAGGCCGCCTGACTACCGAAAGGCAGTACGTGAACGCCCCAGCGCCTGTTTACATCCTGATCCGCCCCGACGGCACTGCCCAGTGGGGCCACCGCATCGGCCCTGCCGAGAAGGAACTCGGCCCCCACGGCATCGGCCGCGCCTTCCTCACGGACGGGTCCCGGCTCCGCATCGCCATGTCGGACTGCGCGCTGCTCCTCCCCGAGGAGTACGCCCCCAACCCGTACGCGGCCGCGGTGCTGGCCGGGGTTGCTGGCATGCCCGCTTCCATGGCCCCCGAGACCAGGGGCCCTGTAATCCTCTTCGGGTGGGACGGCATGAACGAGTGGGACAGCACCCGGCCCTTCACCGCCGACGAGCGCGACACCATCACGGCCGCGCTCACCGCCGCCGAGTGCGTTGCCGAAACCGTCAGCTGAGGAGACCTCCGTGAAGCACTACGAGACCATCCCCCTGGACGCCCGCCTGGCGGAGAACGTCCACTACGCCACCGACAACCGCATCCGCGCCCTCGCCCAAGCCATGTGGCGGATGAAGACCGGCAAGACCCGAGAGGACTGGCTCGCCCTCGGCAAGGACCACCCCGACAACCTGATCCCCGAAGCGCGGGACTGGGTGCGTGCCGCAGTCGCCGCCGGCATCCTGGAGCCACCGGAGCGCGACACCTCGGCGGATGCCGCGTACAAGGCGATGGTGGCCGCTAGGGGGACCCGCTGATGGACCTGAACCGTGACCCGCACCGCAGCATTCGTGACGCCGCCGAAAACATCCGCGAGTACAACCACCGCACCATCAACGGCCCCGAAGTCTTCTACGGCGAGCACCAGCTCATCAACCACGCACCCCCCGCCATCGGGGAAGCCGTCGGCGCCTTGTACGTTCTTTTCGAACGCCTCCCCCAGGCCGTCGACCAGACCGCGGCCGCCGTACGGCACGTCGAAGAACAGCACGCCATTCGCATGGCCAACGGGGCTGAAACCGACGAGGCGGTGTCCCGGCTGCTGCGGGCGCTGATCGACGCCCGGCAGTCCATGCTCCTCGCCCAGACGCACCTGCGGTCCGCGGTCCAGGTGTCGTCGAACATGGCCGGCCACTGGGTGGACGACGAGCTCGAGGACGCGGACGCCAACGCGTAGACGTACCACTCCGCACCAACCGCCGGCCCGGCACGAACACGCCCCCGCACCCGTGCCGGGCCGCAGCGTGCGACACAGATGCGACACACACCTGCTGTGATCCACCCATGCGAGAAGTTCAAGCCCTGCAAACCGCCTACACCCTCCTCGAGCCCCTCAGTCCCGAGGACCGGCAGCACGCCCTGGCCTGGGTGACCGCCATGCTCGGCACCCGCAGCCTCACCCCGGAACACACGGCTACCGCGGTCCGCATCATGAAAGAGCCGCATCTGCCGTACAGCTTGATGGCCTGCCAGGTATCTCTGATGGCTCTGGGGGTGCTGAGAGGTGATGCGCGGGAGCGGTCGGTGCGGTGGTTGACGGAGGTGCTTTTGAGGTAGCGCACGGTATGTCGGGTGCCCCTGGCCGGTGTGGTCGGGGGCTTTGTCGTGCCCGGACACAGAGCCCGCATTCGCATGGCTATGCAATACGTTTCGCGGTATCATGGTGCATGACCTGCGCGGACCCGGGGGAACGAATCGGCCGCACGGGCTGACCCTGGAAGAGCCCACACCACCCGGAGCCCCTGATGCCCGACACCACCACCGCCGGCCTCCCCGCTCAGGCGGGCCGATGACCGCCTACGACGCCTACCTCGCCGCTCGCCTCCTGGCCGCCAGTGGCCGCACGGACACCGACGCGGTCACGACTGCTGACATGGACGCCGCCGCCGACATCGCTGGGGCCGACCGCCCCAGTTCGGGGCACGACCGGCAGGCCGTCCGCCTCGCCCTCGACACCATCACCCAGCCCTGGAGCCTCTGATGCCCACCACCCCCACCCCCGACGACGCCCACGTCCAGCACCAGTGGATCCTCACCCACCCCGACACCGACCGCGACGACGTTCACATCGAGCTGTGGACCGACGACTACACCGTCCGCGTGACCGGGGGCGACGGCGAGGACAGCGAGGAGGGGCGCCCCGCGGTCGAGGCTCTGCTGACCAAGTACCAGTCGGCCGGCTACCGGGTGGCCCACGACTACCCGGTGAACGACCCCGCGCCCGAACCTGAGAACACCCCCGAGCCGGAGCTGGCCGAGCCTGACGGCCGCCCTGACGCCTGCCCCGAGTGCGGCAGCCCCGTCGAGTACGAGCCCACGTACACGCACCCCGACACCTGGGGGGAGGGCCCGGCGTGGCTGTGCACCGGCTGCCGCTGGGGCCGGTGGATCACCGCGTGACCAGCAAGACGCCCGCCCGGCGGATATCCGGGCGGGCGCCCACCGCACACCGTACCGACCACCTTGGAGCCTCACATGCCTGACACCTCACCCACCCCCGACGGCCGCCCCGCCGAGAGCATCCTCGGCCCCATCACCCCGATCTGCTGCCCCGAGCCGGACTGCCACTGGGCGGTGCACGGGGTGCCGGACAAGTACGCGGACAGCCGGGCGCGGATTGTCCGCGAGCACGTGGCCGCCGAGCACACGCCGACACCGGAGCCCCGCCCCGCCGCCCTGCTGCGCGCCGCTGCTGTGCGTGCCCGGGAGACCGGCGGCCCGCTGCACACCGTCCTGGCCCTCCTGCTGGACGCGGTGGCGGTGGACGCGATCGGCTGCCGGTGTGTCCCGGAGTGCCCGACGGGGGCTGCCCTGGCGGTGGCCCGGCAGCTCCTCGGCACCACGGGCGAGACCACCGCCGTCGAGGAGCAGGAGCCGATCCAGCTCCGGTGGGGGCTCAACGACGTCATGTACGGCGACGACGACACCACCACCATCCTGCTGTCCGGGCCCGGCCGGGAGCCGTACTGGGTGGAGCTGGACCCGGAGCGCACGGCCGCACTTCGCGACGCGCTCGCCGGGCTCGACGCCTCCGCCCCGCCCGCGCCTGCCGACCGGGCCGCGAAGCGCAACGAAATCCGCGACAGCTACGCCGAGACCATCGCCATGGCCCGCGAGGACCGCGATCACGAAGGCGCCTTCACGCTGGAGTGCCAGCTCCGTGACCGCGAGGAGCAGTGGCGGCGCGAGGACGACGCTGCCGCCGGAGTGCAGCCGCCCACCGAGGGCGAGGAGCAGGCCGCCAGCCCGCGCCGCCGTCTGGCCGGTGAGGCTGCCGCCGGGGCACACCAGACCAAGCAGGCGCAGCCGGCGGACGAGGACCAGCCCGTCGTCGCCTACCGGGACCCCCGCCACCCCCGCGTCCTGTTCTGCCTCGACCACGGCGCCCGCTGGCACGGCGTCGTCCCCGTCACCGCCGAAGACCTCCCCGACGGCGGGATCTGCACCTTCGGGCAGCTCAGCTCCTACGCCTGCGGCCGGGACGTCCTGGCCACCCCCGTTGTTCCTGCCGCGCCCGAGGAGACCCAGTGACCACGCCCGTCCGTATCCAACGCCGCCGCACGAAGGGTTGGCGCACGCCCGACAACACCGTGATCGTCACCCGACCCAGCCGGTTCGGGAACCCCTTCACCCTCGCCATGGCCTACGACCTCGGATACGCCCAGCCCGGCGAAACGAGCGCTGCCCGCCGTGCCGTCGTCGGGGCCTTCCAGGAATGGCTCCGAGGGAACCGCCTGATGTGGCAGTCCGAGGAAGGCGACACCGCGCGGCGGCGGCTCCTCGATGGGCTGCACGAGCTGCGCGGCAAGAACCTCGCCTGCTACTGCCCGCTCCCCAAGCCCGGCCAGCCCGACCACTGCCACGCCGCCGTCCTCCTCAACCTCGCCAACACCCCCGCCGCCTGACCCCTGTCTGCTGTGTGGCCGCCCCACCACCGGGGCGGCCCCCAACCCCGGAAGGACCACCCGCCATGGCCGACGACGCCGAATACCGCCGCCTCGTGGAGCAGCGCTCCATGGCCCTCGACTACCTCGAAGCCCTCGATACCGACTTCCCGTTCGCCGCCGCCCGCCGCGCGCTCCTCGGCATCCTCGACGACGGACGCCTCAACGGCCCCCTCTGCGGCAAGACCACCGCCACCGACGGCACCGAGTACCCGCCTTGCGCCCGGCCAGCTGAGCACCCCGAGGCGTACTGCCGGGCCGCTGGCCGCCAGGCGTACTTCATCGCCACCGAGGGGGCCCGGTGACCACCCAGCCCCAGCGCCTCCACCACCTCCTCGACCGGGCCAGGCGCGGCGTTATCCTCCCCGCCGAGGGTGAGCAGCTCGCCGAGATGGTCGGGGAGCTGGAGCAGCAGGTCGACGCAGCCCGCGCCACGACCCGGCGGCTCAACTACCGCGCACAGCAAGCCGAGTCCAAGAACGCCGCCTTCCAGCGAGCCGTCGACCAGTGGGACGTCAACGAACGCGGCACGTACATCACACACGGCAGCCTCCGGGCCATCGGGATCGCCGCCGGAACGGACATCCTCGGCAGCGTCCGGCACCTCAAGCACTTCCAGCGGGTGGAACAGGCCGAGGCCCGCGTGGCCGCACTGGAGGCCGACAACGCCCGCTACGAGGAAGTCGTCGGCGAACTCAACGAGGCCAACCTCACACTTCAGCGCGAGGTGGCCCGCCTGGCCGCCGGGCGCGCACCCACGACCCCGTGACCAGGCACCCCGTCTGCCAGTGGTGCGAGCGCCCTCCCGCCGGCACGCCCACATGGTGGGACGGACAGCCACAATGCGAAGACCTCTTCGCCTGCCAACGGCGGGCCGTCGACCAGGACGGGCACAGCGAAGGCGCGGCTGGCACCTGAGCACCAACCGCGCCTTCGACCCTGCCCCGCCCCGCCCCCTGAAAGAGGGTCAGAGAAATGGCGGGAAACCCTGAACCACTTGGCGCGCTGCGATACGCCCAAGCGTTCCAAAAGCTCCCCGCCACGTTCCGGACAGGTTGCGGGAATTCCCTGCTGCAAGACCGAAACCGAACACGCTTCACGGTTTGGTCGGGATTCCCACACATGCCCCGCCCACCCAGGACGCTGCGAAGATCCGCAGGCCAGCGAGGCACCAGCCCAGCATCGTAGGTAAACAGCCGGTTTTCTAGGGACACTTTTCAGCGCTAAAGCCAGCACCCGCCACTAGGCTTTCGGCAGTACCGCATGCCGCATACACCGGGGGAATACCAGCACATGAGCAAGGTTAGTAAGGCAGCCCTTCGTAATCTTCTGACGGAGCGTCGGGCGCTGATCGACCCCACCGGACACGGCTTCCTTCGCCCCACCAAGCAAGGCCGCCGCGCCCCCGGGCTGACACAACACCAGGTCGACGAACTGACCACCCGGTCAGCAGGAACGTACCGGCGCCTCGAATCCGGAACGTACCCGAACCCCCCAGCGGACTACCTGCGTGACGTCGCGACCCTCCTCGGCCTCAACGAGCAGGAATGGACCAGCCTCTGCCGGTACGCGGGCATCGGCGACCCCCCAGGACCCCTCACCTCCGAGTCCGGGAAACAAGTCCCCGGCGTATGGCAGGAAGCCGTCGACGGGATGCTCCACCCTGCCTACGTCACCGACGCATCCTGGGAGCTCATAGCCCACAACCGGGAGTTCGCCCGCCTCTTCCCAGGCGGGCAGGTGCCCCGCAACACCATGCGGTGGATGGTGTTGGAGAAGGGTGGCCGGCGCATGCTCACCGACTGGCATACCGCCTGGGCGCCCCTCGTCCTCCCCCAACTCCGGGCCGCCCTCTCCACCCGGCCCGACGACCCGATCCTCCGCCGACTCGAGCACGACGTCCTCGCCGACCCGGACTGCGCGCCCATCTGGTCCGGGGCGGTCGCCCACATCCACCCTGACGGCGACGAGCGCCCTCTCCTCCACGCCGAGGACGGCCCCGGCTGGGTGACGATGTGCGCGGCGCAGCCGATGACCGCCCCCGGGGCCCGTCTGATCGTGCTGGTCTTCCATGCCGGGGAGTCCCGGGCGCACGCCCGCACCCCCGTTCTCCGCGCCCCCTCCACCTGACGAGCCAGCACCCGCAAGCCGAGGCCACCTGCGCGCACCACCCCCATCGCGCAGGTGGCCTCCTCCATGCCCCAGGCCCGCACCCGAGCAGCCTTCGAACCGCAGCCACCACCCCGCCGGGCACACCCGCACCACCGGCCACAGCAACCACAAACAGACCGCCCGCCCCGTTCCCCACCCCGCTGATCAGGGGCAATACCGGCTGGCACGTGCCATATGTTGTGCAGACCACCGCCGCCCAGGCCTGCCGGAGGATGTCGTGCCCGCCTACATAGCCCAACCCGTCACCGTG